CGTCGTGACTTAATTCTAAGAAAGCTATGGCTTTCTTAGAATTAATGTCAAACGACTATTAGAGTGATAAAACTTAAAAATAAAGAAGCTCAAAAGCTTCTTTATTTTTAAGTTATCACGGTACCCTTATCTAAAGAAATAAACAGCTATAAAAGCATATATGTTAAAATCATATGGTCATTTAAATTATAGAGGTGAACCGCTCGACTTCTTATTAGATGAAATTTTTGAATCAAAAGAAAATGGATTTTTCATAGAATTAGGGGCAAATGATGGATTAAATCAAAGTAATACAGCCCTTTTTGAGTTTTCAAGAGGGTGGAAGGGTATTTTGATAGAGCCTTCGGTCAATGCATTCAATAAGTGCAAGGCGGTGAGACCCAATAGTATATGTCTAAATATGGCATGTGTATCTGATACATATGTTGGTGATTCTATTGAAGGAGACTTCAATGGTAGTATGATGTCTTCTGTGAACGGAATTCGCAGAGGGAACGCTGAACTAGTTAGAGTCCAAGTTTCAACGCTAGAGAAGATTCTTGATTCTCACCAAGTAAAGACGATAGACTTCTTATCACTTGATACAGAGGGATATGAACATGATATTCTGCGCGGTTTAAATCTAAAAAAATATAGACCAAAGTATATATTAATTGAGATATACAGTAAGCAATACTCTGAATTGGTTGCATTCCTAGAAGAAAATAAATATATATTAATGTGTAACCTATCAGGTTACAATCATAAAGATAATGCTTTATGGGATGGTACGCACAATGACTATCTGTTTATTGATGGTGATTAGGACTCGGTCATCTTCGTTCGCTTCGCGAAGCGCTCAATAGCATCCTGCTCAACTGCAGGAATCAGAGACCGCTCCCACGGGTCATCACTCCTCTTCAGAAAGTCGAGGAGGTCAGCAATATCGGCATCTGCGACGGCCCAAGGGCTACTCTCCCATGTTGCCCGCTGCTGCTTAGAACGAGTGCGCTTCGCAATAGGAGAGGGCGGGCTCTTAAGGGTCTTCGCCATCTGCTGCGGAGGCGTCTGGGGCATCTGTACCTGCATCAGCTGATACGTGTGCGCATGAGTGTGCGCCGAGATGTGCGTCTGGCCGCATCCGCAGTAGTGCGTGTTGACGTGAGTGTGGAAGTGAGTGTTCATTTTTGATTGATACATATCATGTGGTGCTCACACCCTTCAATTTTTTTGCGCTTATTTTTATTAGAACCAACATGTTTCTAATAAAAAATATCTCCAGGATCGGAATCGAACCAATGACTTAGGGAGTTTTATTGCTTAGACTCTTTATCTACAATCCCTCGCTCTACCAACTGAGCTACCTAGAGGCATAAGGAGGCCCTCTTCTACCCCCTATTCTTTTATTTATTTTATTCTTTAAGCCACCGGCTTCCAGTCAGGATTCTCCACGAGATAGCAGGCCGCATCCCAGGTGACCTCATCGCATCCGCCTGAGGTATCCTCAAATGTATCAAACGTTCCATCCTCCCGCAGAAACGAACCACTCTCCTTGAGGTAGCAGATAACACGCAGCATGAAGAGCTGCCACTTCATGCTGCCGAGCTTGCCGATGTCTGAGACCTTCGCAGCAGGACACCCCTCATCCTCCGTGTCCCGCAGTGAGTCATAGCACTCATTGAGAATATGCTGCACATTCTCAATGAGCCCGTCATCCAAGGCCTTCTTCCATGCCTTCGTATTCTTCTTCTCCATCTTGGCAATACACTCTTGCATCTCAAGCATGCTGAGAGCGTGCTGAGGCTCAAATGAGCGAATCTGCGCCTCCGTCTCTGCCAGCTTGGCGCGGTGAAACTCGGCAGTTGCGAGAAGAGCCTGCATTGTGTAGTGAGAGCTCATTGTATTGGTAAAAAATAAGGGGAGATATGCTTGTTCAAATTTTTTCTAGTAACCCATCTTCATCTTCTTCACAAAGTACTGACAGTCATAATCATAAAGATTTGCTACCATAGTCCCATCAGCTGAGTCGGCCTTCTCCTTTGAAAAGTTGTTTTCCATATATCCCATGGGCTCTCCATAATCATCACGACCAGCCTCGTAAATCTTCGCTTGTATGAGCGCTACTGCAGCTTCATAGGAACTATAGATAGTAGGCCAAATGAACCTACCGTGATTCTGACAAGCGTCCCCAATCTCGTAGATGATATAGTACTCCATTCTGACTGATACTAAAAAAATATTGTTCTTGGTTTTTTCAATTTTTCCTTTACATCCAGTGAGGCCTCACCACCTTCACGAAATAGCGAAGCCCGCCGTTCTCGATGTTTGCAACCTCAACACCTGTTTCTGTCTTTGCCTGCTTCTTTGATACATTTGTCTCCAGATAGCTTGTAGAGTGAAGCTTCTCGTCGAGAGAGCGCTTGATGATGCGATGCACATTGTTGAGAGCATCCTCAAAGCACGTGGACAAGAGAGGAGCGATGCTAATGTGATTATCCTCATCCAGAATGTAGATGATGCAGTAATCGTAAGATTCGCTCATTTTATTCGGTATCTATCTTTCACCGACGACGACACTTCAATTTTTCACTCTACATCGTTGTAAATATCTCCCTCTTTACGGTACCAGCAAGTGCCGTCTGCAAGCCTGCCGCCACACTGGAGATTTGTCTCATTCTGCGTAACGCGGGCAGAGAGCCATCGCTTTGCATGAATATCGTGACAGAAGGGGTGCGTCGACATCTGCTGCAAGATATGATTGACCAGGCTCTTCATCTCGTTTCGCTGTGCAATACGCGTAATAACCTTCATAGTCTCAGGGCGTGAGAACTCTTCCATCTTTTCCGCGACAATCTGGCGAAACTTAGATGAGTACTGAAGAAGCAAGATGCTGTTCTCAGACTTGAAACAGCGCAGAAACTCAAGACACGCCTCTGTGATAGACATCTGGCTTACCCGACGAACAAAGATGCGGTCAGATATCAGCTTCTCAACAGCCTTCAGCTTAGCTATCATCTTAGGCACGCACGTTAGCATGCGATTTCCGATGATGCGGTCTTTAGGAATCTTCTTAGGAGGCGTACGGTCGCCAGGCGGCGTGAGCATATTCAGATGAATACGGTCCTCCCAGTCCAAGAAGGGCATGATACAGAAACTCAGCACATCTCCAGGAAGCGTGTCAAAGTAGGTGGGGTGGCCGACGCAAGTGTGCAGGATGCAGTCTGAGAGAGGCATTTTGTTCTTGTGAAAGAAGGATGCTTCTATCCTCTTAGAGTGGGTGTTCAATTTTTTAAGTTCATATGGTATGGTCTTGACCAAAAAATAAATAAGTTTTTCTCTTTTATGGTTTGGTTTTTTCTCAGCGGCTGCCACTGTGGTAGTCATTGTCATCACATTGGTAGTACTCACAGGCGCCATCGTCAACATACTCGCCGTGGCAGACATGCTCTTCCTCTTCGCAGCCATACCGCTGTTGCCAGCAGCTGCTGCAGTAGCCGTATGCAGATGTAACCTCTTTCAGAGAGACGCTGCAGCCTGGGCACTCGGCCGGCTCATAGGAGAGGGTCTCATTATTCTCATACCAGCGCAGTAACTTCTTGCCCAGGTCATAGGCCTGCTGGAGAGTAGGAGGCTCACCCAACTCACCGAGATACCAGGCGCGGGCAGCATTATAGCCCTCATCGTGCTCGGCATAGCACTCACCGAGATAGAAGCGCTCTGCTAGGTCACGGAGAGCATCCATCTTCTTGCATGCAGCACAGCGTCCACCTGCAACAGGTGCCTCGTTCTCGCAGACCAGCTCGCGACAGAAGAACTTGTGAGTTGAGGTCATTTTAGCAGGGAGAGATACTTCTTCTGCGGCGGTGGCTCACTTCAATTTTTTACAAAAGAAAATATTCTTTTTGTTAGTTCCTCTTTATATGTTTTATAAGCAGCCATCAAGATGGAGGCTACTCGTTAGGCAGCAGGCCGAGTTCTACGAGACGCGCGATAGCGGCCGGCTTCAGCCCTGCTGCGCGCAGCTCTACGTCTGTCGTTGTGAGAAGCCTTGTCACAGCGCCATCCTTCAGGCTACCATCGCTGTGGATGGTATTTTTAGTGCAGAGGAAGTCGTACACATTCGTGTTCGCCTCGTCTAGCACGAAAGCCTTGATAGTGGCCTTCTCTACAGCAGCGAGCATCTCCTCTGTAGAGAACCTCTCGCCATTGGCTAGCCGCGTCTCGATGTCGCCAGGAAGAGGCTGGTCGTCGAGATAGGCAGCCAGAACTGTCTTGCCTGCCTTAGAGCAGCGGGCCGCGGCAGCCTCGTAGGCGGCCTCTAGCTCCTCCACATGCGCAGGCATGGGCACGTCTGGGTTAGACGGGTCGCTCTCCCAGATGGGGCGCACAGCAGCGTACCATGCTGTGCCTGCAGCGTAGGCTGCATCTACGTTAGCGGCGTCCTTGCTAAGAGTCAGAGACATCTTGCGAGAGTGGTATAGAGCTATTGAGTTCTATACCGTACTAACAGCACGGGATAGAACGCGGTTCAATTTTTTTATGCAGTATACCGTGATAACTTAAAAATAAAGAAGCTCAAAAGCTTCTTTATTTTTAAGTTTTATCACTCTAATAGTCGTTGGACATTCATTCTAAGAAAGCCATAGCTTTCTTAGAATTAAGTCACGACGTTACAAAAAAAATTTTTGTATGTTTTTTGGTGTTTTGTGTGTTTTTTCTTTTTGTTTTTCTTTTGATTCTGTTTATTTACTCGTCCTCCAGGTCCGCAGGCTTGGGGAACTTCTTGTTGATGGTCTTGCCATCATAGCGGCCAACCCACTCGTACTTCTCGTCGAGGATGTCGCCGCGGCAGTTGCGCAGGTAGTTGCGCTTGTCGATGATGACAGGTGCGAACTCCGTGATGTCGCCCTCCTCGACAGGCGGGGGAGGCGGCGGCGCTGCAACCTTCACCTTCGACACCTTGACGGCAGGCGCGGCAGGCTTGGGCTCGGCGACAGCAGGCGAGGCGGGCGCAGAGTCAGCGGCCTTGGCCGCCTTCTTGGCCTCGCGCTTCTCCTTCGCAGCCGCCTTCGCCTCGTCGCTCCACTTGCGCTTGGGCTTCTCGGCGGCGGCGGCAGGCGCGTCCTCCGAGTCGCTGCCAGCCTCAGACGAGGCCTTGCTAGCGCGGGCGGCGGCGGCGGCAGACTGCTCAGGCGGCGTCCAGCTCTTGAAGCCAGCCAGCAGGTCCTCGTCGTCGATGCTGTCGTAGTCGGGCACCTGCTTGCCGTTCTCCTCAACAGTCGGCAGCTTGCCCTTGACGTCCTTGCAGTACTGCTGGCCGATGAAGCCCTTGAGCTCACAGCCGCCTGCCAGCAGGACCTCGCGCACGTGCTGCGTGAACTTAATCCAGCTGTTGGGCTCCTTCTTGGGCGCGTTGGGGTCGCGTTCCTTCTTCGCCTTCTTCACCTTCTTGCTGACAGCGGCGTCAATCTTGACGCCGCTCTTAGCAGCCATCGCCAGCAAGGCGGGAAGCTCGGAAGACGGGAGGCAGAGGGAAACGGTCACGAAAGAGGCCATTTTGGGAGTGTTTCAAGATACTTTGATTTTGAAACGTGATTACCCTATCGGCCAAAACCCCATTCAATTTTTTTTCTAAATTGAATGGACCTATAGAAATTGATTCCTCCTATACGCCTATATAGTCAATTTTTAACCCCCTATTCAATTTTGGTTAAAAATTGAATGGCTTATTTTTGTTAGAGGACAGTATGTTTCAAAGCAATAAAATACTCTGAAACAACCCAAAATGACCCTCGCCTACATCAACCAGAAGTGGTGGATTCCTAAGGACGACGAGCGCCCGTGCCCCGCCCAGTGCGACCCTGCCTACGCTATGGAGGATGGCTACTGGAGCTGCGGCTGCGGCTGCTGGGAACTGGTCGACAAGGCCCCCAAGAACCTTCTGCCGCGCAGCAAGGAGTGGCTGTTTGGGACGTCGTGGGAGGATATCCTCGCGCCCTTTGCCGCCTACAGCGGCCAGCGGCTGTGGGGCGACGTCTGGCAGGACGAGGAGGACGCCGCCACGGCCCGCCTGTCAGCCGACGAGCGCCGCGCACGCCAGGCTGACGCCGCCGCAGCAGCCGCCGCCCTTGCCGACAAAATGGCTCGCGGCGCCGCCCTGGAGGAGATTAACAGGGCAAAGAGCATGGTGTGCAGCCGCGACGGCAAGCTGCGCGTCCCGCTCAAGATGCGCAAGTGCCGCGATGCCCTGGCCAAGGCCTGCATCGACAAGAAGGGCCGCCGCTGGGAAGCTGGCTGCGAACTGCACCGCAACGGCTGCTGCGAGTTCGTGCACCCTGACCAGCCCGAGTGGGAGCAGCTGGTGCAGGGGCCGCCCGCTGGCGCTGACCGCTTCGCAGCGCTCAAGAGCAACCCGCAGCCCAAGCGCTGGTAAATAAACAAAATAAAATACAAAAAACACCAAAACCCATAAAAACCCATAAAAATTTTTTTTTGTAAATATAAAGCATACCTTTATATTTATGGTAGATGGAGGTAAAGCCAAATCCTACGCTAGTCGCTTCTAGTTTAGCGCTGGCTTTACCAGGTCTATGCTTTGTTGCTAGAGAAGAATATACTCAAGCGTCAATCTCTTTTTTTGTGCAGCTTTTTTTCTATTTTATGGCATTCTACAAAGCCAAAATATAACTGCATACTGATTGCGGATATGATTATGGCAAACTCAACTGCGCTATTGGCAGTTCATACAGCGGCACGCGGTTCTATGCTTTCATTAATACCTGTTTCTATGTTTGTAGGCAGCGGTGTAGTTTTATACTATTATGGGCAACGCGATAAGTCTTTGATTTGGAGTAGCGATTCTGTGATATCAACACGCTGGCATAGTGCTCTTCATATTGGAAATGGCATATTAGGAGTATGGCTGGTTTTCTTAATAAAGTAGTTTATTACCTATTACTGCAAAAAAAATTTGAACGACTCCTTCCTAGATATAGAAAGTACGCATCTAAGCAATCACAGCAAAGATGTCTTTCCAGCTACTCTCTCTCGATGACGCGAAGGAGCTGACGAACGCCTGGAACCAGCGAGAGGCTGCGCTGGTTGAGAAGACAGTGGTGAGGGACTTCATCTGCGAGATGGTAGAGATGGCCATCGAGAAGGACCTCAAGAGCAAACTACTCGAGGCTGTGAAGCACGCGACGTCCAAGGAGGACCTCTGGGTGACAGCAGGCATCTGCTACGACCCTAGCCACCGCTTCACCTTGCCCAACAGAAACAAGTGGCTCAGCATCAAGCAGCTCATCTACCGCACAGATGCGCTGTCTCAGCTTGCTAGACAGCTGGGCCCTGGCATCCTTGTCAGGCCGCTGTACAAGGATGGCCTCATCTTCTTCAAGTACGAGTTCTGGCCTTCTACTGTATAAACCTACAAAGAGATTACTTATGACTTATTACATATTAATTACTTTTTTTGTAAAAAATTGAAACCGCTATCTGCCACTTAATACATAAGGCAAATAGCAATAACAGCCAAAATGCCTATCAAGGTAAAGCAAGCTGATGGCTCTGTGCTTCTGGTCTCGCTCATCTCTAAGCTAGCGACGCTGCAGGTCAGCGAGAAGGAACCTGAGAAGGCACCTGAAGAGTTGCCCATGTGCAAAGACTGTGGCGAGCGAAAAGTCACAGGCAAGGGGATGATGTACTGTGAGCCCTGTAAGTAATAAGTAATAAAGACAAAAAATTGAAAAAAAGTTTTTTCTTGTAGAAAGCTATCATGTCGTCCTATTTCAGCGTAGAGTCACACGAGGAAGAGGAACGCTATAAGCGTGAAGCTTTCACAGTCGTTGCATGTAAGAGCTGTGGTATCTCCATTGAGGGTGACCACTTTGACGGCTGTACAAAGATGCCTCCTCGCCTCATCACCGCTGCAGAGGTACTTGAGGAGCGCAAGGCTCTTCGCAGTGAGCTCAGCTCTGTTCCCCATGGAACTGGTCGTGGCTGGAGCAGCTACTTCTGGGTTTCCTGCGATTGCCCTAACTGCCGCGACAACTATGACCCTACTGGAGAGGAGTGTGCAAAGTATCTGAACATGGACTCCACTTCCTTCTTCCGCGGACAGAGTGAGGCTCCCAGCTTTGCATTCTCTAAGATTGCCAAGGAGTCTTTCCTGGCCTACGCTACGCCAGGTTTCTATCTTAAGGAGACTAGACTCACTGTGGATGAGTTACTCACACAGTTGACACCCTCTACATCTACCATCCTGCGCATTGGAGAGGATGGTACATGGGATGAGTTCATCCTAAATGGAAATGCATGGAAGCGGCGAACCTATAAGAAGGGTCGCAGCGTCTACTACAAGGAGGAGGAGAATCCGTCCATTCCCTCTGGTGAGTTGGTGCAGAGGCTTCACGAACTCTAAAAAATTTGAACGGCTTACTTACTTATTTATTTTTCACCAAATAGAATGGCAACAACTCCCGTTCATCCCACTGAAGCTGATATTATGAATATCAGAGCGGCATATAATCTCGCACCTCTTAACAAGCTGTGGAAGAGTGTTATCATGCAGCTCAGCGTTATGTGTGAGAGTACAGATGATGAGACGGTCGCCGATTTGCTAGACGTTATTAATACGTCATTAAAACCTGGTGCTAGCCACCACCGCTGGGGAGATTACCTGGCAATCTTCTGCAAACTGCTGGATACAGATATTGAGCGTGTTTCCAAAGAAAAACCTCGCTCTCTTGATGAAGCATGGATGGCAGAGCAGGAGATTGACGCACTAGAAACCCTCAAGGAATCAGCGATGGCGTGGTCCAAGGTCTACTCCGCTCGCTACCCCTTGCGCATCAGCTAAGACACTCAATATCTTTAGCAGTAAAGGTAATATATTGCGGCGATGGGTCGGTAAAGACGCCGATTAAAATCCCACGAGTATCCTCCTCCTTCTGCACCCAAACACGAGCGCCTGACTTTAGTAGATAAATCATCTCTTTTCTCGATTTTGTTGTTTCCACTGGATTCAAATTTTACCGTGGTAAAATTGAAAAAAGAAAAAACTTTATTTTTTTGCAAAGATGGTACCTCTTGAGACGATTCACCCTATTGATAGGCTAAAGCTTATCCAAGAGCTTTCCAATACAAATGGCGACCCGCTTATTTCAAATCTCATTGAGGCGCTATTGACTATCATTGATGGGCTACACAACCGCATCTGTGAGTTAGAAGAGGCGCGGGAGCCGCGATGCGAGATGTGTGATAAGCCTGCACCCTATGGGTCAGTATATTGCTCATCTGTATGCTATTATGCTGCATCTGACCAAGACCCATGGAGCTCATAAAAAATTGAAGTAAGAGGCGCCTATAAAAAGGCTATCTAGAAAAGCAAAAATGCCTATCAAGATAGTTGCCCTTCTAAAAAGGACATGCTATGGCTGTGGCTCTTTCTGCGAACCGCTCTACTACGAAGAGGATGCATTCACACCATGGTGCAGCGAATGCTTCATGACGCCCGAACGTCTGGAGACTGTGAAGGCGGCCATGCCTTTCTGCCAACCTCCTAAAAAGCCCTCCAAGATTCGCATTGTCCCTGTGCTAAAGAAGAAGGTGAAGTGCCGCGTCGTGCCGTTTATTGCGTTTGCTTCTTCATAATAACAAAACCAGTCTGATTCGGGTTGTAAGGAATATTGCAGAGTTCGCATCCTCCAGCCTGAATATTCGTATCACCTCTCTGAACGCTCGCCTGACGCAGTGATAAGCCCCTATAACTTACAGAGTGAAATGTACCTATCTGAGCCAGCCTATTTATAAAGAGGTCAACGTGTCCGTCGATAGGAAATGCATTTTCTAATAGAGTTTTGACACCACGCTTGAAAAGCACGTATCCTGTGAACGGCATGATATCGTCATACGCCCATCCATTTGTATACATGGTATTAGGTACTCCAAGCGCAAACTTCAGCGAATCTGGGTGAGGTGAGCTCAGATTCCACAAGTCAGGCGGCGGTGACACATTAAGCTGCATGGATTTCATACCAGCATCGAAAAGTTTGATAAAATTATCAGGAACAAGAGCATCGTCCTCAAATATTAAACAATATTCCTCGCCAGTCTCCATAAACTTCTTCCAAACGGAAGCGTGGCTAAGGTAACAACCAATGCCACCAGCAGTATCTAAGTCCTCGTGGTCCCTGCGTCTATGCAACATGATATTGCGCTTTGTGCGAACGGAGATTCTATTATCATTCTTAATATCAAGAGTGCTTCCATCAACACCTTCAAAGCGCTGAAACTTGGTCACTTTTGTAATCTCTTTTATTGCGGGCTGATTCACAAAGCGTTGCCACCTATCGGGTCTCTTTTTAAGATTAATACAATATACATTAATATTTTGCATCCTAACAAAGATGCCGTAAATAAAATTGGCGGTTGTATTCTGAAGAAATTAGTATGTCTCTTAGAAAGGACTCATGTAAAGAATGCTGGCTGCCGCCGCTTCCAAACTCGCAAGTCTGCAGAAAGCACGTGCCCCCCGTCTACAATGAGATGAAATGGGTTCTTTATCATAGACCTTCTCAGCATTGCCGCTTATTTCGCTCCATCATTCTCAATGATGAGTATACTGGTTCAGTTGTGCCTGAGAATTGTTTCCAGTGTTGTAATTTCTTAATTACACAAGAGAAATGGGCGCCTCTTATGATAACCCATATCAAGCAAAAAACATATATGAAGCTCTCTGAACTCTTCTTTCTATCGGCTGAGAAGAGGGATGACCTTCTAGACTATGTGTGCAATCTTCTTGCAATTGTCGCCGATGATAGTACAACATGCAAAAAGATTATAAGCTCCCTTCTCCGAGTATTCAGTGGCAAAGAAAAGTGGATTCTAGAAGAGCTGATACAAAGGCCTACCGCCTATCACCTGCTTCTCAAGAAACCTCTTGTCATACCTGAGTACTTGAATGAAGATATATATGGCTTCTTTGAGACACTAGAGGATTGGTGGGCCTTCTGGGAAAAAATGCCCTCTGCCACATTGAGGCGGATTCAATTCAGGTGTCTTGTCATTAAAGAAGAGCTTCTTGCTAAAACATGGCACCCTGACCGTGTTATCAAGTGGTGCTTTGATAACGATTCGTCGCAAATCCTCTCAAATTAGTGACAAGAAGGCATTCACATCCTTGTTGCATGACATATTCCGCATCTCGGACTCAGTGAACCAGCCACCCTCATTAATCTCATTAGGATTTCTAGGGACAATGGTGTACTCCTCCTCTACCGAATAGACGAAGTAGCCACCACCATCCCGCGAGAACTTCCTGTAGCCCAGATGAGTAAACTTCTCAAGAACTATACTTGTCTCTTCAAAGAGTTCACGAAATGCACAAATCTGTGCCGTCTCTGAACCTTCCATGTGCCCCTTTGGAAACGACCATTTCTTCGTCTCGGTGCCCTGAACAAGAAGAATCTTGTTATTGGGTGATACACAAATACATCCGTAAACCTTGTAATGTCTAGGCTTATAGCACTGAAACGCCGACGGAAAATTTGCTAGCTTGTTTGTCATTTTAGAACTTCAAGGGTGGCGTTGACCCACTCAATTTTAACGGCGGTTTTAGTACTTAAGTTTAAATGAACATGGCCAAGCAGATGGATTGGATTGCTCCTCAATTAACAGGCGGCATAGGAAATCGTCTATTCCAATTCGCCGCCGCATGTGGCCTTTCTGAAAAGTGGAATCGACCCGTCGTCTTCTTTCTGCCTCGATGCGGCCCTACAGACCACGGCCCTTTTGAGAACATCTTCAAGCTCCTTCCGCACGTTCCAAAAGTGGATTCAGCCTCAAACTGGGATGTCTTAGTGGAGCCTCATAGAGGCATGTACACTTACTATCCCTTCCCCGAAGCTGCTCCTGCCCCAGGATGTTTCACAGTCCAAGGCTGGAGGCAGAGTGAAAAATATTTCCCAAAGGACGGTATCCATTTAGATTTTGAGAATGCACTTGGAACTGACGCAGCCGCAAAGCTCAAGCAGCAAATCACCGACCCAATGACAACATGGTTTATCCACGTGAGGCTCGGAGATTACAAGTTGCTACCGCATCACCAGGTAAATCTGACACGGTACTACGCCAAGTGCATTTTCCAGATACCGAGGGGGTCAACGCTCATCTTGTTAAGCGACGAGGTCGCCGCATGTCAAGAGGGACTCAGAGAAATGGCTACGAATCAAGGGCTGAATTTTGCAACCTGCGATTCTGCCGACGAGCTTGTTTCACTCTATCTTATGTCACTCTGCAAGGGAGGAGCCATTACAGCAAATAGCACATTCAGTTGGTGGGGCGCCTATTGCGCTCACCAAGAGGCTTCACCAGGCTTCAAGGCATTCTATCCATCCAACTGGGGCAACGGAATGCCGACGCCGACCGACGTGGTGCCGTCCTTTGGAACACGGATTGACGTATAAATTTGAAGCCCCTTTTTTACTGCTGTTTTTACACCGCAACCGCAAATACCATGTCACTAAAGCCTTTGTGGGATGGCTTCAAGTATGAGCCGCACCAGCTTGCAGGTATCAATTGGATGTTGGAGCGCGAAGCCGCCACATCTCATCAGGGAGGAATCCTCTGTGATGAGATGGGACTCGGTAAGACAATCCAGATGATTGGACTCATGCGCGCGTCGCCGAAGAAGATGAATCTCTTTCTCGGCCCGCTGCCCGTCCTTGAGCAGTGGCGCGTGGCGGCGACGCGGGCTGGACTCAATTGCTGGATGGCAAAGGGAGACCGCTGGGAGCCGCCCACGCACCTCAAGCTCAGCGCACCTAACCTCTTCCTCATCAATTATGAGGCGGCGACGAGGCGGCCTGAGATGACGAAGGAGCGCGCATGGGACCGCATTATCTGTGACGAGGCGCACCGCCTTGCCAACGAGGGGGTGTCATACCGCCTCGTCGCAGATGTTCCGTGCCTCATCCACTGGTTTCTGACTGCCACGCCTATCGTCAACAAGAAGCACGACATCGTCGCGCTCTTCAAGCTCCTAGAGGTGCCTTATGGTGATGAGAAGCTGCCCATCTATGTGATGGCGCGCACGATGGAGCAGCTGCGAGCCTCTATGCCCCACCTTCCGAAGGCCCCGATTGAGAAGACGCACGTTCTCGACTTTACGAGCGATGAGGAGGGTGATTTCTACAAGGGAATCCAGGGACAGCTTGTTCGCAGGTGGAAGGCCATGAAGGCTGACGGCGACGCGAATGCTCTTGACAAGCTCCGCCTCATCATGCGCCTTCGCCAGATTAGCCTCCATCCGCAGGTCTATATCGAGAGCAAGCGCAACGAGGCAGGCCCCATCCTCTACAACCGCCCAGACTGGATTGACCCCAGCACGAAGTTTCAGGGTATTCGCGACCTCATTGAGAAGGACTGTGAGCCCAAGAAGTGGATTATCTTCTGTCACTTTCACAAGGAGATGGAACTTCTTCAAGAGTTCCTCTCCTTCAGCGACTCTATCAAGAGCACGTGGCTCTACAGTGGTAAGCTGACCGCGGTACAGCGGACGGCCGTGCTGAAGAAGACGGAGGAGCCGTGTGATGGCGGCCACGAAATCCTTCTCATCCAGCTCCAGTCTGGAGGTGTTGGCCTCAACCTGCAGCACTTTCAGAACATTATCTTCTCAGGTCCTTGGTGGACGGCGGCTCTGATGGAGCAGGCGGTGGGGCGGGCGGTTCGCATCGGCCAGAAGAACCAGGTGACAGTGCACCACATGGTTCTAAAAGAGGAGGCGGGTCTTAACATTGATAGGCATATGCAGAGCAGGGCCGAGGCCAAGGGTAAGATGTGTAGGGAGGTTCTGGCCGCAGCAAATCATTCCATCTAATAGAATGTCGTCCATGCAAAAAGTATTTCTTGGCGCCACGACGAGCGGTGTGGTCATTGCAACAGTGATTGCAGTTACCGCCGCATTTGTAGGTTTTTCTATGTGGAATGATGCGAATACGCTGCCTGTTGTCTCCGAGGGATTCGGCGGTGTCGCTGTCGGCTCTGGAAACCCTGACTGCCTCCGCACGAGCTCAGAGGGTTCGCAGATAGCTGATTTTTTCCAGGGCCGTGAGTCAAAGGCTGAAGAGGGTGCTGATGACCTCCGCGAACTCCTCCTGGTTCTGAGCAAGCTTGCCTGCTTCAAGAAGGATTTAATGGGTGCTGCTGGAGTTGTTGAGAGCACCCGGTATCAGCCGTTCGCCACAGCCCACGACATTGAAGCGGTGGCGGAAACTACGGCTCGCTGCTTTGCAAAGACGATTCCGCCGCGTGACCTGGATATCATCTTTGAGAAGTGGGAGGAGCGTGGCAAGAAGCTGCTTCGGCGTTTGTGCACGGCATATGATGTCTCTCAAAAGGACCACAAGATGCTTCTCGGCAAGTTTAACGCCATGCTGGATGACGTGAAGGACGTTGCGAAGAAGGTGTGCTTCGTCGGCGAGGCCATCATCAATGGAAAGGGTCAGGGTCGCACCACATCTGGATATGAGCCGCCTTCGCTCATTGACTTAGGTGAGTATAAGGGACGGTATTAAGAATCTTACTGAAATAACCGCTTATGCGGTACCTTCACTACCTTTGCACGGACAGCTGCAAGCTTCGTCTCAGTCTCCTCCAGAAGCTTCTTATTATCGCCCTTCTTGAGTTCATCCACCTTGAACGCTAGAACGTAGAGTTCCAGCTCATCCTCAGAGGGTGTTGCCTCGCGTAGAATTGTCTCTATAAACCCATTGAAAATCTGCATCTTTTTCTCATAATATACACGCTCACCTGTCGTCAGAGTCGTGGCAAGCTTCTCTTGTAGCTTTCCACGAAGCTGTATTACTTCCTCCATTCTACTGTAGGCTCTGTATTGGCTTTAGGCTGCGCATTTATATATATTATTAACTTTCTTACACTTTAGAGTTCCACTGCAATATCCATTAGGATGATTATTATCACATGGTCCGATACATCTATATGAACCATCAACATTCATACACTTTTCCTGCTGCGATGTACAGGCTCCATTTGTAGTACCACCGCAGGGAATAGGATTGCATGTACCCTTAAAAGTTCCAGGGTCTTGGGTGCATTGTTGACCAGATGGACAACTAATTAAAGGTCCCCTGTATGAGTACTTATTGCATGTCGCAGAGGCAAATCCTTCATAGTTTCTTGTCATATCCCATACAAATTTGTGCGTAAAATGATAAACAAGAGCAAAAATAACCGCGTGCGTTAAGGCGACTGTAATTTTCTTACCACCGCGGGGTATTACAAATAGAACACCGGGCGTAAAAACAACGAAAAGAAAAACAACAAAAAGACTCATCAACCAGTTCATTCTTATATTCTATTATATTATATTCTAGTAAAGAGTCTAAACAGTAGTATCTTCTCTAGTGTAAATATGGAGCATGTATATGTAAATATAGATACTCCCACCAATCGTGAAACGTTATTCTCAAGAAGATATCAAATTCTTCTTGGGATTACCGGTATTGTATGTATCTCATCGCTGCTCTTTTATTTTGTTGAATTTATAAGAGCCTGTATGAAGAATCCGTATCTCTAAGGGCGGATGAGCGCGACGAAAATCATGAGTCCAACAATCTGCCAGAAGCTCTTCGCAGGCTTGGCAATCGTGAACAGCTCAACCACAACCGAGTTCCACAGCAGCTTGCCAACAAAACCGAGGATAACCAGGGCAAACAGGAAAGCAAAAAAGACCGCCAGAAACTCAACATACGCATCGCGCTTTCTATCCGCATCCTTTCCATTCGTCATACCCTCAATCGCAGCCGTGAATCCCTGAACTAACATTTCTAGTAATAGAGAGGGAATTAGTTCTCGTAGAGGATGCTCTCACGAACCGTCGCCGTCCTGTTATCACTAATAAACTTCATTGCAGTCGTAGCAGCCTCCTCTGACTTCAGGTGAGTTGACAGGAGACCCTGGAGATTCTTAGGCGTAAGACCCATCTTTGAAGAAGAACGACGATACAGAATGCGACCGCCACTCTCCTTCAGGTCAAGCGCACCGAGATTGTGCTTCTTCATAATCCGGAGAATCATCTCCTCAAGAGCCTTCATGCGCTTCGTCTTCTCACGCACCTGCTCCTTCAGAACACTCGTCTCCTTGTTCAGGTCCCGCCACGTCTTGATAATCTGCGAAAGATTCGCAAGTTCCTGCTGCTCTGATATCTGTGTCGACACCTCCATCGTATTTCCTCCTTCTGTCGGCCGAACTTCTAGCTGCTTCTGGGCGTTCATTCTATAAAGAAGATGTGCTTGAGCTTAAGGCTCTCTTTTATTCTAAAATAGTCATGAAGAGATATATTTATATACATATTTGCTGTATTAATAACTGGAAAGACATCGTTGGGGACCTTGTGAATAAAATAAAAGACAGTGGTTTATATGAAAAAATAGATGAGATACGGTGCTGTTTCCTAGGAGACTTTACTACTGACTTTTTTGGCGGCGACCCTAAAATTCATGTAAGAGGGAACTCTAGTGACCTATCTCTCCATGAAAAATTCACGATTGATTTGTTACGAGAGGATGCTATCAATGAACCACACTTTCAAGTATTATATATGCACTCAAAGGGCGTTTCAAATCAATATGTCACAAATCTTAAGAAGGCTGGCTACATAAAAGACTGGGTAAACTACATGTGCTATTTTTTGATATACAAACATGAGTTAGCTTTTAAAACATTAGAGGGAGCTGATACGGTCGGTGTAAATCTGCAGTTAATTCCGCCGATAAAACCGCATTATTCAGGAAACTTCTGGTGGGCAAACTCGGACTATATCAAAAAACTAGAGGTGTGTCCTGGAACTTACTATAATGCTCCAGAAAGTTGGTTGACAGAATCTTTCTCAGGCATCTATGAATGTCTCTGGGATTCAGAGATTAATCATTATGAAGCATCTTATCCTGCGACCGAGTATTCTTAGTATGAAAGTTCATAGACGGCCATAAAGTACCATCAGACGCCTTGAAATAGTTTGAAATGTAAAACCCATGACGCCTGTACCATGCATGAACAAACTCATTCGCGGGGATTAGACTGAGACTCTTATTCAGTTTTGCGCAGTTCTTCAGAAGTGCGTTTAGAAGAACTGTGCCTAGCTTCTTATACTGATACATAGGATGAATTGCAATATACTTTAGCTTTCGCGAGTAAGCTAAAATAAGCGCGAACCCCATCAAGTCACCCTCTTCAGTAAAGATACCCAGACTCTCCTGCTTACTTCGCCACCGCCAAATCCAATTAAATTCGCGCCACTCTCCACTGTCAAAGACTTCATAAAAGGTATCCTTGACTGACTTGACATCCAAGCAGTTTAGAGGACGAATGGTATACATGACGTGCGATTGAATGGGAATTTCTAGCCTTCAAATTTACCGAGGTCGCAGGTCTAAATGCGACTCTATGAATCCTACTAATGGAGCTGGACGACTTCGCAGTTGATAATATATTTGATGAACTTTATTATGAGATAGAATCCTATAAGACAAAGTCAAAGGAATATCTGGCACTATGGAGAGGAAAGTATGAAGTCTTTGTCTATGACATTCTAAAGCAGCGATATGGTAATTTCTTGAACGAGTTCTGGAAGACCTACACGGTTCCTTTGAAGTCTGACCGCGCATTTGTCCTTGTTGAGCGCCGCTGCCATCCTAATCTCTGGTTTCTTCTTCGCAATATCGCCTATTTTGGCCAGGGCTGGTCAATTTACCTCTTCTGCTCAAAGCAGAACAGGGACTATTGTGCAAGCCTTATTCGTGGGAAGAATATCCATCTGATTACTGTATTTGATGAGGTGGTTGATTCGCGCACTGGAATCTTAGAATACAATGAACTACTCAAGAAACGCTCCTTTTGGGAACAGATAGATGCGGAACACCTCTGCATCTTTGAGATGGATTGCTATCTGCGAAAGCCAATCACTTCTGAACTGCTTGCGTATGATTATGTTGGAACCCCTTGGGGGTGGGACCTGAAGTCACCTGGCGGCTCAGGTCTAACACTGAGAAAGAAGAGTGTCATGCTTACTATCTGTGATAAAGTGGAGCCAGGTACGCTTATGCAGGACTGTTTTGCGGAGAAGGGTGTAAGAGAACTGGGATATGAATTTATGCACCCGATAGAGGCAAAAAACGTATTTGTAGAGTCTTATATTACAGATGACCCTGTAGGTGTTCACCAATGGTGGACATTCTTCTTCAACTATTATCTGCAGAATCTTGATAGAGCAGTTGTTCGCAAACTTTTAACGTTTCAGATTTGACTCACACTGCACAGCATTCCAATAGATATCCTTTAGAAGCTTGTCTTTTCTAGGCGGGGCTATAGCTCGTTTTTGTATGCGTGAATTCTTATAAAAGACGATGTCTGTGCCTGTATACAGAATATATGCCACGATGAACGGTTTTGCAAGGTCTCGTAAAAATCCAACCGTATCCTCATCGCATATAATGATTTCATACAAAAAAAGGGCGAAATCCATATTCAATGATTTGATATCTCCGCCTGTTTCCTTTGTATGTCTTTGCAGATATAGATTATTCAAACTGTTTACCACCGAATTGTTGTCAATGGGGCACATAACATAAATACGGAAACACGGCATTCTTAGCTATTTATTAGTTTCAAGTTTTAGATACTTTCTAAAGGTTAAGTATGTTGGCACTTCTTTTACTAAGTCTATGGAATATAGATGCATACGAAGGAGCCGGTGTCCATCTTGTCGATAACAATCAAGTGTTAATGGTCCAAGGTGCACGGTCTGGAAAATGGGGCTTTCCGAAAGGCCACCGTGAAGAGTTTGATATTGACTGGCTTCAAACGGCAAATCGTGAAATCAAAGAGGAGACAGGATATGTAAAGGGCATAAACTATGAAATATGCGATGATATACCCAGACATTGGGGGACGCGTATCTACTGGTCTGCGCGAGTCCTTCAGCATCGTGATATCATTATTAATAGGACCGAGCATAGAGATGTGAAATGGATTCCTATTGAAGAGGTTGGCTCTATGAAAGTTACACGCGATGTTGAAGAGTGGTATTTGGATGGAATGCCAGTGCAGTGTTCTTAGACTGCGGGCACCGCCAGTTCAGCCCAGTTAGAAACTAAGTCACACCATTCAGTAAATCCATTCTTTCTAGCCCATGTGGCCTCTCTTAGTAATCCAGTTCTTGTAATTTCAAATGTACCAGTCTTTAACGACTTTTTCCAGTATTGCCATATAAATGTAGAGGTTGAATTACCTGTTTCTATATCTGTTATCTTATAAGCTTCAGCCAGTATCTGCAACTCATCTTTACTTATCCTAAATACTCTCTTTGGTGTTGTCATTTTTGTATAATCTTACTTACTTAACATCTACGTTCATTTTTTTCCCTTTAAAAACGAGATAAAATTGGCGTGGTGCGGTGCACTTCCATGTGTAACGATGGAGCCAATCGAAGAGGGTCGCTTCTTTCTTGAAACAGTCTGGTTAAAAATAGCCATGGAAGTCATTGAAACTGCCATCCATGTCTATCAGTTAGATGCGGAGAAGGCCGCTGCTCTCCGTGAAGTCTTTTGCCAACCTTCTCTTTATTCGGTTGCATTGGATACTTAGTCAACCAAAATAAAGACGAACACGGTCCTTGACCGAACCGCGGCAAATATAACAGTTTGTTAACTGTTTTTTAATGCATGTTCCACAGTATGTGTGCCCGCACGGAGTAATCACATACTGGATTTGGTCTTCAAAGCAGATATTGCAGAGGGGTTCCGTCATCGCCGAATCTGCAAAACGGCGGAAGCTAATAATGTCCTTTAGAACGATAAATTTTCTATATGCTTCTATTAAACTCTTATATGCATCTTCTATCTTATTATTATCAAAGATGTCTTTCAAATAGAGTTCCGTTGCTTCGGCCAGAGGTGCATAATGCTCAGTCTTTTCAAGTTCGGAGAGGATGACTATACGCGCATGTATCTTATCATATACCTCCAGTTTGCTCTGTAAGAGTATATCCTGGCGAACAATCTCTTCACCTGCTTCACGGAAGATATCAAATAGATACCGACCTGACTCATGGAAACCCTTCAATGTGTGTGGCTGAAACTGCTGTAATCCCTGTTCAATAGATGAATAGATATCAACGCCCGATGCATCTAGTGCAGTATCACAAAGAGTTAGATGGGATGCGCTAAAGTTTTCACGGGAAAATTTGCGGATAAGAGTCTCAGCGGGTCCGAGACTAGGATGCTTTATAAGAGGCTTTGTGATAAATTCTAGTAAATCATTGGCTCTAGTTGATAAAAATTCTCGGAGACGGCGTCTCCATTGAGATGACGGCATAACCTGGGTATGTGTCTTCTGACGTACCTCATAGACATGCCGTGAAACAACATTATTTACAGTCTGTGTTAGGGATATGTCGTAGAATGCATTAAGCGGCCGTTCATCTTCTGCATCTGCAAAATCTACTGGTGCATATGAATTATCATTCATCTACACTATGCGAATGTATCTTACTCATATAATGCCCGCGCTCTCTTCAGGCTCGTCGTGATAGGAGCCTCTTCGGGGTCTGGAAGAATCGTCGCAACTACACGGTCTTCGTTTGCAGATGAGATTGACTGGAACTTCAAAACACCGCCCTTCATCTTGCGTGTTCTCTGTGCACGGTGTTTACGAGTTACCCTACGCGTTTTCTTTGACCTCTTTACCATACTACTTAGAGGGGTGAAGAATAAGACGGTACCCCAACTCCTTTGCAATTTCCTCTAAGATAATAATATTCTGTTTTGGTCGCCCAGATGGTGAGTGACCAAAGGATGAAATGATTGCACGAATACAGTGCGGCGTATTGACAACATCAAGAACTGGCTTATACTGCTTAGGCTGAAAGGGCGGAAGAGGAATAGATTCATATGAAGGAACTGTGAGTTCGCACTGCATTGTCCGATGACCGTACTGGCTGCATGATGCGCAATATAGATTCTTCTTGAGAGGACAGCTTAACGGTTCGTGTGGCAGGCACAACGAGTTGCTGCAATAATCGCACATTATGGTAAGGAACCGCATGAGCGCAAACGACGTCCAATTTTTTTTCGCAATGCGCGACCAAATCAAACTTTATCATTGGCAAACTGGCCTTTATTCTCGGCACAAGGCGACCGACGATGTATTGAAGGCGCTTGATGAGAGTATTGATAAGTATGTCGAGGTCTACATGGGGAAGTACGGGAGACCGAAGATGAGTTCCCGGAATAATACAATTGTAGTGGAGAATTTCACAGAGAAAACTGCTGTTGCCTTTGTGAAGTCTTGTATTCATGTATTAAATGGAGGGCTCGTAAAAGGCCTGAAGAAGATGGATACTGACCTTATAAATATAAGAGATGAGATGCTGGCCGAGCTCAATCAGCTCTTATACCTCTTTACACTTCACTAGCTTCAGTTGCTGGCCGATTTTCAGACCCAGCACATCAGCGTCCCCTGCTGTCAGTTCAATCGCATGCTGGGCTTTATAAACAGAACTAATCCTGGGGCAGTTAGCCTCCGATGCACACGGCTCACAATCGTAACGGATATTTACAATTTTGAGAGAACCATCTAACCAGACCATGTCAAGAGGAAATCGCATATTTTTCATCCACATACTCCGACGCTTAGCCGGCTCCGTGTGAAGAAAGAACATGCCTTGCTTGGATGGAAGGCCATCGCGAAACATGAGACCCTTCTTCATTGACTCTTTTGTGCATACAAGCTCTGTCTGAAATCGCTCACCCTTTTCTGTTCGGAAATAAAGTGTATCTCCGTCTTTCATAGTCCTACCTATTTAGCGATTTTACATTAATTTTTACAAAATTAAGTAACGGCGTTATACCGTCGTGACTTTTAGTTAAGGAAGTTCTAACTTCCTTAACTAAAATGTCCTACGACAGATTAACCGTTGAATCTAAAAAATAAGGAAGCTTATGAAGCTTCCTTATTTTTTAGTTCATATGGTAGTATAAGATGAACTTTGTCGATATAAGTGGTGCGAGTGGTCTTAACTTTTCACAGTTACTAGAGTACAAAGATGCCTGGAATACATTCAATCGTATTCAAAACTACAATAGTAACGCCAGCACTTTAATTAATGCTGGTGCATCTGACCAACATTATTATAATTTCAGTAACTATACTGAGAAAAATATGTTTAATAGAGGTCAATTGCTGCATATTAAGGCGTATCCTTATTACAGTACTTTATGGTATAGCGTTGAAAAAAACTATAGATAAGATAGTATACTATGAGTTACGGTGGCCCTGGCGAGACAAATTTTGGCCCGAAAGTTCAAGTCAGCACAATCTTCTGCATGGGTACAGTTCAAGAGCAGCTTGCATCAAATGTGGTCTACACCTATAAGGCGAATTACGATGCATATTACTCCACGATGGGCCAGACTGTGAAATACCAGTTCAAATCTGACTGGGAGAGGATGCAGTATCTGAAGGGGCAGCAGGGCCTCGTAGGTAGCTCACGTACCATTACAAATCGCTTCTAAGATGTGGATTTTGGGTGGCAGGTACTTATTCTCAGAGATAGGGGTCACTGTGAAAACAATATCATCGCGGCTGAATAAATCAGTGCCCGACTTCATTTTCTCTTCAATACCGTCAAGAATATGCGGTAAGTTAAACTCCTGATGGCCGAAGTTTTGAATCTTATTTTGGATAAAATCTTTATCTCCAAAATAACTGAGATGCCATCCACCTGGGAAGACGAACGGACACTGATGTTGTCTTAGCTCATTGCAAGAGAGTCCTAGGGATTTATAGGTCTCATATGACATAATCTTCGCCTGATACCATTTCTCATTTGACCTACATGTCATATTATAGTAGTAAAAGTGCTGCTCTAGCGAATTTATCTCTATGGGATAGTTCAGCCGCTTGAATTCACTCAGAAGAATGGGGTCAGGGATTTCATCTACATCACTAATGAGCAGTAGGTCCTTGTCGGCAAGTTGCAGCTTCTCTAGGCCGCGGCTAATACAATTGCGCTGGAAATTCTCGTTGAGCCAGTGGTCGCCCTCTACAAGAGGGAAATCATCCACTACTATGTGAATTATCTTATGAAGATAAGGTGTGAAGAGGTGCTTATTCTCCTGGAAAAAAAGTGGCTTTGGTCTTCCAACGTGAGTATGAGTTGCTTCAACAAGAATAAAATAGTCTACAACTTGGTTGAGAACCTCTAGCCTATAGCTGAGCATCTTCAGTTCATTATAAAATATAAAGCAGTCTGCTATCTGCATTATATTTTATTATTTCATCTCATTTAGACTGTCTAATCCCTTCAAAGAGATGTGCGAAGTATCCTGCGACTGTTGAATCCACGTGGACAGTTTGCTTCTCTGGCTCAAATGCAAGAATGGTCTCCCTACTTGCGATTGCGGGGAGTGGCTTCGGTACGGAACTTGGTGAGGCTGTCTGCGAGGGTTTCCTTCCAGTTGGGGATGAGGGTTGCTGTACCATCCGCGGCCTTGGTTCCAAGAAAGGGAGGCTTTGGCTGGCTGGTGTCATAGTAATAGAGCTTACCCTCCTTGTCCGTTAGAAAGGGAATACCGTCAATGACTTCGCGTTGCATACATTTGTTTAAGCCGTTTCTTTTGTCAATTTTTTTGGACTAGTAATTAAACTCACTATATGGTAGATGAACGACAGTGATATTGTTGTTGCATGTCATTGTAAAGATGGGTCTAAATATTATCATATAGAAAATGGTGTCGCGACTAGACCGCTAGGCCCAGATGTTCACTATGTTGACCCTTATGAATGCCCCGATGAATCATGGGATAAAATAGAATCAAACTCAAAACTATATGTGATTTCAGCATCATGTCCTGTTTTTGCTGTTCTTGAGTGGGATGAGAGTTCCGTTAAGGAGATAGATTGGAACGAGAATGCATATCAATTAGCAACATCCGAGGGAAGAGAGTATCGGCCTGAGTCATATAATAGATTTGCTGAAAACTTAGATACACTTCTAGGAATTCTGCATGAATCATGGAGGGTTCTTGAGAATGGAGGAAAGGTTATCTTTCCCACAGCCGCATTAATGATACAAGAGGATATCGTAGCCAAAATTCAGCATCTTATTGATTCAAACTCAAGTAATAAATGGGAAGTATCCTCATATATAGGTACTTCACCGTCGTTTCCAAATATTAAAATTCCAGAACGCTTTAGAGATAATATCTCTAAAAATAAGAACATATATATTTTTAATAGAGCCCAAAATAAACATGTTCATATATCTGATGCGCGTGCAAGGGGTATTTGGCCACCTAAACTTAGCGATGATGAATCTTATATAATTTTTACTAAAATTATAGAAGGTGGGAAGCGCAAAACAAAGAGAAAGACTCGTAAACATAGCAAAACCAGAAAGCTTCGGGCTAAAAAATAATTTAGAAGTCGGTGCCTATGGCCTCCCTAGAAGTCGGCGTTCTCCCAGCAAGCGAAGGCCATGTCCTCCCTAGAAGTCGGCGTTCATGGCAAAGGCCATGTCCTCCCTAGAAGTCGGCGTTCATGGCAAAGGCCATGTCCTCCCTAGAAGTCGGCGTTCATGGCAAAGGCCATGTCCTCCTTCTTCTTCCCACTCGCAGCCTTTGCATACGTGCTCACACGCTTCTCAAAGAAGTTATCCTTGTTCTCAAGTGAGATGCGCTCCATGAAAGAGAAGGGGTTCGCAGAGCACCAAATCTTCGGGTACCCCAGCATCAGACACAGGCGGTCCGCAACAAACTCAATATACTGTGACATCAGCTTTGCATTCATGCCAATCAGCTCACAAGGCAGCGACTTCGTGATAAACTTCTTCTCAATCTTCACTGCCTCACGAATGATAGTGTGAATCTTCTGCTTCGGGAGACGGTTCACAATCTTGCTGTAAAGGAGGCAGGCAAACTCCATGTGCATTCCCTCGTCACGTGCAATAAACTCATTGCTTGTCGTGAGTCCAGGAAGAAGGGCGCGCTCCTTCATCCAGAAGATGGCACAGAAAGCACCGCTGAAGAAGATGCCCTCAACCGCCGCAAATCCAACAAGTCGCGTCGCGAAATCAGCATCCTTCGAATCAATCCAGTTCATAGCCCACTCAGCCTTCTTCTGGATGCACGGAATCGTCTGGGCCGCGTGCAGAATCTTATGCTTCTCCTCTTTGTCTGTGACGTAATAGTCAATGAGAAGAGAATAGGTCTCTGAGTGCACAGCCTCCATATAGGTCTGGTTCGCATAGAAGTAACGGGCCTCAGGCCACATCACCTCCCTGGAGAATCGAGTCGCGAGATTCTCCATGATAATACCGTCACTAGCGGCGAAGAAGCCAAGAATATTCTTGATGAAGTCTTGTTCCGCTGTGTTCAGCTTCTCCCAATCCTTCATATCCTTTGAGAGGTCAATCTCCTCGGCCAGCCAGATGACTGACTGCTGGTGCTTGCAGCGCTGCCAAACATCGGCATGCTTGATGGGAAACAGAACAAGACGTTCCTCTCCATCGGAGAGAAGCGGCTCAGGCAGAAGCTTCGGAGGCTGCTCGATTGAAGCAGCGCCATCCAACTCAAGAGGGGGTGGCGCTACTTCAGAGTTCTTTCGCGGACCATGACTCGGAGATGTTACAGGGGTCTTTGTCTTCAGAATAGTCGTATCCATTCGGGAAGAAAACGTCGTAATTGGTGGAGAGAAAGGAGTTGACATTTGGAGCTAAAAGGAAACTTTGGGAAAAGTGGCCTCAAATTTAGGTTGCCGGATTCCCTATCTTTTTATTCTTAGCAATTGCCTCCTGGATTACTGTATTAGAAAGGCCTGTAATCTTTTCAATCTCTGTTACTGGTTTTTTATCATTATTATAATAATCTACAGCTAGGGCCTTTAGCTTGGAATGAATACTACCCTTTGTGCGTTCATGAATCGCAGAAATCTCCTGCTCTGATTTCTTCTTTCGGATAGCCATGAGCATCTTAATTATTTCTTCATCATCCCATGCCTTACCATGCCTTGCTGGTTTGTTTGACTTTTCTACAGGTTCTACTACAGGTTTTGGAACACCAAAGTAATCTTTTAGTGATGCTTGCTGTTGCACAGGCTTATCATCGTCAAAACCATAGCTCGCATTTTTTCCCTTAATAGGCGGAATGCGCTTTACATCAGGTATAGCCATTATAGATGGAACAGGCTTTTGCTCACGTTGAGCTGGCTGTTGATATGTTCCAGCGTAAAACATCTTTACAAGAGGATGTGCGCGAAATGCAGATGCTGCCACTTCATGTACATAGAGACTATCTAGACTCTTTACCCTGGAAAGTGCAACATATGCCTGTCCATATTCAAATGTGCTTGGCCCAATATCAATAAGAGCACAGTCAAGTGTAGCACCCTGCGCCTTGTGAATTGTCAGAGCATACGCTAGACGAAGAGGAACCTGTTCTACAAATAAGTCTCTCCACGAATGATATTTAATCATTTCAAGTCGTCCATTCCTAAATTTTACAACAGGATAAACCTTACCATCCGTCATTTCTTTGCCCGTTTCAACATCCATCCTGATATCCTTTCTAAATTCAGTAACAACGCCTCTGCTTCCATTGACAAGACCCTTGGCCTGGTCAAGATTTGTCACAAGCATAACCTGTGCTCCAACTTTTAGAAGAAGCTCAGGTACAAATCCCATCTCATCAGAAAGTGATTGACCTGATGGAAATCGCGCCTTGTAAATATGCGATTCTCCAGCTAGAGAATCTATATTTGCCTTATTAATAGAATCAACCTGCACATTTCTTGAGAAGAGAAGTGTGGGCTGAATTGGTTCATGGTCCCATGATAAATCACAGCGAGTCTTGAGAATAGCGAGAGAATCGGCAGAAAGTTGTCCTAAACGACTCTCATCTAGAATACGTTGAAAGGTAGTATCCTGCTGACGAAAGATTCGCTTAAGAATCACAGTTTTCTTGATAATCTCCCACCAAACAGGGCTCTCAAATGCAAACTTTACATTTCCACCCTTTGCAACAGGCGGAAGCTGTAGAAAGTCTCCCACAAAGATAACCTGCAGACCACCCATCGGCTTTGAGCTACCCCTTAGAAGTTTAGCCAGCGTATCAATCATCTCAAGAAGCTCAGGTGTTAACATACTTACCTCATCAAGAATAAGCGTATTTGTATCCTTCCATCGTTTCTTTGCCTGACTTTTCATCTTCTTTGCACAGACTTCAGCTGTCTCTTTACCAAGGCCGATTCCAGCCCACGAGTGAAATGTTTTCGCCCCGTGGCCAAGAAGAACTGCAGCACATCCTGTCATGGCTGTAATAGCAGGTGATGGAATATTTTCAACTAAAAGGCGAATCAAATGTGATTTGCCTGTCCCGCCAGGACCTGTTAGAAAGATACTTTCGCCTCTAAGGACTGCATCATACGCATCTCTTTGTTCTGTCGATAACGAGTCCATGCCATCATTAAAAATATATGTGATATCAATTTTTATCTCTTAGTTAAACACGGTCGGTAGTGCACCTAGCAGCGCATAGATAGAAGATGTTTCAGGGAGGTCAAATAGCTTCGCATCCTCAGGTCTGAGAACAAGAGTCCTCGTCGCGAAATCCATGCGACCCTCCTTTTCATAAAGGGTCAGAAATGCATCAAGAAACTCGTCGTATGTTAGAACTGATGAGTTAAGGCTAAGTGTCTTCAACCACTTCTTCGCAGCCTTATCCTTTGGTGTAAGGATATAGTTAGCAAGCATCGCTTCCTTCTCAGCGATTTTCATGCAGACACTTTCATAAAGTCTCGTTGTTGTCTCAACTTGCTCAGATAGCTCCTTTGCTGTCTGACTGAGCTCCTTACAAATGTCTTCAGCTAGTGTGTCATCTTCGTCGCTTTCCATACTAGAAATACCGATGAAAATGAGATATCAAATTTATCACCTACATGTAGCACATGCCAAGACCTCTTTTTACAGACGGCTGGAATTCTATGTGGCATGTACTTTTTGGAGTACTCGCGGTCTGGGCATGGCCGATTATACCACTCTTTTCTATTTACCAGTTAAAAGACCCCTATGAGAAAAACATACTCGTTGATTTCACTGAGTTTTTTATAGGCTATTTTACAACTCTTTTACTAACTAAGCGAGTGCGGCTGCCAGTTTACTAATCGGATGATGAACCTCTATCCATGCAAAGATAGGAAGCATATCCTCACTTTTCATTGATACAATCCAGTGAGGCGGAAGAATCAGCATATTTCCAGGGCGCAGAATCACATCCATGAACTGCACCTCACTCAGAAGAGGATAATCTGCCGGCTTCATCTCGCCCACAAAAAGGTCTTCCCATGGGTTCATGAACTTCGTGTTTCCGCCCGTTAAGAGGGATGCAGTGAATTTACCATTCGTCGGATAAATCAGCGTATAGGCCGCAGTCGTCTTCCGCATACCCATAGAACTTATATAGACCTCTGAGGTCATGGAGAGGGTATATGCCAGTGGATTCTCCTCCTGGATTCGCGGAAACCAGACATGTTCGGCCCAGACCTGGAGACCCAGCTCGTCGGCCGCCTGCTTACGAACTTCAGGTGATAAAGTCTGCAGTAATTTCCCCTGAGGATTGTTCATGTACTGATTCAAGACGAACGGTGCAGCAACTGGAAGTGTCTGGATACGCTGGTTGCCGCGTAAAATATCGGGCGTCATGATTTTCGGAGCCCCGAGACCCCGAATAATAATAGGATTCCCCTCTGATAAAATCTCTGGAAGCGTATCGAGCTTTTCAGTCTCAATCTGCAAAATATGATATTCTGTCGTTGCCTGTTTATAGAAGAATATGAGTACAAAGAATATAAGTAGAACTATAAAAAGTATCTCAAGCATTCGCCCTCTTCTTTTTCATTGTCTTTGATGCATTACGATTTGACCGCGTCCGTAGAGGCATCTTGAAAAGGCGCGGCATGAATTTATTATTGCGAATATTACGAACTTCCTTCGGTGTTAGCGGCAACGTTTTCGCCTTCACTGTTCCGTTCTCCCTCAGCAGCACGCTCTTCACCCCCTTCCCGTTTCTGACCTTCACTGTCTGCGTTTTGCGTCTCAGACCTTGCGCCCCCATCGACACGTGGTTCTGAACGGACGTATAGTTGAAGTGCTCCATTCTCCTTATTGCGACGAGTTTTTCTCATCTGGTTCATCACGGGTGCACGAATACTCTTCCGCCGCAGCTTAGCGCGAGATGAGAGAAGATAAACAATCGCATTCAGCTTCGTCATGTCAATCTCACTATCTGACTCCGTAAGTGATGGGAAGAGGGAGTAGGGTGCATAGACAGGCCCCAGCCACTTCTCAATCATCGGGCTCAAATCCTCATCCAGCAACTTTCCCAGTGCATCCTGCGCATCATCCGTCTCAGCAGCCATTGCCTCATCCAGCTGCTTTACAAGAGAGCGGAACACCCCATCTACATCAGATAGATTCGGCACATTTGCAATCTGTTCAGGCGCCAGCCATTTATCCAGGTGTGTCTGAAACTGGCTCGGTGCATAGTCCGTAATCAGGTCAAAGTATGTATCCCATGTGAGCTCCTCTTCAGAAGACAGTTTCTCAACGCAGAATCTGCGAAAGCTCCAGCACAAAAGCTGTACGATTACAGCATTCCATGCATTCTTTGGTGATGTCTGGAAGAGTGTATCCATCTAAGAATTGACTACGTTACTCTTTTAAGAGGGATGTTCCATTTCTCAAAATCATCCATAAGAGTAAACGATGAACAAGAGCAGGCAATCTGTCGCCCAGCGACTGTTCACCAGCGAATTCTTGCATCGGCAGGGTCTGGAAAAACAACAACTCTCACTGCGCGTCTCGCATACCTCATAGAAACATGCAACATTGCATCTGAAAGTATTGTTCTCATGACCTTCTCCAGAAATGCTGCACAGCAGATGAAGAAACGTCTGGAGGGGCTCATAGGAGAACGCCATATCTGGGCAGGAACCTTTCATGGACTGTCCAGGGCCCTACTCAAAAAGTTTGCACCTGAGAAGCTGAAGACCCTCTATTTCGTAGATGAGCTGGTGAGTATGGGAGAGGATTGGCTCTCAACACCAAAAGGGAGAGAGTGGGTGGGGAAACTGCGCTATATTGTGGTTGATGAATTCCAGGATATCAATGAGCCTCAGTGGCGTATGATGCAGCGGATGCTCCATCCTGGTGCCAGACTAATTATTGTCGGCGACGATTGCCAGAATATTTACACCTGGAGAGGGAGCCATGTGAAGTATATTCTCGAGCTACATAAACACATTAGAGGTCTCGTAGATGACCAGCTCCGCAGAAACTACAGGTCGCGTGAATCCGTAGTCCGTGTTGCAAATACAATTATACAGCGCATTCCAACTCTTGAATGGAAGGGGGCCATGATTCCAGAGAAGATGGGTGGTGAGAAGCCTCATGTGCACTTCTTCTACCGCCTCGCCGACGAAACACACTGGATATTGAAGACCATTGAGGAGTATATCAAGGTCAAGCCGAATGTGACGATAGCCGTTCTTTCGCGAACAAATGGTGACCTTTATCGTATTGAAGAGGAAATGGTGCTAAATGGAATGCGATGCAGGCTGCGTGATATTGGGGTCGATGAGGTGCGCGGTTCTGCAACGACTACGATTGACCTAGTGACACTTCATGCGAGTAAAGGTCTAGAGTGGGATGTTGTATTTATGGTAAATTGCAGTGATGACGTATTTCCATCATCGAAGAAGCCCGAGAATATAGTATGTGAGCGGCGCCTTTTCTATGTGGGTGTCACGCGTGCTCGTGAAATCCTGCATTTCAGTTACACCCGCGATGAGCGGTCCCTCTGTAGATTCGTGCGCGAGATTCCCAGCCAGCTTCTTTTGTACCATGGCTTGGCCCGCTACTGTCTGAGTGAGATAGAGGTCAGTGAGGGAAAGCGGCGACTCAAAGATGTACTTGGCTGTTTAGACGGCGATGACCTTCATGGCTTGAGAGAAGAGGGTGTCTTGTCATGGCTTGACCGCAAGAATCTGGAAGTCAAGACTATCTTTCGTCCTGGAGAGGTGTGGAAGCTGCCTTCGTGGGCGGTCGGCGACCACCTCGGTGATTTCCATCGGTTTCTTCGTATATGGGTTCTCAGGCACATTGCTCTCACCACAGGTGTACCCTTTCGCGAAAATACAGTGGAGAGGATGCTTTTCACATTGCGCATTTACACAGAAGACAGGGCCTTCTGGGAGACATGGTCTCAAGAGTTGACCGAGTGTATTCTTGAGTTCTTTGATGGTGATGCTGCGGCAGAACCACCCTCGGTTGAGTACAGTATGGTTGGGGCGTGGGCGCGCCGCCACTCCTTGCCGTGGGATGCGATGGATTTGATTCGCGCAACCAGCATTATTGCTAAGATACGCGGCCAACTGCGCCCTCTCCGCTTTGACAAATACAATCTGCGGGAGTTTCGGATGGGTCCTTCGCGCTATGTGGTGCCGACCGAGTGGCGGGCTGATGTTTTGCGTTCATGGCGACGTATCACAAATCCAGAGAAACCCTGGGCAGAATGTCTGGTCGATATGTGGAAGTTGGGCGCAATGGCTCTTGTGGCTGAAGGGCGAAATGCAGCACTGTACAGAGCACAAGAAATGAGCAGCAAGTTGGCAGAAGATGAGCTTCATGAGTTCTTGGCATGTCTGGAGCTGCGTCTTTCTGAATGGCTATCGGGTCAGCAGGTCATCGGCCTCTCAGAGCAATTTGGAGAGGAGTACCGTGAGAGTATTGACCTTCATACGGAGGGTATCTTCTGGTCTATTTCAGAGAAGATGGAAACACAAGAGCTGGTCTATCTTGCCATGGTCTCTTGGTTTTCGGGATTCAACAATACCTCGGTAGGTATTTTCATACCTCTAGAGGGTTGTTTTTACACAATACGCCTGCCTACTGGGTGGCCTGAGAAGGCGGCGCGGCTTTTGTCGCTTGCATCTTCTTAGTAGGGAAGGGCTGGTTATATTTATCTTGCTTTGTAGCATTATTGAACATTCTCGTAGAACGTGCCATATTGCTTAGGTCAGCCTCCTCACGGCAAGGGTAGGGGCCATCGCGGAGAAGGGACTGAGGGAACGCCAGCTCACTGACAAAGCGTGAATCAGGTTGCTTTGATTTAGGAGGCAACAGAGAACTCGCATTAAACATATCACCCTTCAGCGACGGTTCGTACTGAGAACTTTCGCAAAGGCCGAGAGGCCTGTCTAGGCGACGGAGCTGAGATTCGTTGTCAATCGCCTCCAGATAGCGTGTGGGTGGATAGAACTTTCCACCTGAAGGCATAGCTACAGAGGCCGGTACAGGGGGTGCAGCTTCATTGTCACCTGCTGTAGTGTATTCCATGCAAATGCGGGTCCAAGGGCGCGGGTCCATGGGCAGAGAAACATGTTGACTAGGAAGACTGTGTCGGAGAATCATAGTAGGGTCCCAGTGAGTCTTTAAACAAACAGGGGGGAAAAGTGTGCGTGCATCACCTGCAGATTCGAACGGCATTGTTTGAACAGGTGTACCTTTTTCACGAGGGAAATTACGGGGGACAGCCTCCATACTACCATATGAAACTTAATTTTTCTACTCATTCGTCACAATATCAAGACTCTCGACAAGTTGTACAACCATTGTCCATTCACAATCATTATTATTGATTGTAGTTCCAGTGTTATCAAACCATGTGAATGTCAGCCTATCAATCTTCGGAATAGGAGTTTGATAAACGATAGGATTGCTAATCATCGTTTGTGAGAATGAACCAAATGAATTGAGCAGGAGTTTTCCATAGTAGCTCTTGATGGAACCTGTTGTATCTTGAGACACTTGCAAGTTCTCTTTAGAACCTGTGTCAATATTATTCATGTTATATTCAGAATTGAGTTTGAGATTAATGTAATCATCCAAGATTTTATAGAAACTGGTACCAACATGCGTCGTTAAATACGATGTATCTTGCTTATCAAAGCCCAAGTTCCATCCAAGACCCCAGTTATTCTCTTGTTTTACGTACTGAGAAGGTAGACTACTCCTCCACAAAATCGAATAAATAATAGGGTCTGTATATCTCTGACGATTTATAGTGTTTACTGGAATGATTGCGGCTAAATTAGAATTGATGAAATTTTGCATATTTGATTGTGTGCCCAAATTAATGTTTGTGAACGTTTTCACGTTGCTATTATATGTCGTGTAGAGATTTGTGAATTGCGTAATAAAGTCTCCAAATCCTTGTACATTGGAATAGTTTGAACCGGCATATCCTGGAACAATATTGGAACCAAAGAGGTGCGACGTGGAAGATGTGAAAATAAAGTTGGAGTTGAATTGATTGATTATATTTGCATAGTTGCTGTTAAAAAGAGCGGGTCTTGTTTGAGATAAGACAATCTCATTTGACAAGTCTTTTATTGTGACATATCCGAAATCATAACGATTTGGAAGACTGAAACGGAGCATGACTTGTGATTTTTCAGTCGGCGTGTAGTTACGCAAGGCGATATAATAAGGTGTGGAATTTGAGTTTAGCGGAATATTTAGGTCGCATGCGCCAAAATAGAATCCTGACTTCAAGCTTGTATCTGCGGTTAAGAAATTCGACTCTAGACCCCATTTATTAGATGATATGTCTGTGACAAAGCTAGAGAGGGAGTCATATGCAAAGATAGATGTGTGTGGGAATTCAGGTGTACCACTTATATCTGTAATTGGATTGTAAGAACGAGCCACCTTTGTCATGACAATGCGCTGTGTAGGATAGAAAATCTGGTATGCATTTGAAATGCCGATATGGAAATCATATGCATCGCCGCGATTTCCCCAGATAGAGTCGTATTTGAGTGTTTGAGTCGTTGTGTTATTAGCCTCATTGAAGAGGAGCCAGAATGAGCCACCTCCTCCACCCAAAACCTGGTAAGGGGTGATGGCTGTTCCATCATAACTTGTAAATGATTGGAGAGTGCGACTGAATGTTGTATTACTTGTGTTTCCTATTGGTGTAGCACTAAAGGATACTAATTCGTAATAAGCCCTCGTCATATTATACATATCATACGCAAGCGTTAACTTATTCTCAATTGGATTCTGTAGGATTGTTATGTATCCAAATGCAGAGGGACTTGAATCATCTGTAAAAAGGTTCAGTCGCGTAATGGCTGGAACTATATTTGCATTTGATGCATAGTAGACATAAGGTGCATTAATATTTGAAAGTGTGAGAGTTGTAGTCGGCGTATCAATTGGTGATACTAAGAATAGACCATTCTGTGCATAATTTGTAAGATTTGCTTGTAGAACGACATTGTTGACAAGCATTGGCTCTCGTATGGTATAGGAAGCTGTGGGTTTTTGATACGAACCTGAAGTTGCGAATGCGGTTTTTGCGGCGATGAAAAACTTTCCAAGAGGTTCATAAGGTGCCTGTAGGATTTCATACGTTGGTGAAAGTCCTGATAAGCCTCCTAGATTTGTTATAAGAAATACTGGTTGTGACGTATCATTCGTAGGCGTTCCCTTTGCTGCACCAAAATACTGGATATTCTGATAAATGGCTAGAACAGTATTCCAGATTCCATAGGTGATACCGAATGTGTAGCCTAGACTGTCATTATAGTTGAATGAATCTACGTTCATGATTTCTGGCGCGATTGTTGCAGTTCCACCTGTTGAGCTGCCAACATTGGTTGTTGTAGCAATTAGACAAGGGCTTTGTGTTACAGAGGCAGTGGCTGTGACTGTGACTGAAGCCGCTGGTGCAGTTATAGTTGGTATTGTAGGATTGAATGTTTGTTGTGCTTGTGTTATATATATTTCTACATAACTCGGATTTAAAATAGTAAATGCGTTGAGAGATGAATTTATATTTGTAATTGTGAAGGAACCATTTATCGAAGGAAGAGTAGGATGCTGGATTTTAACTGTGGCTCCATTTATAAATCCTGTAAGACTGCTTACTGTAAATGTAATAGATGTTCCATTTATATTGTAGCTTTTAATGGATGATTTATTTATCCCGACAATTGCTGTTGCTGCAACATCAAAATAGTAAAAATTTGTTATACCATCTGATTGAAGTACTTGTTGTACATTTGAAATCGTGTAGGTTCCAATTAATGAAGGAATTGTAGGGTATTGAATTGTGACAGCCCCACCAAGATTAAACCCTGCAGTAGAAGAGATTTGATATGTGATGGTTGACCCGTTAATTACATACCCAAGAATAGATGGATAATTTATTAAACTTACTATCGCAGTTGCTCCTACTGTGAGTATTTTATTAGTTGTATCAATCTTCGAGAGTGTATAGGTGGTATTTAACCATGTATTTGTTATGATATTAAAAAATGTAATTGAAGTTCCCGTTATAGTTGATGTTGGTATAATACCCGCATATGTAAAACGAATATCTGTTCCAGATAATGAATAGTCTGTAATTGAAACTATTATACTAATAGTTCCTGTAGAACTAGGTGGGGCTGTTGCAAATTGTGTTGTATTGCATACAATAGTATTACCTGGACTAATCGAAGCAACTGTATAAATTCCATTAATTCCTGAACCAGATGAAAACCCAGATGCTAGAATGGTCTGGTTAACTGCATAACCAACAGTTGAACCAAGGGAAAAGGTAATTTTTGCGCTTGTGGTGCTTGTGGCTGAAACTGCAGATGATGCCAATATTACACTTGATGTTATAGTAAAGTAATGCTGTAGATTTGAGTCTGCAGGTACACTTGTAACTATAAATGTCCCGTTAAGAACAGGATTCAAAATCATTTGAGAAATTGTAACAGAAGTGCCAAGAGAAACGAGTGGAGTTACTTTATATGCATACTGAATTGAAGTACCTGTTATAGCGTAGGTGACAACTTGTTGTGTACCCACAGAATAAGTAACAATAGGTGCTACAGTTATATAATTTCCGTTATCACTTCCAGTTAGTATACCAGTATAAGTTCCATTCAGAGTTGTATTTACAAGCCCTGATATAGTACAGCTTGTATTAAAACCCGCAAATGAAAGAATACTATATTTAATGAGTGTTCCTACTATTGTGTATGCAGTAATTTGCTGCGTAATACCATTTGATACAAGCGTTGCACCAGCCGACTTATTAAGAACAGAAAAAGTTGTAGATGTAATTGTATTACAAATAAAGTTACCATTAAATCCTGTACTGAAAGAGCCTGAAATTGTTAGATATCCGCCTACAATAACTCCAGTTGTAGATGCTACAGAATACGTCGTTCTTGTTGCATTTGTAGGAGAATCAGTTGTAATACTTGTTACAGCAAAACTTGTTGTTGTTGGTACAGTATTTCCAACTACGTAAGTACCACCCAAGCCACCATTTATGTAAAAATTTGCACCGACGAGGAATGAAGGAATAGAGCTAGGGCTCATAACAAATGCAGCACGGGCACCATCTGCATATCCAGCCGAAACAGGAACAGTTATACCATTCAGAGCTTGGAAAAGCGCGTTTGAAGCCGTTCCTAGAACACCTGATGCATCAGTTCTTGTATTATTCAGTATGATTGTATCAACAGTTCCTCCGCTTTGTAGATTAGGATTATAGGTCTCAATGATTAATGTGTAAGCAAATCCAGTATTGAGTGCAGTTGCACTCAATCCCAAAAAGGCAAACACGGAATTATTTCCTGAAATCGCAACAAGCTGTGTATTTGTGAAATTTGTGAAGAAGATGTCAGGCGTGATAGTATTGACAAGACTAAATATATGTTTTGGTGTATTTGGCGGATAATAGTAGATAACATAACTACCGCCCTCTGAGAAAAGTGCATAGTTTGCAACACGGAAACAGGGGGCTTGTATAGGTGTGGCACCTCTAATTCCTCTGATTGGTGGCAATTGACCTGAAATATCAAATGGCTTACACCCTGAAGCATCTGCACTCAAATTATTAGGTTGAATATATTGGAGAAGTGTTGAACCAATCGGTATAGATTGCTCATACTGTGATTGACTGGGGTCACCACTAGGTGTGTAACTAGGATTTGTCTTTTTAATAGGATTAATTACATAAGTACCTGTAGGGGTTGATGTTCCATCTAGATAGAGCTGACTCGCGCTTGCGTCAGAATATGTGGGATAAGGAACAATAGAGCCTGAGATAAGGCTATATGTTGTGACAGCTAAGTTTGATGTGAAAGGGATAATAGAATAATATGCATTACTATCTGTAATGATTTTTCCAGGTGTCTGGGCATATCCATTCAGATACTTTGTTGTGGACATATTCACCCATTCATAATATGTGCCTCCAACCATCGACTCGAAGCCTGCATTTTGAGTATTACCAGGTCCATATGTTATAATTGATGATATCTGAAATTGCATCAGAGAATTGGAGAGGTTAATTTCACTAGGTGCTAATGTATTAATATAGGAAGCAGGGAAAATTCCAAGATATTTGATGTTACGATTTGTATCATCGTTTGAATCTATATAAGAGCTTCGGAACATAATCTTGTTAACATCCCAGATACCATCGGTAGGTATGATTGAAATTCCAAGAATACCATTGCCGAGTGAAATGGCGTTATTGTTAAAAGTATAGCCTTTTAGAAGTGATGCATTTGTCTGCGGTATGCTATAAATATTTGGATATACTATGTCTTGTGTATAAGGATAACTGTAAAGATTATCAGGAATTCCAGATATAAAATTCTTTGTATAAGAGGTTACATATGAATTCGGATTGACATAGACCTGATTAGCCGAGTTAGGAATAAAGATTTGCTTATACCAGTGAGCTATCACAAATTGGCGAGAGGGCGGCGCGATTGTGATGGCCCCAGGAAAGTTTGTAGCATTTGATAATAGCAACTGGTTTGAATTTCCATATGCTGTAGGAAATGTCAAGTAAGATTGTTTTGTTGCGTCATATCCACCTCCTGACTGAAAAATATATCCTGAGATTGGGTCAATACGTAGAGGAGATGTAGGGACGAAATCAGTTGGATTGTCGCGTAAATAACCAATGTAATCGGTTAAATCTGTAGAAATTCCATTTGAGTCATATCCCATGGGTACATAATTATCTGTGAAGGCTGAAAAGTTTGAGTCATATCCATTTAGATTTGATGAGTATAGGTTAGATGATGTAGGAAGACGAATAAAATCAGGGTCCGAAACGGATGCATAATTGAAATTAGAGAGATTGCTTCCTAGCGGATTAAATCCTGAGAGGCTTGTCGTCATGATTGTAGAAGTTGTAATTGGCGAGAAGAAGGGTGTGGGATAGAATTGATTAATTCCAGTGAGGTTTGAATCATACCGCACAATGAGATAATAGGTATGCCCCGCATATACATTGAAATTCAATATACTACTCGTATAATTTGAGCTAGCAACTGGTGTATTTGCTATATAATGAATGGGCTTCTCATTACGCGTATCATATATATCAGCCATGAATGCTGAACGGTCGTGATACAAAAATAGCTTAATAGGTGTTGTGAATGCGTTGCCTGCTACAGGAATTGCTCCAATATTCATAGAGTACTTATATACATTTCCAGAAACTGGACTGGGATATGCTGGAGCAGTAAATGAGAAAAATGTTCTATTTGTATTAATGTCAAGAGTAATAGGCGCAGTCCAAACTGTGCTATTTGCAGTTACCACCGTGCTCAGCGTCGCTCCAAACTTAATTTGAGGAATCTTTGTCACGATAGGTGTAGTATCAAAGTTAGTATTGTCAATGAAGGAATATGAGTTGTCAAAGACAGCCTGGTAACTTGTATCATAATTTGCATCATTATAGGCTGGATATCTATACTTCATAGGTCTTGGTAGAGCAGTTACTCTCAGCGTCTGTCTTGTATAAGAGCGGAACGTGAAGACAGTATATTGTTCAGCATTGATATTTGTGATGAAATTTGCAGATTTGAAGAGGGGATTTTGATAAACCATGCCGCTCCCATCAGTAAATGAATGTTTGCTATCGTTCGAGTCTACAATTAGATTGTACGAATTTCCTGAATAGTAACTCGCTGTATTGATTGAAAGAGTTGTGAGCGATGGCCAGTATACTGGAGGCGCTGTATGGAATGTATTTAAGATATTGGAGTTTATAGAAGTAATATTTCTGAAAATAACATTCGTATCATAATTACTACTGACACCTGTTGAGTTTGTTGCATCTTGAAGAGGCAATTCATTTCCAGAATTAATATAATAGTCAATACTGAATGTATTGAAGTTGATGCCAAAATAAAAGGCCAAGTATTTCTGAAGATATGAGTACATATCTGTGATGACGGCGAGGTACAACTTATTCGTAACTGAAAGACTATTATATTGTGCCACGGTTAAGTTATTAACAGTAAGCTGGTTCGCGAAAAAATCATTATACTGGTTTGTTAAGAGGGTTTTCAGACTGGTATTTAATCCCGAAGATGTTATTGTTATACGATTGTTATTTGCAGCATAACTCACATTATATTCATTAATAAGCGCATAACGAAATGTGTGTTTAAGACGATATGTGTCTAAGACAGACTCGTCTGATATAATATTAATGTTCTTATCAATAACTTGCTGTACTATTCTATCATCTAGACCGGTAAATGTATAAATACATCTGTCGAAGATGAGTGTCTTTCTAGTTTCCAATGAATAGTTTGACTGTGTTGGGTCTGTGATATTGATAGTAGTTCTATCATAATTCAGTTCAGTTAAATCAGTTATATCTAAATCAACCGCTTTAATACCATAGTCAACATCAAGAAGGATTTCCTTTAGAACAGGATAATAGTATGCGACCTTAATCTGCTCAACTGAATAACTGGTGAGACCTGCGTAGGTTGTCTGGAAATATTTAGGAACAATATCTTTCACCAAATCAGGATTTCTTATATAAAGATTATTGAGTGCATCGTAGAAATAGTCGCCAGCCTCATTAAAATTCAGTGAATAATCGCCAGTTGTCGCGAAGGCGATTGCAAAATCTGTAAAGCCATTTCTATAATCGAAAAAAATGGGAGTAGCATTTAATTGCAGATTAATTTCAGCGATAAGTGTATCAATGTTATAAGTACCTTCACGCAGTGTTTTGGTGAGTGTAAGAGGTGCACCCGATGTCTTTATGACACTATACTTGTCCTGCTCAATTCGTCCATACTCTTGGATTGTTATTGTCAGATTATTCTTGTCTGCGCGAAAATAATAGAAAGAAGAGAGAAGACTTACCTGCAGAATTTGAAAATTGGATATGTTTCGATAGATGCGCGGAAGACGGAGTGTTAAGAATGTAGGCTGAGTAAATATACTCTTATCACGGTCTCTGCTATCTAACATAATCACACTCGTAACGTCTTTTTTTGTTGCCTTAATCTTGGGAATATTTACACCGGACACATCCGTATGATAAGGCGCCATGTGTTCAGAATATTCCAGTACAATTTGCTCATCGGGGGTGAGATTGGGCCCCGCGGCAGAATTTAACTGGAGTTCAGATGCAAATCGTCTGTAGTTTGGCTGGTCTGATACGAAATCTAACTCAGAGGCTGTATCAGAGCCCGAAGTATCCGAATCAGAGTCTTCTGAATCAGATGTATAGGGTCTATAATACTTTTTTGGCTGTTCTTGTGCCATCCTATCCATTTGTGGCGTTTTTACTTAGGCCTTTACTGTCGTGACTAAAAGAACAGATTAACCGTTGAATCTTAAAATGGTATCATAGTTTATAAAAATTATGATAAAAGATTAATAGATTAAGACTATTATATTAAGCAGTAGCAGGAAGTGTGGCATATATTCCTATTATGATAGAGGGTGTGCTTGTTATTAGAGAATAACTTAACGTGATACCCTCAAACTTGGCTTGAAGATTTGCTAGGAATGCTGTTGATATATCGTAACCAAGGCAGAAATTAACATAAGGCCATACTTCTCTATAGTTTCCATCGCTACATAAGTATGTTGAGCCATTTTGTTGCATTGGCATACTGATTACGTATTCAAATATCTTATAAGAGGGAGGGTGTGACAGAGCAACCCACTTATGAAGAGTATTTGTATAGGCATCCACATCAAACTTTTCAAGTATCGCTTTATTATTTTTTTCTAATTCTACAAGAACCTGATTTGATGAACTTATTGATGCTAGGCTTATCATTTCTTCTAGAATAGAAAGAATACTTTTTAAATAGGCTCAGAAGAATATATATTGAGTTGTATTGTATGCAACAACCGTTATACTTGTATTGGAGTACAGTGTGGTTTGTGCAGTTGTAAATCCTGATGCACCACTTGCATATGTTACAGTTAGTGTTGTGTCACCGCTTGTAGAGCTATTACGAATTGTCCAGTATTTTCCAATATTTGAATTCGCAGAGGGCTGAGGAAGAGATGCAATTGTTACACCGCCTGCTATGTTTCCAGATATATAATAGTACGTACCGAATGATGCAATTGTTGGTGAAATTGTCGTCATAGATGCGCCGGCGCCCGAAACCGCTGAAAATAAAATGGCACCACGCGTCGGGCCATTCACATCCAGCGCAAAGCCAGAGCCAGGTGCGTTTGAAACACCAACCTGTGTAGTAAATGTTGTTATACCTGTGACTCCTAGAGTACCACCGAGACTTGTCGCATTTGCACCTACAACAGTAAATGTATTGGAGAGGGAGGTTGCACCTGTTACTCCTAGAGTTCCGCCAAGTGCTGTTGCACCGGTGCCTGATACCGTCAGTGCATTTGAAAGTGTTGTTGCACCTGTTACTCCTAGAGTTCCGCCAAGTGCTGTTGCACCGGTACCTGATACCGTCAGTGCATTTGAAAGTGTTGTTGCACCTGTCACTCCTAGAGCACCACCAAGTGCCGTTGCATATGCACCTACAACTGTGAGTGTATTGGAGAGAGATATTGCACCTGTCACACCTAGGGTGCCACCGAGTGTTGTTGCATATGCTCCTATAATAGCAAGTGTATTGGAGAGAGAGGTTGCACCTGTTACTCCTACAGTATTTGAGATAGTTGTTGCACCTGTCACACCAAGTGTTCCGCCAAGTGTTGTCGCATTTGCTCCTACAACCGCAAGTGTATTGGAGAGGGAGGTTGCACCTGAGACACCTAGAGTACCACCGAGTGTTGTCGCATTTGCTCCTACAACCGCAAGTGTATTGGAGAGGGAGGTTGCACCTGAGACACCTAGAGTACCACCAAGTGTTGTCGCATTTGCTCCTACAACCGCGAGTGTATTGGAGAGAGAGGTTGCACCTGTTACTCCTATAGTATTTGAGATAGTTGTTGCGCCTGTCACTCCAAGGGTTCCACCGAGTGTTGTTGCATATGCTCCTACAACGGCGAGTGTATTTGAATGAGAGGTTGCACCTACTGTACCAAGGGTTCCACCGAGTGTTGTCGCATTTGCTCCTACAACTGTGAGTGTATTAGAAAGAGAGGTTGCACCTGTAACTCCAAGAGTTCCACCCAAAGCAGTCGCATTTGCACCTGATACTGTTAGAGTATTAGAGAGGGTTGTTGCAGCTGCAACTCCTAGGGTGCCACCAAGCGATGTTGCATATGCACCTACAACAGAAAGAGCATTTGAGTGTGATGTTGTACCGCCTGTTGTACCAAGTGTATTGCTTATCACTGTTGCACCCGCAACACCTAGTGTTCCACCAATTGTTGTTGTAGTTAATGCTCCTACAACTGATAAATTACTATTCAGTGTTGTTGCGCCAGTGACTCCTAGTGTTCCACCAATTGACGTTGCAGTTAATCCTCCTACAACTGATAAATTACTATTTAGCGTTGTTGCTCCTGTAACTGCCAATGTATTGGAGAGAGTAGTTGCGGCTCCAACACCGAGTGTATTTGATAAAGATGCTGCGAGACCAACCGCGAGTGTATTAGAAAGGGTTGTTACACCTGTTACGCCCAATGTACCACCAAGTGCAGTAGCATTTGCACCTACTACTGTGAGTGTATTGGAGAGAGATGCCGCACCTGAAACACCAAGAGTTCCACCCAAAGCAGTCGCATTTACACCTACAACTGTTAATGTATTAGAAAGAGAGGTTGCACCTGTTACTCCTAGGGTTCCACCCAAAGCAGTCGCATTTACACCTGATACTGTTAAAGTATTCGACAGGGCAGTTGCACCTGTCACACCAAGAGTGTTTGACAGGGTGGTTGCACCTGTCACACCTAGTGTGCCACCAAGCGCAGTTGCACCTGTACCTACAACCGTGAGTGTATTGGAGAGAGATGTTGCACCTGTCACACCTAGGGTGCCACCGAGAGCTGTTGCATTTACACCTACGACTGTGAGTGTATTGGAGAGAGATGTCGCACCTGTCACACCTAGGGTGCCACCAAGCGCAGTCGCATTTGCACCTACGACTGTGAGCGTATTTGAGAGAGACGTGGCATTTCCTACTGCGAGTGTATTAGAGAGTGTTGCTGCACCCGTGACACCTAGTGTGCCACCTAGAGTTGTCGCATTTACACCTACCACTGCAAGTGTATTGGAGAGGGATGTTGCACCTGTCACACCTAGTGTTCCACCGAGCGCAGTTGCATTTGCACCTACAACCGTGAGTGTATTGGAGAGAGATGTTGCACCGGTGACTCCTAGTGTACCACCGAGCGCAGTTGCATTTGCACCTACTACTGTGAGTGTATTCGAGAGTGATGTGGTATTTGCTACTGCGAGTGTATTCGAGAGTGTTGTAGCGCCTGTCACACCAAGTGTTCCGCCGAGAGCTGTTGCATTTACACCTACTACTGTGAGTGTATTGGAAAGGGATGTTGCACCTGTAACACCAAGGGTGCCACCAAGTGCAGTTGCATATGCACCTACAACTGAAAGAGCATTCGAATGTGTCGTCGCTCCTACTGTGGCGAGTGTGTTCGAGAGTGTTGCTGCGCCTGTCACTCCTAGTGTACCACCAAGTGCAGTCGCATTTGCACCTACGACTGTGAGTGTATTGGAGAGGGATGTTGCTCCTGTCACACCTAGTGTTCCACCGAGGGCAGTTGCACCTGTGCCAACAACCGTGAGTGTATTGGAGAGAGATGTGGCACCCGTGACACCGAGTGTACCACCAAGTGCAGTCGCATTTGCACCCACAACTGTGAGTGTATTGGAGAGTGTTGTAGTATTTGCTACTGCAAGTGTGTTCGAGAGTACTGTAGCACCTCCCACATTTAGCGTACCAGTCTGTATTGTGTTTCCAGCAACACCGAGAGTTCCAGTATTACTGGAATTTACAAAAGTCGCATTACCCACGTTTGATAGAACACCTGCATTGCTGAAATATGCTGAACCGGTCGTCATAACTATGTTGCTAGAAGTGGTGGTAATTCCAGCAATACCGAGTGTTCCAGTATTACTCGAATTTACAAAGGTTGCATTTCCAATATTTGATAAGAACCCCGCATTACTGAAATAAGAGGCTCCACCCGTCATTGTAAGATTTCCTGTGAAATTTCCAGGTCCATTTACGTCTAATACATATCGCGCAGCATTAGAATTAATCGCGATAGAAGATGCGTAATTTTGCATGGAGCTGAGATACGTGATTTGTCCACTGCTTACACGAAGAGTGGAGATAGATGCAAAATTTGCAAATAGAGTTGAAGTTGCAGTTGTACTTACAAGAAGTGTTGATATCTGCGCAACATCTGACTTAAATGAAGAGATATAGCCTGAATTACCAAAGAGTGTTGAGAATGAGAAGTTGTTTGCAAACAGTGTCGAGGTTATAGTTGTGCTTACAAGGAGCGTTGATATCTGCGCAACATCGCTCATTAAACTAGAAATAACACCATAACCGGCAGTAAGAGTACTCACTTCCATCGTCGAGAACTGGCCATCATTCGCAAAGAGAGAAGAGATGTAGGAAGTGCTTATTAAAAGAGATGAGAATGTACCTGCCATTGCATTCATCGTTGAGGTTGTAAAGGTTGCTGAATTCAGTGCAATCGTCGATACCTGGGTCATTGCAATATTAAAATCACCTTGGCCTAAATATGATGTCTTCGAACCGAGGGCAATATAGAGGTTTGATAAACCTATAATTGTACTCTGAAGCGAGAGTGACGAGATAGCTGGCATATTTATAAGGGCTGAGCCGTCGCCTGTTATACTGCTTACGTTCAAACTGCTGATATAACTGTTGAACGCATATAAGTTTCCACCAACATATGCATTATTTATTGTTGAAAGACTTGACGTTAGAGTTATATTTGCTCCAATACTCTGAAGAAGTGTTGTGCTGATAAAAAGAACGCCTGTTGAAATTACTGTGGCGTAAATCGAGCTTGTTAACATGTACTGTGATGTTACACCCTGTACGGATGCGACGGTCTGGGCTGCGTTGAATGCGAAGGTATTTTGTGCAGCCCATGTCTGAGGATTCAGATTTCCAACTGTTATGAAACCATATGGCTGATTGATAACAAGACTACTGGGATAGTTTGTGTCAAGTAAATTGACACCCGAAATTGTACTTACAATAATGCGTCTTGTAGGCGACAAAAATCCTCCAGTATCTCTTATATTTACGATACGCCCGGGAAGGGTACTGTTTGAAAGTAATACTACATAGTCACCGTGATTTGGTATAGTGGATGAATCTATAAAAACAACTGATGTGTTTGAAGTAACAGTTGTAGTTTGAAAAATAGTCTGTGACATACTCTATTAATGAATTTCTTTTTATCGCATCTAAAGTTCACCGCGTGTGATAGAAGAGATGAGTAAGAATCCTCAGCTAAATGCAAGTAATTATATTTTGAATACACTCCCATTACAAAATGTAATTACAAATATTTCGGGTCTGAACCCTATAGATACATTGATTACTGAAGTTGGGCAAATCCAAGAGATGGTAGATTATTCACGTAAGAGAATTAATGCCAACGTGATAGCATCTTTCAGTAATTCAGTGACACCTATCTCACTTATCAATAGTCTAAATTTATGCAATGCAAATCTATATTCGAACGGTGTTCTCTTTGGCGGCGGCTCGAGTAATACATTCAATGAAGGAATTACTGTTCTTTCAGGTGTTGCAGGGCTTGTTCTAACCTCTACCAATGTGACTCTTAATTCAGGGTCTACGGGTTTGAACCTAAGTTCTTCAAACGTGACTATATCAGCTCAGGGGTCTAGTAATAACGTCGTTGTAGATAGCAATACAAGTTTCTATAATCCTGTCTATATAAGCACAACTCTTACGATTAATGATAATCCTATTCAAGGTACTAGTCTACAATGCCTTGATATGATTGGCACTACTGCATGGGGATATGTGAGCACACTTGCGACAAGTGATATTGTGACGATTTCAGGTTCTTCGGGCGAGGTTGCCAGGTTCACAAGCGGGGGTCGTCTAGGAATTGGTATCACAAATCCTGCCGACTCAGTTGATGTACATGGGACAGGTTCCTTTACAGGGCGTGTGACCGCGTTTGAGTTCCTCTCACTCTCAGATAGACGGTTCAAGACAAATATTACTAGCATTGAAAATGCAGGTGCTTTATTGTCTAAGATGCGCGGTGTCCGTTTCATGTGGCGCGACTTGAGTAATAACGATATTGGTGTAATTGCCCAGGAACTACAGGAAGTTCTTCCTGAAGCTGTCATAGGCGTTGAAGAGATAAACCCAAAGCTGAGTGTTGCATATCACAAGATTATACCTGTTCTGATTGAAGTCGTGAATGATTTGCAGACACGAATACGAGAGCTGGAGAGGCTATTATCAGTTAAAAATATTGAGAAAGGCTGAGTTTTGCTGCGGATTGCGAATATGCATTGTATTGCAGCCAGGTGCTACATAGGTTCCAGCAGTAGGCATCGCATGAGCAACAGTATACATTCCTGCTGTATTATTTACTAAGAACCCAGTGCTGATTCCAAGGCGCACATATTTTGAATATACGTTTGAAATATATGCACCTCCACCTAGTGCATACTGATTCCATGGCATATAATCAGTGAACGTGGTATTAGGTATAATTGTATTTGTAATAGTTGGAGGAGCACCTGGTATTGTTGACTGATATGATATAAACGTAGAAATGGGCTGAAGCGGCGCATTTCCGTTTACAGACATTGGAAACATAAGAACTGGATTGTATTCAAGACTCACGTTTGTACTCAGTGAATTGATGAATGAAATCGACGTTGATAAATTCAGTGAGAGTGTGCTCAAGTAAATAGCACCATTATTTGATGTAAATGTAATATTATCTCCACGTGTTCCAAAGAATCCAAGGGAACTTACTAAACTCTTCTTAGGTGTAAACAAAGGTGTGAAATTCGTCGTCATTGTTGTACTAAGTGATGAAAAATAGACTTTTGAATTGACTACTGAATTTGATAACATTGTTGAAAGAACATAGATAGAGTTTGAAGTGCCAACATTTGAATACAGATTTGATATTTTATTAATAAGACCAACTGAGGTGCTTATATTTTGCGGCGTAGTGTAAGAATAATTTGACAAGAAGGATGAGAATCCAGTTATTAGATTTCCTGTCAGAGAACTATATAGTGTAGAATATCCGCGAACGGTTGAAGCTAAGCTATTATAAATGAATGTGGAAATCGTTGACTGATTCACTGCATAATAATAACTAGATAGGGTGGAAATTTGTAAAGGAACACTTCCACTAAGCGATGAATAAAGCGTAGAGAATGTGGAAATATTACTCTGCGCATATGTACTCAGAGCAAGATAGGTTGATGAGATTTGGTAAGAAGAGAGCTGATATCCTATTGACGTAGAAAAGCTTGATATACTATATGCAAAATCCTTCTTAGATATAAAAAGGGTTGAAGCTGTAGTTAGAATAGAGCTATTAAGTGTGAAAACTTCACCTGATAAACCTTGATATCCTGCCGAGGTGAACCCTTGGATTCCTACAAAAACAGTATTTGTAGGCGAAGGCGTCAGTGTGATATCTCCTGTTCCCATAAATGTCAGAGTGGAGAGCATAGGTGTAATAGGAAAGGTTGTAAAAGGAGTCGTTGGGTTCTTTGTAAACGTTGATGTATTAGAGAGAATATTGAAATTCTTGATACCTGCGTTGAAATAAATAACCTGATGGGTTGTATCGGTTGAGATTTGGAGACCACCTAGACTTGATAGAGTGAGTGAAGGTGTCAGCGCATTGCTTGTAAATGCGGCCAAGGAAGATTGGCCTTGTACTGATATTGTCTGAAACGCCTTCGCATAGACATATGTACCATTAGAACCGGGACCTGCGTCAGTAAATCCAATGCCATTTCCAGGCATCAAACTAAATGTTCGCGAGGTCGGTGTTGCAGAATATAGTGTCGAATTAATATTGATTTGCTGGAACGATGGATACGTTCCAACTGTGCTAACTAATGACCAATATGTCCCACCCAAGCCGTCACTCATAAGAACTGAGGTCGATGGAATAAATGAGTTATTAGGTCCGCGAACGAGAACTTTACGTAATGTAATTAAATCTACATCAAGTGTCTTTCTACTTGAAGCCATCTAAGTCAATCTTTGTTTTTTATTTAGGCAGTACGAATCCCATTATTAATATGAATAGTGATTGCACCTGTAGGCTGCATACTGTTACTCCATTGTGTCATAGTATAAATATTAAGATGACAGTCATTACTTGATGCACTAGGCACCACGATACCGCCATATACATTTGGATTCACCGAGTATAAATATGGTTTATTTACATTAATAATACTTGAATGAAAATGCGTGATAATATATGGGTCTGAGTTATATAAAAGGAGATGGTCAGTATTTAGCCGCATACGTATGGGCCTTGAATACACCTCTTGGTACTGATTTGCATTTGGAAGGGTACGTATATTAAAATACATCATGTCGCTAAAAATAGTTTCAGGTATTGTGATACCATCGTGTACAAGAAAGGTTGAAACTTGGTATGCATTTGTAGATATTGTACTCAAATTGAGCGTTTTAAAACCATATGATGGGATATAATCCATATATACGTAAGAATTACTATCAATATAAGGGATGATACCGCTCAGATTTACTGAACATGTCGATAGAATCGTATCAAATTGAAATCCTATAGCCTGGTTTACACCTGCGAAAACTGTATAGGGAGGAAAGAATACATAGTCTTCGCGATTCGTTTTAGCGAGCGCTGAAAATGTGGTTGTCATACTCGTTGAAAAACTACTGAAGGGTGTTGCAAATGTAGTATAAATAACAGAGCTAAATTTATCAAAATCTGCGACAGTTGATGCAATTTTACCATAAATACCCATAGTTGTACTTTGCACTTGAAGAGTTATCGTTGATGTATTGTATATATTAACTATACCAGCATTATTTGTAATAGAATTAAGCCTATTCGATATTACTGTAGAGGCGTTCTTTATATCATAAATTACATTTCTGAAGGTTGAGTTTTTATAAAGGTAAAAGGCCGCGCCAAATGTAGATGTTATTGTTGTTGATGTATTTACTATCATCTGATTATACAAAGTTGTTGAAATATTTCCCATCTGCGATGAAATATTTTGAATAGTTGATGTAAAAAAGGTTGAATATAATGAAAGCGTAGATGTGTAATACTGATTAACATCAATTGTTTTATAATAAAGTAAAGAACTTATAGTAGATTGTGAGAGAAAGGCTTGTTGAAGAGAAGACTGTCCATATAGACTCTTATATATATAGATGCTGGAGAGTGTTGAAAGTGTTCCTGTTGAAATTGTACTCGCATTTGAGAAGAGAGCCGAGTATCCTGTGCTTGTAAAAGTGCTGATTCCTATACCGATGTAGTAAGAAGGAAGAAATGTGCTGAGTAAAATATCACCCTGTCCTGCGAACATAATAGAAGAGACAAGGTCATTCAGAGAAAGATTGGATGTGCCTATCTTGAAGGTTGGTTGGCGAATTTCATAGGTGAGTAGATTATTTCGTCCTGTTGTAAACAAAGTATTACCAAGAGATGATAGAGTAAGTGTTGACATATCTTTCATAGATGATAGGCCAGGCACCATAAACTCATTAAATGCATGGGAGATGATAGAGGTCGAATACTTCCCTACAGGAGTAAAATCGATACCCTTCCCTGAATAAAAGCTCATAATGTTATAACTTGCATCTGCAACGTAGACACCTGGAGAGGTGGAAATACGACTAAACCCAGTCTCACCTTTTACAGACATCGGTGTAGATAGTGTTGACCAGTACGTACCTCCCAGACCATCGGAAGTAAGCGAAGTATATGCTAATGTTCCTGGTGCTGTACGTATAGTTTGTAAAGTTATAACATCATATTCTCTTGTTGTCATCCTCTTGTTTAAACTAAGGTATTTTGTATTGTTAGAAATACGGAGTTCGTGGATGCCATGTAAATTTGTATATTAGAATTTGCTAGACCAGGTGTGAGTCCTGTTGCAAAAGCATTCGGAATTCTATGGTGCAGAACATACTCCTCCAGATAATTTGAAGGTGACGCGGCGAGCTGAGAGCCACTGAAGCGCATACGAATGGGGGCCTGGAAAAAATTCGACATTCCATCAGTAAATGAATTCATAACGAGCAGTGAATTATTTGTTGTGGTTAAGAGCGGGATTCCTTGGTAACTCAAGAATGTACTCATCGGCATTGTGACGGTATTTGCTACATTTCTCGGAAATCCAGCGCAGAAAATGAAATTGGGATAAATATCCGCGGTTATCTGTGAATTTGAATTGATATAGTTTGAAAATAACTCAAGCTGTAGCTGAGCAGTTGAAAAGAAGAAGTCATTCGAAGTTGTTGATGCAGTTGTGATACCATTTGTTCCCCTATACGTGATAGAAGAATTGTAGAAATTGCTTGTATAAGATATATTTCCAAGATTGGTTACATACACGTTTGCACCGCTATTAATCACGAGACTTCCTGCCGCATTTACCTGAACGATACGAAGTAGACTGGCCGTTGTACTCTGGAGAGAAAGACTTGATACATATCCATAACTTCCAAGACCTGTAATCGTGCTCTGCTGGGCATACCGAACGATGTTACGAACCGACGTGAATGTACTCTGGAGAGAGAGTGAAGATAGATATCCAACTGTGCCTAGACTTGCAATTGTACTTGCAAGACTGGGATTTGTTACAAATCCTATATTTGAAAGACCTGACACTGTGCTCGCGAGCTGACTTGTGCTTAGATATCCGAGGTTTCCTAATCCTATATTTGTACTTGCTCCGAATATCTGTAAAAGATTATTCATAGAATTGGTTACAATCTGCTGAACTCCAGATGTACTCACATATCCCAGGTTTCCTAACCCTTGTATTGTGCTTTGTATAGCACTTGTTGATACATATCCTATTGACCCTAGACCATCGACTGTGCTAAATATAAGAGGACCTGTGACGGCGCCCGGTAATGCCGAGGTTGAAACGAGTGTCTGGAGAATTGTAATTGAGTTTGAAAAGCTGTTTATTGTGCTGGGTAAGTATCCCATGCTCGGCGAGACATTCTTTATATTTGTGAATGTATCCTGCCAAGTTAATCCTCCCTGTCCATCCGTTGAAAGAATATACTGTGACGGAACTGGAAGATTTGTGTTTGAATCTATAGCAAAAAGGCTCCGGAAGATAAGTAAATCTGTATCTAGTGAGCGCCCACTCATCTAACGCTTCTGATTATTTTTAAGCTGGGCACATAAACTCAAAAGTCTTAATTTTGAGTTTAACGGCAGTGCCGTTCAGATTCGTTTTAAAAAACGAATCTTCACGGTAGTATGACAGGAGGAGGTGGTCTCTTACAATTAGTAGCACAAGGAAAACAGGATGTCTTTCTTACAGGAAATCCTCAGATAACATGGTTTAAGATGGTATATAGGCGCTATACAACTTTTGCAGTCGAATCTCAGCCCATGTATTTTGACGGCGACCCTGATTTTGGTAAGCGGTTAAGCTGTCTTGTACCTCGGCGTGGAGATTTGCTAGGACCTATGCTCATAGAAGTTACACTTCCACAGCTCTATCAGACAGATGGAACACCTGTCTCTTATTGTAATGCAATCGGCCATGCGCTCATTGATGAAATCAGCGTTGAGATTGGTGAGCAGGAGATTGATAAGCAGACTGGAGAATGGATGGAAGTTTGGTCCTCTCTTACGACGACAGCTGATAAGAAGGATGGATTTTATGATATGATTGGTAAGGTTGATGCATATACGACGCCTCAGCTAAATGGGCCGCTGAAGCTCTATATTCCTCTTCGCTTCTGGTTCAATACAAATCCTGGCCTCTACCTTCCTCTTCTTGCACTCCAGTATCATCCTATTCGTATTAATGTCAAACTCCGCCCCTTGCAGGACCTCTTCTATAGCACCCAGCTTATCGCAAACTGCGCGACGACTCAGGTAAACCCTGCAAAGATAACACATATGCAAATGTGGGGTGATTATGTGTATCTTGATGTGGAAGAGCGGCGCCGTTTTGTTGCAAATACGCATGAATACCTTATTGAACAGGTGCAGTATACACCGAATCTTTCTATTCCAGCTGGAAACACGAATGTGAGTGTACCGATTGAGTTCAATCACCCGTGCAAGGAATTTATCTGGCTCATCCAACGCAATGTCATGACCCAGTATCATGAGTGGTTTAACTACAGTAGTTTAGCGACAAATGAACAGGGTACTCGTCTTGACCTCCTCTCTACGGCACTTGTCCAACTTGATGGCCAAGACAGATTTGAACAGAGAGATGCTGGCTACTTCCGCCTTGTTCAGCCTTGGCAGCACCATACAGCTGTACCCAGTGATGATTTCATCTACCTCTACAGTTTTGCACTGAAGCCTGAAGACCAGCAGCCGAGTGGAACACTGAATGCATCGCGCGTAGACACTATTATTCTGAGTGCTGCACTTACACCTGATACGGCACTGTCTCCTGCTCGTGGCAATGCCTCTATCATTGTGTATGCTAAGAACTATAATGTGTTGCGCGTGGTGAATGGCTTTGGAGGTGTTCTCTTTACAATTTAGATGGACTCTGTGTTATCAGCAGCAAAAGCAGCAGTGGCACCAGTGGCACAACCAAAAGCAAAAGTGCCCTTATGGTTGTGGAAGGCTCTTGCTATTTTCCCTTTAACAGGTCTCTTAGGTGTAGACTACTATTCGGCCGGTTCAGTTGAAAGTGCAGTTGCCAAGTTTCTAGTGAATCTTGTAACCCTGGGTGCATGGTATTTCCACGATGCACTCTATGCATTTGACGGTAATAAAGTCATGACTGAAGGCCTCAAATTCCCCTTTTTGGAGACAGTCTCATTGAATCCTGGTGTTGTTTCATCCGAGGCACCTTTTGATACAAATGCAAAAACACTTCTTTTTATTTTATTAACAGGATTTTCTGCTCTCATTTATGGTATTGCATGGTTTTTCGGTGAAACGAATGGTGTTGTTGGAGATGTGTCCAAAGCCATGAAGACAATATCAGGTGCTGCAACGGGTGCACTTGGCACCTTCACTGGATATACTGTTTATATTCAGGCCCAGGCTGCAGCAATTTCGAAGGCGGCCTCGGCCATTCCAGGTGGAACCCAGATAACAAACCTTGCTAAAACAGCTGGTTTAATGAAGGGCGGCGCCAAAAGCGAGGCAGTAGTAACAGGTGATTTCTTCGCCCTCGGTACGCTATTTGTAGTGGCCTTCGCAGGTTTTGCGCTTTCATCTGTCCGCTCAAAGTCTTTAGTCTAAAAAATGCAGAAGTATGCCCCGTTTGATAGCGGTGTCCCTGAGATGAAGATGCTGGAAACACAAGAAATGTTTGAGCAACTCATTGGCCGCTCAACGGAGCCTGCAGTTCCCGGTTCCCATCTTATCTATTTCACGGCGAAGTGGTGCGGGGCTTGCAAACGTATCAAGATGAATGAGGTTATTGCTGCATCTGCTCATATCAATCTCCTAAAATGCGACGTCGATATGAATAACTATACGGCTGGCTTCTGCAATATCCGCTCAATTCCCACATTTCTTGCGATTCAAGACAACAAGATAATAGGTCAGCTAGGAAGCGCTGATACGGGAAAGATTGTTGACTGGGTCCGTCAATTATTTCCAGAGAAAAAGTAAGGATGGCATGTGATACACTTATAATAGGCGGCGGTATTGCCGGTTTATATTGTGCTCGAGAACTTCTCAAACACAATCCAAACAAAACTGTGCTTATTTGTGAAAAATATAACGAGCTTGGTGGGCGGATGTTAACTTATCATAAAGATGGTATTTCATGGGAGAAAGGCGCTGGGCGCATCTCGGATAAGCATATTATGCTGCATGGTCTTCTGAAAGAATATGGCTTACACACTATACCACTGAATGGTTCTTTACGATTCAGACAAAACGGTACTGCTCCATTTGAAGAGAATCACTTCGAACCCGCGATTGATGTCTTTCTTGGACCGCTTCGTATGTTGCCTGCCTCCGTTCTTGCGACTCACACTCTTAAAGAGGTACTTGTGAAAGTCTATGGACCCCAAGAGACGCAGAAATGGATGGACCGATTTCCCTATGATGCTGAAGTCACTGTTATGAGAGCAGATATGGCTCTTCGTGAGTTTTTTGACGAGATGAAGTCACATGAGGGATATAGTATTTGTAAAGAGGGATTTAACTCTTTAGTCCATGTGATGGGGAAGGATGTCAAGAAACGCGGTGGTCATATTCGTCTTGAATATGAGGCTATGCAAGTAATGAAAGGGCATGCGACTTTCAAGGTACCAGATGGTGAGATAGTAATTTCAGCGAAGAAGATAATTCTTGCTATGCCTGTGAATGCTCTAAAGAAGCTGATTAAATGGAAAGGTCTTTCTTATGTTGTCAGCGCACCGCTCCTCCGTGTCTACGCCAAGTTTGAGAAACCTTGGTTCGCAGGGGTTGGGCGTGTTGTCACACCTTTGCCGATTCGATACTTCATACCCTCTTCAGAGAAAGATAGTACTGCGATGGTGTCCTATACAGATAATGTATTTGCAAAGCACTATATGAAGTCGGACAAACTTCAAGAGACTATCATGAAAGATTTACGCGACCTTTTTCCTGAGAAGGAGATTGGTGAACCTACTATATTTAAGAGCTATCCTTGGGATGATGGTGTTAGCTACTGGGTTCCTGGAAACTATGAACCGGCAGATATCTCCGAGGGTGCATTGAATCCTATGCCTGGAATCTATATATGCGGGGAAAGTTTTAGTCTAAGACAGGGGTGGATAGAAGGGGCCCTGGAGCACACGGCGGCTCTTTTAAAGAAGCATTTAGTATAGAATGGTCTCAAAAACAAGAAAGGTGCGAAGTAAATCGTATAAAATTCATGATAATGGAAGTAGGCCTTTTACTGCAGTTGTTGTTCCTGGAAAAGTAACTGTTTTTACTGATGAGAAGGAGATTCTTAGTAAGAAATATAAGGAGATTTATATCGGTGACAACCTCTTAGCTTCACCTGATTTCGATTCAAAGAAAGGCGACCCCTTTTTTAAAGGAAATACACTTCTGGCACAAATAGGCGCGAAAAAATACATGTATATTGGTGAAAGTATTTACGAATTTGAACTTGCCGCGGGCGATACCTTTGTTCAATACTATTCACCGGTTGGAAATAATGATGTTCCTTACGCATATGTTTTAGGAGAGAAATTTATCTACTTTATGTGGGATAAAACCTATTTTCCTACTGACCTCTTTGACCTGAAGAAGGATGCAAGTATGCAAATGATTCATTATACAATTAAGCCTTTTACAGATAAAGACCCCGAATATCTTGCTATGCGAAAGCGATTCGAGAAGGAAGGTAAGAAGATGAAGGTCAAAGTTTTACAGAAGAGGATTTTTTAATTCTATCTCGTAAAATAGTAATGAATTCGCATGTTGTATTGTCATTAGCGCATATCTTCATAATTGTTCCCTTTCTCCTCTATGTCGCCTTTCAGCGCGCGGCCTCCCCAGAGTGGCTCTACTGGACGGTCTTTGCTGTCGGCTTGACGGTCTTCATGATACACTCTGTCAAGGCTGCCTACAGATATATCGCCGGTTCAACCTATCTCTGGGTCAACTTGTTCCATGTTCTTTTAATCGCGCCTCTTCTCATCTACATCGGCTACAACGGAAAAAAGACTCCTCGCGCCGCCTATGAGATTTTAGCGATTGCTGCCTTCGGTGCACTTGGCTACCATGTCTATAATATTCTCATGCAGACACAGCTTGTGTCTGTTGACTGACAGCTAGGACGCTGTTGGATACAGCTAGGCAAGTAGACCCCTCAACTGACTACTCCTTACAGTATCTGTAAGGGAGATACAATGTGTCGCATGATACTGAAATGCGGTATTTGACTGAAATTCCTTCTTACACTTCTTACAACTGATACAGTTATCAGTCTCACTAAGAATTGTATTCACTTCCTTGATACAGTGCTTTCGCATGTAATGAATGAGAAGATTCCCATGTGCAAGAGTGTGAAATGTACAGCCATCAAGTGGGCACTTCAGAAGAGGAACCTTCTTGGCCTCCTTTGTCTCTGGATGCTTTGCTGCAATATGAAGCTCAAGACGCTGCTTTGAAAGACACTTATACTCACAGACTGTGCACTCATGAGGCAGGTCTCCCTCGCAAATACGACGATGCATATTCATTGTAGAGGGTAGACGCTTCTTTGCACCGCAATGCGGGCAAATATACAAACCTGCCTCATCACGCGAATATGTAAAAGTCATATATGTTGGTAATTAGATGCTGGAAATAGTGGGCTTCAATTTTATTCTCCTTTACTAGATGACAACTAGGAGACAAAAAAAGAGAGGGGGCTGCATAGGAAATGCGTGCAAACGAACACTCAAGCGGTTCACTAATTATTTCGCCCCGCGTTTTCCAGTATTCCGAGGACCTCTAGAGTCTACTACACCGCCCGATGACCCTGCGTTTTATAAGAAAATGCTTGCATACCTAGAATCAATAAAAGGTACTCCCGAGAAAATTCTTGAAGCCTCTAAGAAAATCATAAAGTTTTTTAAAATGACTTATTTGGATGAGGTTCCCAATGTTAAAGCCGCAATCGATAATACCGCCCCCTTCTTGAATAGAAATAATAATACAGTTGACGCGTCAAAGGAATCTTATCACCGCCTTAGTGTAATTCTAAAAAAGATTATTAACGACTGGAATGATGAGTTTCCCTCTCAGTATTCTATATCACACAGATGGAATCCTGATATCTACGAATTAATTCAAGAGGCAAAACAATATAAGAGACAGGCTAGAAATCTAGTACGCGCATCCACTACTTCAAAAGAAGGGCTTGAATTTATTCCAGGAGGAGAGGGTCCTATGAGTTTGGTCGCCGAATCTCTTACAGGAGAGAGGGGCACATCTCCGCATTATAGAACAGGACTACCTCGTATACACTCTATAGAGGCGAAGACACAGCTAAGGCAGATAAAGAATAGATACAACAGAATTGCTGAACAGTTGACGGTTTAAACTTGGAACGTTTACTCTTCATAAGGATGTCTATTACGATTGTAACAATGGCAATCGGCGCCGATTTTAAGAAGGGACTTGAGAAGGCTCTAGCCTCTAAGAGGAGCTATGCTGAGCGGCATGGTTATACCTACATAGAGGGCGGTGAGGAGTTCTGGGACAGGACAAAGCCTATCCCCTGGTCAAAGATTCCGTTTCTTCTGGATATCTTGGGTCGGTTACCCGAGGGGGCTCTACTCTGGCTTTCAGATGCCGACGTTCTTATCACAAATCCTGCGTTGACGGTGGAAGAACAGATGGGGTCTCTACTACCTGCATCCAAGGATATGCTTCTCTGCATTGATGCATGTGCGCACATCAATAGTGGAAATATTCTTATGCGAAATACATCATGGATGCGTGATTACTGGAAGCGTGTGGGTGAACAGACGGACCTCACCTATCATATCTGGTGGGAGAATGCGGCAATGATTAAGTTACTGGAGACAGTGCCTAGTGACCTTGCTCACACCGAGATTACGAATAAGCATACGCGCTTTAATGCATATCTGCGTGGCGTTCCTGGCGAGTCCCTTTGGAAGCCTGGCGATTTCCTCGTTCATTTTGCAGGAGTCTACGATGTCAAGGAAATCCAGCGTCTGATTTTAGAGATTGAGACGGGTGGTGTGCCTAGGCTTTCTATGTAAGTGCAAAAAATCTAATCTATATATATAAAATGCCTGTTACTCGTAAGAATCGCCAGAATCGCCAGAATCGCCAGGAGGGAGGAGCCATGGTCACGGTGGGCAGCGCTGCCCAGGTTTTCCACGGCACGGCCAAGCACACGTCCGGTGGCCTGAAGAAGACTGACCTGATGAAGACTAAGAAGGGTCGCATTGTGAGCAAGAAGAAGCACGCGGCTGGAAAGAAGGCCATGACGCGTCTGCGTAAGATGGGCTATGTCGCGAAGAAGGGCACGTTCAAGCTCTTCAAGAAGATGTGAAGCATCTTCTTTTAGTGAAACGCAAGAAGATGTAAATTGGCTTTTAGTGAAATCCAATAAATTTGAACATCAGAATTCCATAGTTGGTAGTACTCGCCATGGAATTCTTTACAAAACAAGATATTGTCGCTAGCGGATATGGTGTCCTCTATGCTGTCTCCTCGGCAGGAGAGGCACTTGCAGTGAAGGCTCTAAACTACAACACAGTTCCGCTTCAGCTACCCATATATACTGCGCTGCTCAGTAATCAGCTCTGGATATTCATGCTCCCTCTTTATTGGATACAGAGAGAAGAACGATGGTCTCTAAAAGATAGCTACTGGGGGCAATATTGTATTATAGGATGTCTTACCTTTACTATCACTCTCCTGAGGAATATTAGCCTCAATCTACTACCAGGAAGTGTATTCTCACTTTTGATTAGCACAAGTATTCTATTTAATATTGTGCTAAGCAAACTCTGTCTCAATAAGGTCTTCACTTATTGGCATCTTTCAGCAGCCTTCTTCTGTCTAGCTTCCGCGTGCAGTATTGGATTTGCAGCCCTCTTTACATCTCAAGAAGAGTTCAAGGGAACCGATTATAAAATCGGTGTGATTACGGCTATTCTCTCAGCCTTCTTTGGCGCATTGATGAGTGTCACCCAAGAATACATTCAGCCCACATGGGATAATTACAATATACGTATTGTTGACATAACCATTATATCAAGTCTCATTGCAACAGTGTTAATAGTAATCTACGGAACATTTGGTAAAGAACTTGTGACATGGGCCCCGAGTATCACGATGGCAACACAAAGTCAAGAAGGCCTTATTCTTGTTACCTCTGTAAGTTGTATACTTCCTATTCTAAAACTTCTCGCGCGAAATACGAAATATGCGACAATTAAGAATTCCAGTGCATTCTTCTTTGAGTTTGCTCAGGCGTCTTCTTCTTTGATAGGCTCGGTTTCAAGTATTCTTATCTTTGAAGAGCCATGGGGACCTGGATATATTGCCGCGATTGTTCTCATGACGATTAGTTTCGGTCTGTATATGCAGACAAAACGAGATGTTGTTATGCCACCACCACCTGATTATCCTAAAGGTGAGATACGCGTCAAAAATCCGCTTGCTAGGACAACAACGAATGTGCAAGAAGTAAATGGTAATACGGTTGTAATTGTCACTTTGTGGAAGTAATTCTAATGTGATAAGTAGAATGGCTGCTGACAATACATTAGTTCTCTCAGGTGATATATTAGATTTTTGGTCTGAACGCTCTGGATTTATCAATATGTTACGCTATACAGGAAATGAAGACCGTGACCCGCTGATAATTAATTTAGACCATATTGAAAACCCCGACCTGCTAAAGGATTTAATTACTCTTAATGCATTCCAAAAAACGGGCGGAGTTTTTGTATATGATAAAGCTACTGGAAAACCTTATTTAAATCCGAACAGACCTTATAATATTGATGATGTATATACTTTTCTTGACTATATGGTTATAGAGAATCCCAGAAGGTTTCTTGGTGAACTTGCAAGTAGACAGACTGATAGACCGAGACACTTTAAATACATGATGTATAACAATAGCAGGAATAAGTTTGGTAAATTTAATAACTCTAATTACACACGTGCCAATAAGCATAACAATAACCACAATAGTCTGAGAAATAATAACAATAACAACAACAACAACAACAATAGCAATATAGTTTTAGGATTTATAAATGATAATGCAATGCGTGCGAGTTCTAGAATAAGTAATAGGAATCGTGCAAAAATTAATAAGATAACAAGACGTGGTAAAAAATATAACTCCAACTAAATAGTAAGATGGGTTCAACAATTTCTTTACAAAAGACTCCCGAGCAACTGGCTGCTAATTCCAAGAAGGCAGCGAATAATGCCGCGAGAAGGACTATGACTCCTGCAAATGTTGTTGCTGCTCATAATCTGTCTGGTTTGAAGAAACTGCAATGGGGTGGGAAGACACGCAAACACAAGCGTGGTGGTGGTGTCTTCGGAAACCTAGTGAAGAGAGCAACTGGTCGTGCAACATCTGGAAATGTGAATGCTGCTCTTACAGCGCAGGCTGCACAGAATCGTTTTAATAAGGGAACGAGAGAACAAAGACTATACGAACAACAAAGAGCAAATCTTCTTGGTAATGCACCAAAACGTCATAATAAGGCTGAAGCCAATAGACGGGAAGCACAAAAGAGACGCAATGAATACTTACGCGGACTTTCTCACTGCCAGCGTGAAGGTGAATTAAATGGTATTATCATGAATGAAAATCACCCTGCCTTAAAGATTCTTGAAGAGAACGGCATTGTTGGAAAGCAGGGCCTCTCATGTTTCCTGTTAAGTTTATCCTCTGATGGAAAACAATATGGAGACTATATGTTTAAGGCAAACAATCAAGGAAGATGGGGTATCATATTAACAGCAAATGATGAACCTATCTTTAAACTTAGTGCAGATTAATACCTCGCATGTGTCATCCAGTCCCCGATTTCGTGTAAGAGAGCACTCATCTCTTTCGGTTCCATGGTAGTCTTCTGAACAGCCTCTTCCGCATCATACCAATATGCAGTTCCCTTCTTATCTGATTCTCCTATGGATGACCAGACAAGACCCACCTGCGACGCCTTCAGCTCCCGAAGAACAGAAGAGAGATTCATGGCTTGAAGAGCAGATATACCGATTCTGGGACCTAGACCCTCTTCTATTTTTGCCTGCTCTGTGGTCGTGTGCCAGAAAATGGCGGACCACTGAAGACGGGGTGTTTGAGTACTCGCGACGAGTAGAGTAATATCCGGACTCGCCAGGTTCGTAAGAAGAGCAAGCGGAGGTTCGTCGCCAATCCATACAACCCGCACAGGCTTTGCGGCATTCTGAATATAGGTCAGCGCAAGACGAAGGTCCTGAGTCTCCTTGATACGGAAGGTCGCATCCCACTGGACCTTATGCGACCAGTTCATTGGGATATCACGCGAATTTTGGACAATGAGAACCTTGCGTCCACGGCTGAGGAGTTCCTCTTCTAAGAGGGCAAGGCGACTCTGTACCTGTTGTCCGAGGGTTGCGGCAGGGCCGCAGACCCATATACGCTGGCCTTTCAAAGGTGCGGCAAATCCTTCTAGTCTGACGACCGTATCGTTCATCTAGCATATGTCAACAGACACCTGCTGGAAAAAGAAACGCATACCGTCATGGCTTTGAGTTAACTTTTATGTCATATGGTAGTAGTATGCTCCAATATTTAGCAATTGCATTACTCATAATGGTACTTGATTTACCCTGGCTGATTCTCACACAGCCTTATGTGACTAAAATGTTCGGCACTGAACTTACCTTGCGTCTACTACCTGCCATTGTTGTCTATCTTGCCCTTGCTTATCTGGTAAAGCTACCGAAGAAGGCCAGTGAGGCGTTTCTCTTAGGTCTCACAGTCTATGCCGTTTATGACTTTACAAACCTGGCGACTCTCAAGAGATATGACTGGCGCTTTGCTTGTGCTGACAGTATCTGGGGAGGTGTACTCTTTACGGCGGTTTTCTATGCCCTGCATCAAATAAAAGGATTATAAGCCCAGTGGAGCAGGGCCTGTCTTTGTTTCGGCCGACACGTGAGGTCTCCAGGTTTGCAGTTCGCCTTAATTGCCCCCGCGTGCCGAGTAAACGATTTCCATCTCTTGATTTGTATTTCATCTAGAGGCGGTATGCGTCGGCCCATCCAGTACCTGCAATACCATTGGAACCAGCCACGTTCATCCGGATTCTGATGAGGGTCCGATAAGACAGGGTGTTTTTTTGAAATATGGCTGGAAGGTGCCCATCCATTCTCTTTCCACTCAGAGAGGGATAGACGGGACTTTATCTGAAAATAGTTGGCCGAGACATCAGGGCCTTCAGGGTGCAGCTTTCCTAGAGCCCCAGCGTGAAGAAACCACTCGGCAGGAAACTCAAGATAACAGTCGTTCAGATACTTGCCTTCAAAGGCACCCATTGCCAGAATCTCTCCAGGGTCGGCATACGGCGTGAAGGCAAGGTTGGTACCAGGCTCTTCCTCCAACCAATATGAATAATTCTTCTCCATTTTATTTGTGACGTGAATGATGTCGCCTTTTTTGAAGGCCGAAAATGGTCGGCCTTTTTTGGCGAGGGCCTTGTACATTGTCTCCATCTACCATATGAAGTTAATTTTTACGTCTTGTGTTACGCTTCTTCTTCGTACAACTTTTCCAACGATTGTTTAGTAAACATTCGCGTGTATCCTCCAATCCAGGCTTCCAGCCTTTAATATATTTTTTAAAGGGTTCTCCTGTAGTAACTGCAACAATATAATATCCTTTTCTGTCCTTGAATATAACGGAACCGTCTTTATAAGAACCATAAATGACTTTTCCAACTAGGTCTTTTGGCATATTCTATTCTTATGTGTCTTATTATTTTTTGTATCGGTGAGACTTAAAATTGAAGGGGGTTCTTAGTTAGAATCTAGTAGATAAAATGCAGGCACAAGCACAACCACCACATCCTGTATCAGAAGAGGGTAAGCGATTTCTTGCATCGTTATCTCCTCGGGAGCTTGAGCTGCAAACTATGATGAGTAAGAGCCTTGGCTCATCATACTTTGTTGAAAGGACCCACGCATTTAGGAAGTGGAAGCAGCAGAAGCATACCCCTCATCCTCATTCCGCTCCTTGAAATACTTTACAATATCCTCTAGAATCTTTGGAGGGCATACTGCTGTAGGCACTAAGAGCCCATCCTTATTTTTTGTGATATGTGCGAAAGGGTCGTAGGCATTATCGACTAAAATGTGCCAGCGCTCCATATACTTCCGATTCTTCTTCAGACCGTGGAAGTGATGACGGATAACACCTGGTACATAGCCTAGACGTAGATTCTTCGCAGCATCCTGGAATACTTCTATAGAGTTCTTGTAGCCATCTGTCGCATCAGCGTTCACACTCTGGTCACCCTTTCCTAAGAGGGATAGGCTCATGTTGTGGTCACCCGCGCCGAGAATACTGACCTCATAGAGGCCGCCCATTGTCTCATAGGCCTTGCGTGTACAGGCCCATGCATAGCCAGGATGCCACATATTGGCTTGAATACCTCCATACGGCTGCTTCTTAGAGTACTGGAAGCCAAAACTGGGATAGATACCTATCGCGGTCATATTCTTATTCATGTCCACGCAATGGCTGAATGGCTGTACGATATCCTTGTAGCCATTCAGCACTTTAAGAGTGTCAAGTGCCCATGATGTATTCTCAAATTCTATATCGGCATCAATCCAGGCAAAGGCTTTCCACGTGGGGGGTAGCAGCTTTTTTACGCCAATGTTTATCATATTCTCTTTGTGCCAGAGCGGTATTGAACCACGCAGCTGAAGATGACGCTTATTCTTCTTATCAGTCACGTGGAACTCCTGGTCGCCGTAGGCAAGTTCCACGAAGTAGAGTTTTATATTACGCTCCCTTTCCATTCTCATCATGAACTCACGAGCAAGAATATAGCGTCTCGCAAATTGGCATGGGTTTGAGATTACGGCTATCACATGAAGAGTGGTATCTATGGGTTCATTATTCATAATAGCAACACGCGTCTCATCGGGAGGAGAATGTATGAAATCAATCTCTATCCCATTTATAATCGTCATTCACCTATTACCTATTCTTTCTCGGGGCTCTTAAATATTTAAATTAACGCATCATATTTACTACCCTGATAACTAAAAAATAAAGAAGCTTTTGAGCCTCTTTATTTTTTAGTTTTATAACTCTAATAGTCGTTTGACATTAATTTATCCTGTCTTAAGGTCTATGTCTATCCGAGGATACGGAAGTTCTGCTGGGATGTACGACCCGTCCACTGGGAGTTGTTGATGGTCAGCGTCTTCTCGCGCTGCTGGTAGGCAAGCGCATAGCAGGCCGTGGAGTGCACCTTGCGCACAGTCCAGTTGACACCATCAGGGCTCGTCGCCTGTACGTTGTTATCACCACCCGCCACGAACATCTGACCGTTCCACGCAATCGCGTAGCCGTTGGTGAAGATTGCAGCAGACGCAGAGGCCGTCACACCAGTCCAGGTTGAGCCGTTGTACGAGTACGCGATGGGGTACGTGCCAGTTCCAACCGCCACGATGATACCGTTGTTCGCCGTAACCGCGTAGCCCGTCGTGAAGATACCAGATGTAGACTGGTTAGTCCAGGTACCAGGCGTCGTCGCAGATACAATCTGGGCCGTACCAGCACCAACTGCAATCCATGTGCCGCTCGCTAACCAGGGCACATAGCAGCAGCCATATCCGCCGCTGGTGAAACCAGCAATGGCCGCAGTGGAGTAACCAGCCTGTAGAGACGTGCTGCTGTAGACAGCGTTGGCCGTGCCGCCCGTGAGGCCCACTACGAGTGTACCTGTGCCGTTGGTCGCCGTCGCACGAGCCGCGTAGTTACCGTTGAAGTACGTGCTGCCCGCCGCAATGCCGAGAATGTTCGTGACTGAAGTGCCCACCGCGATACCACCATACGAGCCGCCAGCCTGTCCAACCACCGTCCACTGACCAGATGATGTCGCAAAGACAATTCCGTAGATGGTCGTGATAGCAGCTGAGGCAGCGCCAATACCAGGCAGACCTTGGTTCACCCAGTTAACACCGTCTGAGCTGTAGTACATACCAAGACCGCCCGCGAGGAACTGAGAGCCGCTCCAGGCCATCGCGTAGAACTGGGCCACAGATGAGTAGTAGACACGCGGGGTCAGCTGTACACCATCTGTTGATGAGGCTAGTGTAACGTAGTTTGTCGTGCCAAGACCGCCAATCGCCCATACTTGCAGCGTGGTACTCCAGGCAATCGCACGGATAGGGTATGCGTTGATGAACGCGTTGTTCATGCGGTAGGTCCAGTTGATAGAATCAGGGCTCGTCAGCGTCATCACGAGCATAGGACCCGTGTCCGTGACACCCATGACCCACTGGCCACCCGTCTGGATGAAAGGGGCAGGCGCCTGTGCAGGGGCAGCTGAGACAGGGTTCCATACCACCGTGTTAATCTGAGAGAACGCGTTACCCGTGTACGTCGGCAGGGTACGCGCCGTCCATGTGAAACCGTCGGGAGATGTGGCGTAGTTCGGGTAGAGACCGCAGACAATGAAGGTTGTGCCGTTCCAGCCGACCGCGCGGCTGCCGTTCGCGCCTGCAGTGGTACCAAGAGCAGAGATGACCGTTGAGTTCCAGGTGAAGGTGTTCGCAGACCAGTAGATGGTGTTCGTCGCACCGTTGTTCGTGACGAGAACCCACACGTTGCCGTTCCAGGCCATGGATGCAGTCGCACCTGTCTGGGAGGCCGGCATCGGAACCGTTGAGTTGGAGGCCGCGAAGGACCATGAGATACCGTCGCGACTGTAGACAATGCTGGTGTTCGACGTAGAGTTGTTGCCAACCACCACGAGGTAGGTACCGTTCCAGCCCACTGCGTTGGCGCTGTTGTTGTAGATAGTACCGCCACGACCGACCCAGATGAGACCGTCGGCAGATGTGGCGATTACGTTGGTACCATAGCCTACGCAGCACCAGAGACCCAGAGAGTTGGCCCACACCACGCCATACACGGCCGTCTGGGGGTATGTGCCTGAGAGACCCGTCGTGACCCAGACAATACCGTCCTTGGATGTCAGCAGTGCCTGGGTACCCTGTCCACCCGCAACCCAGAGGAGACCGTTGAAGGCAATTGAGTAGCAGGCCGTTGTGAAGGATGAACCGGCTGTACCACGCACCAGCCATGTAGTACCGTTATCAATTGAGAAGCCCATCTGCGATGTGCCCGCGCCACCTGAAATCATCAGAGGGTTACGCGTGCCAACCGCGAGGTACTGCTGCTGTGAAGGCGCGAAAGGTGAAGGCCTCCAGTTGACACCGTCAATGCTTGTCGCCTCAACCGCATACGGAACCAGTGTGCCTGAGAGGGCCTGCGGTGTCGTACCCGCAACAGTACCAATGTTTGTACCATACGTGATGGCCGTTGTCGCAACAGGGCCCTGGCCGACCGCGATGAACATCGTGCCGTTCCATGTCACACCGTTCGCCTGGCCCGTACCCGCGCCGCCGAAGATACTAGCAGCCGTGGCAGTAGACGTGGTCAGAGCGTTGTTGCACGCTGTCCAACCAGCTGAGGGATTCAGCGTGTAAGAGAGTGTGTTCGTGCCTACACCCGCGCAGACGAAGTTATACGAGTTAGGGCTCCATGCAACACCGTAGCCGCTCGTGAACGTCGTCGTGAGGTAGCCAGTCCAGGCAATACCGTTGGCTGAGGTGGCGTAGTTGGCTGAAGCTCCAATACCCACCGCGACTAAGATACCCGCGCCAGCGACGTAGCCATACGCGAGGCCACGAGCTGATGTGGTAATCTGGGTACCTGTGGCCGCAGCCCAACCTGACTGACCCGTCGGCACAACCGTGTACATAAGCGAGTTCGTACCCTGTCCAGCCACAACCCATGTGGCAGTGTAGGGGTACCAGACGACCGCGTAGCCAATACCCGTTATGACTGACTGAGAGACCGCCGTCCATGAGGCCGTACCCGTTAAGCTGTACGCAACAACGTTCGTGCCTGTACCGACTGCAATCCAGGTGAATAAGTTATTCGCTAAGCCGTTGTTGCTCTGCGGGAAGAGGGGCTGCTGACCGTTCACGTTCGTCACACCGTTCCAGGCAATACCATATACCGCCGTTGAGATGATAGAGTTACCCTGACCGACCCAGAGGATGCCGTCAACACTGGATGCGAGGGTGTTCGAAGCGCCTGTGCCACCCGCGAGCCATAGAGAGCCGTTCCAGGCAACGCAGTACACGGTCGTCAGGAGAGAGTTGAGGGCGTTCATACCGAGCCAGTTGACACCGTCCGCGCTCGTCAGCATCGTGTTCGTCGTGTTACCACCCGCAACAAAGTTATTCAGCTGAGGGTTCCATGCAACCGCATAAGCATATGTCATCAGAGTCGCTGAAGAACCGCTCGTACCTGTTACAGCCCAGGTTACACCGTTGTTCGCGCTGTAGATGAGTGAGTTGGTACCCGTGCCGCCCGCAACCCAGATGTTCAGCAGCGGTGACCAGGTGAGGGAGAGAACGTTGGTCGTGATGAGTGACTGCGTACGGCCCGTCCAGTTCACTGAGTCAGGGCTCGTTGAGATTAAGTACGAGCCGCCAGAAGAGCCGCCTGCAACAAAGGTTGAGCCGTTCCAGGCTATGCAGTTACCCGCGCTTGTTAGCTGGGATGTACGCGCCACCCAGTTGATGCCGTTCGTTGAGGTCGCCATTAAGTTCGTACCTGAGCCGACCGCCACATAGGTGTTCAGACCCGTGGCCCAGGTTACGCCGTTACCCTGAGTGCTGAAGATAGTTTGACCCGTACGACCAACCCAGTTGATGGCGTTAGGGGACGTCGCGATGGTGTGAGAGCCAGTGCCGACCATGAGCCACTGATTCAGCAGAGGGGACCACGTGATGCTGCGGCCAACGCTGTCTACACCCGTTGTACCGAACGGAGTCCAGTTCACACCGTCAGGGCTTGAGAGGAAGCTGTTGATACCCGTACCTGTCGCAATGAACTGATTCAGTGTGTAGTTGAACGCTACACCCGTTGCACCCGTGGTGAACGTAGCGAAGGTCAGACCAGCACCGCCATAGGCCGCGACAAAGGACGTGCCGTTGACGCTCGTCATCAGCGCGTTCACACCAGTGCCTGCAACTACGAAAATACCGATTGTCTGGGACCACGCAATCTGCGCAGGCGTCGTCATCGTGGCTAAGCTGTTCACAATACCCGTCCATGCGCCTGATACTGTAGATGCAGTAGCGGCCGTGTAGGTACCGCCCGTACCTACAACCATCCACAGCGCGAGCGTAGGAGAGTAGGCGATGCTGAAGAGCGTCGTCATACCCGTGGGGCCAGTGCCTGCCGTGAAGGTCGTCGCAGATGTGGCGTAGGCAACGGCAGCTGAAGCGCCAACCGCAATGAAAGAGGCAACACCTGATGCACCAGCCGCCGCAAGCGGTGACCACTGCACATCATAGTATGTTGTGGTGTTAACCGGTCCGCAGGCGGTCCACGTGTACGTATCATAAGAATACTGGATATTGGCGGAGTTAGTTCCGGTTGCACCGCAGACAACCCAAATGCCGAGCTGCGGTGACCAGGTAACTCCATATGAAAGTGTCATGTTCGTAACTGTGTTACGCGTTGTCCAGTTGATACCGTCAGGGCTCGTGTAGATGGTAGCCGCCGCGCCAGATGTACCGGTTGTCGCAACCCAGAGAGCACCGTTCCACGCCGCGTACCAAAAATACGTACCGTTGGAGAACGGGTAGCGCACTAAGTTCAGACCATCCGCCGTTGAGAAGTAGAAGTTCTGGTTAGCGTTCTGGCCGATGAGCGTCACGTTGGTGCTCTGCGGGGCCGCAGTGTTGTTCGTCTGGAGGAAGGAGGCAGCCGCCACACGCGCCTGTGTCTGACCCGTATAGGCCGCAGTTAGGAAGCTTGAACGACCCGTCCACGTGATACCGTCGGGACTTGTCGCGACGACGTTACCAGCCGATGTGTTGTTGCTTGAGCCGACAGCACACCAAAGGAAACCGTTCCAGGCCACCGCGTAGCAGAAGAGCGTGATGATGAGCGAGGGGTCACGCGGCGTCCAGCTGATGCCGTCAACACTGGACGCGAGCGTGTAGATGATACCAGAACCGCCACCGCCGCCCGCAACCCAGATAGAACCGTTCCACGCTACTGCATAAACAGTGCCAGCACTCTGGAAAGGGCTGTAACGTGTTACAAGAGGGAAATAGTTGAAATCGTTCTTGTTTTGGAAAAGGAAAGAGGAAGGTGTGCCGATGAGAACCTGGCTCGCAGTGGAGAATGAAAAATAGAGTGAGTTCACGTTACCTCTGTCCGTAGTCTGGAGATAGACATCGGAGAGCGGCTGGGATTGGAGGAGGTAGCTGCCTGACGAAACGTTCGTATAGGGCGGCACCACGGTTGTTGTAAATGTGGTGCTCGTATTGATATCCAGCGGAACCACGTTCTGCGGATTTAATGCGATACCAGACATGTTTTGCGCCATTGTACTAGATGGCCTTTAGAAAGTTTTCAGTCAGACATTTCCGCCAGTGATTGTACTCATACAGTATCCGAGGGTTGTCTGGAGGCCCGCGACGGAAGAGGTGAGCTCTTCGTTCGTCTGCATCATCCTCTTGACCGCCCCGTAGAGAGACATATTCATCTGGTCAATATTCAGCCAGTTGAGGTCGGAGACGCCGAAGCCATCGGCAACTGTGATAGCTTTCGGGTGAAGTTCTTTGACTTCCTGTGCAATGAATCCGAGAACGTTGCGGTCAGGGAGTGCAATAGTGTTGAAGAAGGATGACGTGTATGTGAAGCGGCGGAGAGGGAGTGCCTTGATATCCTCATAACAGCGGTCGAGGTCTGCGTCCACGATTTTCTCCTTGAGTCTCCTGTCTGAAATCTGGGTCCAGGTTGTGCCGCCAACCCTAGCCGGACCGTTGGTACCAAATACAGCGAGCTGGAAAGTTGTATTTGTGGAGGTAAAAGCACCCGCTGCTGTGTCGCCGATAGTGAGGGAAGAAATACGCGCGTTGCCATTTACATCCAAGTTGAAAAGAGGTGTTGGATTGTTGATACTGATAGCATTGCCGAATACTCCTGTAATACCATATAAGCTGCTCGTGTACATCGCAATAGAGCTCACGTTGGAACTCTGCAAGTCGCGAATAACTGTTACACCATCACCGTCAAAGAAACGCAGAGAGGAGACTTGGAGACGCTGTGTTGTTAGAGAAGGCACATTCATCGTTGAAACAAGGAGCGTAGAGAAGTTTCCTGCATTCACGTTCAATATACCTGTGCTGTTCAGCTGTGAATAGAAGGATGAGGCGTAGAAGGTTGTTGTGGAAATTGTGTTGTTAACTGTCAAGTTATTGATGGTCATTGAGCTCACAAAAAGATTTTGCGTACTCACATAGTTGTATGCTGTAAGTGCATTTACTGCTATAGTGCTACCATATAGAGCCATTGTTGACACGTTAGAGCCCTGCATATCCGCGATGAACGTTGTACCGTCACCGTCAAAGAAACGGAGAGAGGAGACTTGGAAACGCTGGGCTGTCAGAATAGGCACGTTTAGAGTTGAAATGGCCACTGAACTGAAGTTACCGAAGTTCACGTTTATTGTGTTCGCAGACACGAGAGAGCTGATATACATGTTGACTGAACTGATGTTGGTCGTCGTGAGGGTTGTCGTGATGACGTTGAGCGTGCTGATGCTCGATGCATACATGTACTGGACGTTCGCGTTCTGGGCCACGATATTGTTCGTAGTAAAGGAGCTTGCATAGACGGCCATCGTGGATACGTTAGAACCTTGGATATCAGGAATGAACGTGATACCATCTCCATCGTAGAAACGGAGAGAAGAGACAAGGAAACGCTGGGCTGTCAAGATAGGGGCATTTACCGTTGACACGATGATAGAGGAGAAGGTTCCTGCGTTGACGTTGAGTATAGATGTGCTATTCAGCTGGGAATAGAAGGAGGAGGCATAGAAGGTTGTTGTTGAGATGGTGTTGTTCACCAGCAAGTTGTTGATTGTGAGGGAACTCACGGACATCGATGTGGTGCTGATGAACGAGGTTGCGATGAGAGTGTTCACTGTTATTGAGCTACCATAGAGAGCTATCGTTGACACGTTAGAGCCTTGCATATCAGGCATTTGCACATAGCCGTCGCCATCATAGAAACGGAGAGAGGAGACGAGCAGACGCTGGGCTGTGAAAGTGGGAACGGTTAGAGCGGCAATTGTCGCAGAGCTTGTTATCAAGTTACTGGTTATCAGTGTCTGCGTTGACAGTGAGCTCGTCACAAGGGAGTTTGTTACCATTGTGCTCGCTAGATGTACAGGAGCAGAGATGAAGTTGAAAGCTGTGACTGCATTTGTTATGATTGAAGATGCCCATAGGCCAATCGTTGACACGTTAGAAGCCTGGGCATCCGCAATGAAGGTTGTACCGTCGCCATCGAAGAAACGGAGAGAAGACACTGCAAGACGCTGTACTGTGAGGGCCGCGGTTGTCTGAGTACTCGTCACCAGCGAGGAGATATTCATTGAACTCGTCAGAATATTCGTTACACGCATTGAACCTGTCACATCCAGCTGGAATGCAGGTGTTGCAGTATTAATACCGATGAAACCAGACGCGGCGTTCAAGTAGAACTGGTTGCTGTTCATTGAGACGTTGCTGAAGGGGTCCACCTGGAACGTCGCGTAGGGGAGCTGGCCTGTGTTAGGGAACAAGCGTCCAGTCACACCTGTCTCCACGCGGAATCCACCTGTTGTCTGGAAGCGGAACTGGTCTGAGATGGAGGAGCCGCGGAAGAAGAGGAGTTCCTGGGATGTGATACTTGTCGACTGTTCTGCGATTAAGGTGTTATTGAATGCACCCGTCAGACCGAAGAAGTTAATCGGTGTCTGGACCGCGTTGGAACCGAGACGGATATTGGATGAGGCAAGCGCTACTGTTGTCACACTGCTCGCATACAAGGCGCCCGTTGACACGTTTGAGTTCTGAACATCGGGCATTCCCACAAATCCATCACCATCATAGAAGCGGGCAGAGGAGAGGAGGAGACGCTGCGTTGTAACAAGAGGGACTGTGAGAGTTGAGAAGGTTGCTGAGCTTGTAAACAAGTTGCTCGTCACCAAGTTCTGCGTTGAGATGCTGCTTGCAAGCATAAAGTTCGTGATGACAGTGGAGGCCGTGTGGAGAGGTGCTGAGATGAAATTGAAGGCTGTGATAGCGTTCGTTATCATGGAAGACGCGTAGAGGCCGATTGTCGAGACGTTCGATGCTTGTGCATCAGCGATGAAGGTTGTGCCGTCACCGTCATAGAAACGGAGAGATGAGACAAAGAGCTTTTGGGTTGCAAGGATAGGAACGTTCAGTGTAGATACGTTGATAGAACTGAATGAGGCCGCGTTGGCGTTCAGCACAGATGTGGAGTTGAACTGGGCGAAGAAGGTGCTCGTCTGGAAGTTCGCTGTGCTAATCGTATTGGTGTTGATATACACTGCGCTCATAGCGCTCGTGTATACGTTTGCTGTGCTCACATAGTTGTAGGAGAGGAGTGTGTTTACAGTTATTGAGCTACCATATATGGCTATCGTTGACACGTTAGAGCCTTGCATATCAGGCATTTGCACATAGCCATCACCGTCATAGAAACGGAGAGAGGATATGAGGAGACGCTGGGCTGTGAAAGTAGGAGCCGTCAGAGAGGCAATTGTAGCAGAGCTGGTTATAAAGTTACTCGTTATCAGCGTCTGGGTTGATAAAGAGCTTGTAACAAGAGAGTTTGTTATCACTGTGCTCGCCAGGTGTACAGGGGCAGAGATGAAGTTGAAAGCTGTGACCGCATTTGTGATGATAGAGGAAGCCCACATACCAATCGTTGAAACGTTGGAACCCTGGTGGTCAGCGATGAACGTTGTGCCGTCACCATCGAAGAAACGAAGAGAGGAGACGAGGAGACGCTGGGTCGTGAAGGTCGGTACAGTGAGAGAGGAGATGGTACCAGAGCTGATATTCATCGTGCTCGCGTTGAGTGTGCTGAATATCGCAGTTGGAGCACGTATGGTGCCGCCAACATCTAGCGTTACAGTCGGCACGTTGCAGTTGATGCCCACGTTTTTGAACGCGCGGTCAACAATCAGTGTGTCGTTGAGCAGCATGGTTGAGTTCGCGAGGAACATTTGGTTCGTTGAGCGGAAGAAGGTGGGGATGTTCTGGGAGAGTATATCCAAGTTCTGCTGCTGGTAGGCAGGGGCTACGTTGGAGGAGTAGCCAACAAAGACACCATAGACTGTAAAGATGGAGGTTGAACCTGTTACAGGAGACCAGTTAATACCATCAGGTGAATAGGCAATTGTATTCGTACCTTGGCCAACCGCAACCCAGCGGACACCGTTCCATGCAATGCCCACACCATAGGTTGTGAAGGAGCTGCTGGAGCCAGGTATACCTGTCCAGTTGATACCATCAGGTGAGTAGGCGAAGATATTCGTGCCGTTACCAACAGCAACCCAGCGGAAACCGTTCCAGGCAATGCCACTGCCAAAACCTGTGCTTGTGAACGTGTTAGATGAATAGGGGATACCCGTCCAGTTAATACCGTCAGGTGAGTAGGCAATCGCATTTGTACCGTTACCCACAGCAACCCAGCGAATACCGTTCCAGGCAATGCCGTTACCACCTGATGTGAAAGTGTTGGCTGAAGATGGAATACCTGTCCAGTTAAAACCGTCGGTCGAGTAGGCGATAGAGTTTGTACCGTTACCTGTGGCAACCCAGAGGAGACCGTTCCATGCAATTGCAGTGCCTGCACTGGTGAAGGTGTTCGTTGAGAGAGGGATACCTGTCCAGTTGATACCGTCTGAAGAATATGAAATCGCGTTGGTACCGTTACCCGTGGCAACCCACACTCTGTTGTTCCATGCTACAGAGCGACCACCTGTAGTAAAAGTGTTAACACTCACAGGAATACCGGTCCAGTTAATGCCGTCAGGTGAATAGGCAATTGCATATACACCGCCCGTACCCACAGCAACCCAGCGAACACCGTTCCAGGCGACTCCATTTGTAGCTGTGAAAGGACCTGTGATACCCGTCCAGTTGATACCGTCTGCTGAGTAAGCGATGGAGTTCGTACCTTGGCCGCCAGCAACCCATCTTGCCACGGCGTAAGGCTGTACATTCACCTTCGTGAAGGTTGACATGTTAGCTACACCCGCAACATCCAAGTTGTAGAGGGGCGCGTTACAGTTCACACCCACATAGTTATATGTCCTGTCAATCGCGAGGGTGTCGTTAATTAACATGGAAGAGAGTGAATTGAAAATCTGGTTCGTTGAGCGGAAGAAGGTGGGGATATTCTGCGGTAACATATCGAGTGTCTGTTGCGCATAGGCAGCAAACACGTTCGATGAGTAGCCAACACCAATACCCGCATTGGTGAAGGCGCTTGAACCTGTCGCAATACCCGTCCAGTTGATACCATCCGCTGAGTAGGCGAATGAATTGATTCCAAAGCCCATAGCAACCCAGCGGATACCGTTCCACGCAATGTTCTGGCCGTTACTGGAAAAGATACTTGTGCTGCTCGGTACAGGGAGCCAGTTGATACCGTCTGCAGAGTAAATGATTGTATTCGTGCCCTGACCAACTGCGACGAAGCGGATACCGTTCCAGGCAACGCCGAAACCCTGTGTCGTGAACGTCGTTATCTGCGTGTTGGAGATAGGTGTCCAGTTGATACCGTTCACTGAGTAGCAGATGGAGTTCGTGCCGTTACCGACTGCAACCCACACCTTGCCGTTCCAGGCAATACCGAAGCCGCCAACTGAGAAAGTTGTCGCGCCTGATGCAATACCCGTCCATGTGAGACCATCCGCAGAGTAGATAATGGAGTTCGTGCCTGCACCAACAGCAACCCATATCTTACCGTTCCACGCAATACCGTTCGTCTGGCTTGTGAAGGTTGTTGCACCAAGAGCAATACCTGTCCAGTTGATACCGTCGGCTGAGTAGGAAAGAGCGTTTGTACCTGCACCACCCGCGATGAAACGTGAGCCGTTCCAGGCAATCGCTGCCGCGCCTGTTGTGAAGGTCGTGGAGCCGTTGGGAATGGCGACCCAGTTGCTACCGTTGGCTGAGTAGCAGATAGAGTTCGTGCCCTGACCAACTGCGACGAAACGTGCACCGTTCCATGCCACGTTAGAGCCGCCAACGGAGAAGGTTGCTGCACTCGTCGCAATACCTGACCATGTAATACCATCGAGAGAGTAGGCGAGTGAGTTTGTACCGTTACCTGCGGCAACCCAGATATTCTGCACTGCAGGTGAGATATTGACTTTGGACAACGATGAAAAGTTCGCAATCGCACTCTGGAAATCAACCTGGTAGATGGAGGAGAATGTGTTCATGTACATCGTGCTCGCAATCGTCGTGCTGAAGTAGGCAGTGTTCACACCCAGTACGCTGCTGACTAGGGCGGTTGACACGTTCATTGAGTTCGTGTTAATCGTGACGAAGGTGATGTTGGAGAGAACCGCGTTCGTTGCACGAAGAGTTCCGTTCACATCTAATGCCACACCAGGCGTGTTACAGTTAATACCGACGAAGTTGTTCGCGGCGAGCACATAGATATTGGAGCCGTTCATTGACACGTTGGAGAGTGCATCTATGAAAAGAGGGGCTGTTGCATTACTGGATACGTTGGAGAACAGACGAGCGCTCACACCTGTCTCAACGCGGAAGGCGCCTGTTGTCTGGATGCGCACCTGGTCTGAGGGGGAGGAGCCCTTGAAGATAAGGAGTTCCTGTGATACAGTACCTGTGGACATTTCAGCAATGACGGTGTTGTTAAAAGCGCCTGTGCGGCCATAGAAGTTAATCGAGTTCTGGACTGTGTTAGAGCCCACACGCATATTGGCCGTTGCGATGATGGGGGCGGTGATGCTGCTCGCATAGAGGGCGCCCGTTGAAACGTTAGAACCCTGTAAATCAGGAATGTTGATGAGGCCGTCTCCAGTATAGAAGGCTAAGCTGCTTGTCGTCATAGCCTGCGCCCTCACAAAAGCAGGAGTCATTGTGCTGATGGAGAAAGAGCTCACAGAGAATGTACCTGTTACAAGAGACTGTGTGGAGATTGTGCTCGCAGTTAGGGTATTCGTCTGGAGGATAGAGCTGAGCGTCAGTGTGCTGAAATAGGCGTTATTCGCCGTGATTGAGCTTACAACTAAGCTGCTCGTGCTCATTGCAGCGAGGAAGCCATAGTTGATGTTGCTAATCAAAGAGCCGTTACCGCGTATAACACCGTTCACATCGAGCGCCACACCAGGTGTGTTGCAGTTAATACCCACGTAGTTGTTCGCCGCAAGTACATAGATGTTGGAATTGTTGATGGCCACGTTCGACAGTGCATCAATGAGCAGGGGAGGGGTTGTGAGCTGGCCAACGTTGGGGAATACGCGGCTTGTCACACCTGTCTCCACACGGAAAGCACCTGTCGTCTGAATGCGTACCTGGTCTGAGATGGAGGAGCCGCGGAAGAGGAGAAGCTCCTGTGTTGTTACACCTGTTGACTGTTCAGCAATAACCGTGTTATTGTAACCACCTCTCATACCATAGAAGCTGATAGGCGTCTGCGACTGATTAAATCCAAGACGGATATTCGAGGTTGTCACTGTATTCGCAAGAACAGTGCTAGTATATAGAGCAAGTGTGCTCACGTTAGAAGACTGCTGGTCAGCAATGAAGATTGTGCCATCTCCATCATAGAAGCGGAGAGAAGATACAAGAAGGGTCTGTGTTACCAAGGTGGGCGCTGTAAGTGTGCTTATCTTTGCCGAGCTGACAAGGAGAGAGTTGACACCTAGAATCTGTGTTGAAATCGTGCTGAGAACCATCGCATTAATCGTCAGCGAGCTCGTGACAATTGCAGGCGTACTCAGCAGAGAATATGTCTGAAGAAACCCAGTCGTAACACTGCTTGCATAGAGAGCAATGGTTGATACGTTTGATGATTGTACATCGGGAATTAGCGTAATACCGTCACCGTCATAGAAACGAAGAGAGGAGACAAGGAGACGCTGGGTTGTTAGAAGAGGCACAGTCAGCGAGGAGATAGTGGCCGAGCTTGTTGCAAATGTGCTTGTAGTAATGGTGCTGAAGATGAGCTGGGAGCCACGGATGGTTCCAGCCACATCGAGAGCTACACCAGGTGTGTTGCAGTTGATACCAACAAAGGAGGATGCTGCGTTCAAGTAGAATGTGCTGTTGTTCATCGTCACGTTGCTGAAGGCATCAATAGCAAAGGCAGTTGTTGAGAGCTGGGCTGTGTTAGGGAACAGACGGCCTGATACACCTGTCTCTACACGGAATCCACCTGTGGTCTGAATACGCACTTGGTCACCGATGGAGGAACCGCGGAAGAAGAGGAGTTCCTGGGTCGATAAACTCGTGGACTGCTCTAGAATTGCTGTGTTATTGTAGGTGCCGCGGACACCATAGAAGGTGATAGGACTCAGATTCGAATTGTTACCAACACGGATATTGGATGTCAAGAGCGAGTTCATTGCCATGCTGCTCGTGTACATCGCGATTGCGCTGATGTTGGATGACTGCTGGTCAGCAATGAAGATTGTACCATCTCCATCGTAAAAACGGAGAGAAGAGACAATGAGCCTTTGTGCTTTCGCATCCAGCGTGCTCAGTGCGTTGATGTTTCCATATTGGATACTGGCCGAGCTAGCATAGATATTGCTTGTTAGGACAGTGCTCGCAACAAGAGAGCTAGTAGTTAGAGTACTTGCATTAATCGTGTAGGCATTGAGCGTGCTGAACGATGTGCTGATGAAGACAGAGGATGTCAAGTTAATACGAGACAGCAGATTTGTCGCGGTTGATACAAGAGAGGATGTTAAATAATTGCTGTTCAATAAGAAAAATGAGCTCGCCGCAATAGAGCTAAAATCAAGTGATGTAAGGGGTGTGCTTATATATCCGAAGGTGCCGAGACCTATGATTGTGGAGGTCAGCGCACTCGTTGAAAGGGCGTTCAGATTTGTGAGGAGAGAACCGTCACCTGAAAACCTTCCTGCATACACCGTTGACGAGACGTTCACGCTTCCATAGACATCTAAATCATAGGAGGGAGCATTGCAGTTAATACCAACACGATTCGTATAAGCATCAAGGTAGAGCATATCATTAAATATGAGTGCATTCGGTGTAACGAGCAAACTATTTGTGCTTACGCCAAAATTGGGAATATTCTGCGAGATAATGCGGAAGTTGTCCTGTGAATAGGCAGGTGTTAGATTAGATGAATAGGATATATTCTGAACACCACCTGTGAAATTATTGGATGTAGAGTTTATCCAGTTAATACCATCAGTACTTTTTTGGATTGAATTTAGATTATTCGCATCTTGACCCACTGCAATCCAATAAGAGCCATTCCAATCAGAGTCAAACCCATTAATAGAAAAGGAATTTGATGCAGTTAGCCATTTTAGACCATCATAACTGTAATAGATAGGGCCTGCTCCTACAATTGTAGCAATCCAGTAAATACCGTTCCAGTGAATCGCATTCACATTTATCGATATACTTGTCTGTATATTTCTCCAATTAATACCATCAGAACTGATAGAAAATTGGTTATTTCCAACAGTTGCTGAACCAGCCGCGAGCCAGTAAGTACCATTCCATCGTGCAGCTGTCATGTTTGAAGAGTATCCAGTTTGAGGAGCTGTAAACCAGTTGCTTCCGTTATAACTGTAGAGGAGTGAACCGAGTGCAGATTGTCCTGAAGCAACCCATAGTGAACCGTTCCATTTGACTGAATTACCTTGAACAGTGAAACCTGTTCCAAGAGCATTGCTCCATGTTATACCATCGCTACTGTATTTAATGGTGTTGTTGATTGTTGTATCAGAACCCACTGCAATCCATAGAGAATTACCCCATGAAACAGATTGACCAACTCCGCTAAATTTAGCGCCCTGTGCTATTAACCAATTACTTCCATCTGCACTGTATTGAATGGTTGCATTTGAATTTGCATCTTGGCCGACCGCAACCCAAAGCGTATTATTCCATACTGTATCAAATGCCTGAACTGAAAAACCTCCTGATGAGGCATTTCTCCAGTTCAGACCATCTGTACTCCATTCGAGTGTTGCATTACACGTGGCGGCGGCACCTGTAGCAACCCAGTAGTTAGGTGCAAATGCATTAGTAAGTGCAATACCTCCTGCAGTTATAGAGCCACGCGTGAGAAGTGTTGATGTGATTAAGGATGATGTTGTAACAACAGGGCCAATCGCGTTTACACTCAGATACCCAAGATAGTTATTGAGGCCTTTCACGGTAGAGACCATTGTGGATTGCGTGTAGGCTGTGAGCGTTAGAGAGGAGATTGCGTTCAGGTTTGTAAGTAAAGACCCATCTCCAGAATAATATCCTGAGAAGAGATTTGCTAGAACGATACCTGTAGAAATAGTGGAGCCAATTATCTGTGTGTTGTTGTTGCTCAGAAGCGTCGGTTGAACAGTTAGAGTGCTTGTGAGAGCTGTGAGCAGAGACCCCGTGAGTATAAGAGGGTTATTGGATGATGTGATATTCGCCGAGGTCTGGTTCACACCGAGGAGGAGTGAGTTACTCGTTCCTGAGTTCATCACCATATTCACAAGAGAATTGACAGGTGCATTGATTGTTATGGGATTTTGTCCAGGGTTTGATGTAAAACCCATTGTGAAAGGAGTGTTGAGTGCATTGAGCGTATTTGAATTAATTGTTACGCCTCCGAGATAAGAAAGGCCACTTGAGATATAGTTTGTGCTGAGACCTACTGCCACGTTGGGCGAGAACATCACGTTGTTCACGCTCACGTAGAGATTACCCAAGCCAACAATAGTTGACGTGAGTTGTGATGTTGATATATATCCTGATGTAGCGAGCCCTACAACCGTAGAGGCGAGAGAATATGTGCTTACAAATCCGGATGACGTTAAAAGCCCAGTCTGCGAACTGAGTGCATTTGTATTACTTGTGATTCCAGCAACAGTGGAATAAAGTTGAGCAAAGGATACAATATTACCCAGGCCAACTTGGTTGGTACTAATATAGAAGTTACCAAGACCAATCACAGTACTTTGTAAGTTTGAGTTTGTAAGAGCTCCACCTGGACCGGACCCTGCAACACCGATTGCAATGGCAGGGCCGAGAAGTGTGGAGAGGGATGAGATGGTTTGTGTTACGTATGTTGTGGATGCATACCCTGCAGAACCAAGGCCATCCACTGTAGATGCTAGGAGTGTTGATGTAATTGCATTGGTAGTACCTCCACCGGAAACACTTGACCAGAATGTGCCACCTGCACCATCTGAAAGCAAAGTGAGACCAGGAGCAGGTAATCCAGCATTTACGCCACCTCCTAGATAGAGTTGACTAGCTTGGATTATGTCTACCTGGAAGAGCTTGTAGTAACTCATGTATCTACCTTTATCAGATAAAATAGAAGGATATTCCATCCGTTAGAAATTTTGTAGTCTGGTTTGGATTTATCTGTTTAGTTGGAGTCGTCAATACTGTTATGAATTGACTACTCGAGGCCGTATTTTGAATGGAGATGTTCCAGCCACTTCCTGCCTGTGTCGGCGGCGGCAGAGTTATTGTTAGATTCGGCGTAGTTGTTGTGTAGAAGAAGTAGGCTCCAATTGATGTTGCAGAAATCGTTTGATTCGTTGTGATTGTCGTATTCACAACGTTGAGAGAAAATACACTATTGAAGACAACATTTGGAAACGGGAGTGTGTTGACGGAAGAAAGATTGGATAGATAGAGAATAGTTGTGGAGGCATATCCTGCTGAACCAAGACCCTGTGTAGTAGAGGTTAGTTGCTGGATGGATGCACCACTTGGCCCCAGTAAGATTGCAGGTGAGAGGAGAGTGGAGAGGGTTGATATGCTCTGGTCAACATATAAGGTGGATGCGTAGCCTGCTGAGCCCAAGCCGTCGACTGTTGAGGTGAACTGTTGTGAAAAAATGAGAGATGTGGAGAAGGATGAAATCTGTTGACTTATCGCGTTCGATGTTGCGATATTACTATTTGTTAAATTCACCACGTTATTCGTGATGCTCGTGACAAGATTTTGCAGGTTTATAAGAGGAGTTGACCAGTCCTGCGCGAAGGCAACAGGAACATTGATAGGAGGAAAGGCGAAGCCGCCAGGTATGCTCGATACATAGATATAGGATGCCGAGACATACCCGATGCTACCTAGACCTATGACGGTTGATGTGAGCTGCGTGTTCGCAATTGTTTGGCCCGTTGTCGAGAAGGTTGAAATTGCATAGGAGAGGGTCGAGATAGCGAAGGTCTGGCCCACTGTAGTGGAGAAAAGAGTGCTATAGTTAATTGCCACTGTTGTTGAGAGGGTGCTGAAACTTATCGCGCTCGCTTGTCCAATCGATGTTGAGAATGTGCTCAAGGGTGTCGACCAGTCTTGGACGAAGGCTGCAGGGATATTAATGGGTGGAAAAGCAATGCGCGTTCCTGTTGAAATATAGATGAGGGACGTGGATGCAAATCCGATATTTCCCATGCCCATGACGGTGGAGGTGAGTTGTACTGTATTAATCGCACCGAAGGAGGAGAGTGTTGTGGTTTGGCCAACCGCTGTTGAGATTGTCAGCGTGAGTCCGCTCGTGGTTGAGAGGAGTTGGCTTGTTGAGACATAACCTATACCACCCACAAACTGTGCAGTTGACTGGAGAGTTGACATAACCGAGAGGAGCGATGTCACGGTTGATGTGAGCTGGGTTGTGGAGATGTAGTTATATGATGCAAGATTTGCAGTAAGACCCTGTATAGATGATGTGAGCTGTGATGATGAGACATAGCCTGCCTGGGATAATCCTTGTATGGTAGAGGTGAGTTGGCTGGTAGAGACATAGCTCAGTGACAGTACTGTCGATAGAATTGTACTCGGCATTAAAAAGATAGCTTGTCCGGTGGAGACTATCTGGAGAGAAACACCTTGTCCGGTTGATGCGGTCTGGAGGGCCAGCCCTTGACCTGTTGAGAGGGTTTGTAGAGCCAAGCCCTGTCCAGTGGAGGCGCTCTGGTTATTGAGACCCTGTCCAGAGGAGATGAACTGAGAGGACAGTGTGAATCCAGTGAGGGTTGTGGAAATTGCATTGGACAGGATGTAGTTTGAATAAGCTATCATCTGTACTGCGAGATTGCTCGTGTTGCTCGTGAAGATGGCGAGTGTTGAGGCTGACGTCGACCAGTCCTGAAGTCCATTCTGAAAATAGTTGCTTAACTGCGTAATAAAAGCAGTGGAGACATACCCTGCTGAGCCGAGGCCGTCCACTGTTGAGGTGAGATTCTGTGTTGAGAGATATCCGGCTGAGCCGAGGCCATCGAGGGTTGAGGTGAGTTGCTGCGTGGAGAGATATCCGGCAGAGCCGAGGCCACCGATGGTTGAGGTGAGCTGCTGCGTTGAGAGGTAGCCTGCTGAGCCGAGGCCATCCACTGTCGAGGTGAAGGAGGTTCCAGCTGTAAAAGCCTGGAGCGAGTTTGCAACTGTGACTAAGTAGTTGCTCGTATTACTCGTGAAGAGGGCCACAGAGGAAACAGGTGTAGACCAGTCTTGGATGTAATAGGTTGGAATGTTGATGGCAGGGAACGGGATGGAAACGTTTCCGGCATTCGGCAGATAGATGAGTTTCGTGGAGGCATATCCGAATGAACCGAGACCCACAAGACTGGATGTCATTTGGATTCCAACTGTCTGGAAAATGGGGGCTGTGATGGACTGATTGAGATAGTAGGAACTTGTTACATTGCTCGTAATCGTGCAGAGGAATGTGCTTGCTGTCTGAAGAGCGAGATTGGAACCTATGAGATTGCTTTGCGTGGAACTTGTGTATGTGCTGTAATAATTCAGAATGGAGCCTTGCGTGCTTGTGTAGAAAGTCTGTATATTTATTGACACATTGCTTGTGTAAGTACTCGTGAAGGTGCTTGTGATACCTATCATTGGTGTACTTGTGATAGACAGAGTGCTCTGGAATTGGACAGATGCATAGGAGACCGTGCTTGTATAGCCCAGTATAGTACTGTTGTAGTTAACCGCAATTGTGCTTGTGTATGCATACGTCACTGTTGATGCAAGATTGGAGGAGATTGCATAGGTCACATAGACAACACCATTCTGACCTTGTCCGCCATAGTTGAAGAGGGTTGCATTCTGGAGATTTCCGAGGTAGGAGTTACCACCTGCACCAGCGCCACCGCCATTCGTGTAACCGCCACCACCGCCATAGAAGCCTGCGCCGCCGCCACCATTTCCGAAGGTGAGACCTCCCTGGGACCATGTGCCGTTACCTGGGCCGCCTGTATATAAGGTACCGCCATATGCACCTCCGGCGGTGGGAGTTGCGCCATAACTAGCGATTTGGCCTGTATAGGTGAGGCCATTCGCGCCCATACCCGGTGTTGCACCATCTGCTGCACCACCCGTCACATAGGCAGAATCCCAACCTGATGCACCACCACCGCCACCCGCTGTGACAATATCGGCACCCGCCCTCTGAATGGCGGTGCGTCCACCTCCAGAAGCTCCAGGATATGTGGCTGAAGCACCTGTGCCGCCGCCTCCTGCAGCTCCAACAAGAATGGTGAGTGTCTCTCCAGGCGTGACAGGGAGATTACCGAAGACGGCCGCGCCTGAACCTCCTTGGATTTGATTCTGAGAGCCAGTGTTTCCGCCTCCGGCGCCATACAAGTTAATTCCAATTGTCTGGTTCGCTGCTCCAATGATGGGGACAGTAAATTGCTGGCTTGTCAAGAATACACTCTGGGCCGTCGTGTACTGTATGTAATAATTCGTGCCTGAGGGTGTCGCGGAAAGCGTGCTTGTATAGCTGCTGGTGTAGAGGATTGTAGGTGTGACTGTGACAGTACTCGTTGTCGCACCTGCTGAGTTTGAAGAGTATGTGATAGTTGATTGGTAGGTCGTCGTGCTGAAATAGTTGGACGATGTGCTTAGAACGTTGTAAGAGCTGATGTAATTAGTCGTGTAAGAGCTCGTGTATGTACTTGTATAGGAGCTCTGATAGACGGCATAGGAGCTGGTATAGGAACTGGTATAAGAGCTGGTATAGGAATACGTGAAATTCAGAACAAGACTGCTTGTATATACGGGATTAATGGTGCTGATATAGCTGCTTGCATTGCTGCTGTATGCAATCAGAGAGATGAAGGAAGAGATAGGTGCAATCGAGGAAATATAGCCGGCGGAGCCGAGACCCAGTACAGTTGAAATGAGAAGTGTGGAGATGTTAATATTCGTGCCTGAACCGCCCGCTTGAATGGCGGGACCAATGGCGGTGGAGAAGGTGGACATCGGCGTTGACCAGTCTTGGGCGAAGGCTACAGGGACATTGATGGGCGGGAAGGCGAAACGGGTGCCTGTTGAAACATAGACAAGGGTTGTGGATGCATAACCGAGTGTACCCAGACCAATTGTTGTACTGAGATTCTGGGGGATGGTGAAGCCTGTGATGTTGATGAGAGAGGTGACCGTGGATGTGAGCTGGGAGCTTGAAATGTATCCTGCTGTTCCTAGGCCTGCCACCGTTGAGATGAGCTGAGTACTGGCTAGACCGCCCTGTGTGATAAGAGAGGAGAGGGAAGATATGGCTGCGCCAAGGGTTTGCGTGGAGATGTAGCCTGCGGTGCCTAAGTTCTGTATGGCTGTGCTAAGGGCTACACCTGATTGAATAGCGGGGCCAATTGCGGTGGAGAAGGTGGAGAGCGGTGTGGACCAGTCTTGGGCAAATCCTACAGGAACATTGATAGGCGGAAAGGCGAAACGGCTTCCAGTGGATACATAGACGAGGGAAGTCGATGCATATCCAAAAGAGCCTAGGCCTATGCTTGTGCTGAAGAGCTGGGCTGGTGTTATGCCGACCGTCTGCTGGATGGCTGGACCAATGAGGGTTGAGAAGGTCGAGATGGATGCACTCGTTCCTTGCCCGAGGAGGGTTGAGAAGGTAGAGACGGAGCCTGACTGGATGGCGGGGCCTATCGCTGTGGAGAAGGTGGAGAGAGGTGTTGAGAAGTCTTGCAGATAGGCTTGCGGTATGTTGATGGACGGGAAGGGAAGGGCCACACCACCTGATGGAATGTAAATGAGAGAGGTGGATGCATAGCCTGCCTGACCAAGGTTCTGGATAGTGGAGGCCAGGGCCGTGTTGAAGAATGCAGTGCTCACGAGGTTGGAGAGGTTGATGGAGGAGATGGATTGGAATGCGGCAAGTGTTGAGAGGGTGATAAACTGGCTGGAAATCGCCCCATAAATACTTGAGACGGTTGTTCCGAGTTGTACCTGTGTTGTTCCCGTGAGGAGCCATGTATTGTTGCGGCTAACGAAGGTCGCGGCGGCATATGCATTGGAGATTGTGTAGAGATTGGAACCACCGTCGAAGGTGTTTGTACCCTGTGTGGAGATGGTAATGGGGTTTATTTGCGAGAGGCCGGTAACATCTTTTATGGTGATGACTCTGCCTTGGCGTTCAGATGCGGGTGGTAGGAGGATAGTACGTGGTATTTGTGTTATAATATTGGCCAAAGTGGCCGTGCTCGGTATGTAGGTTACCGACATCTATTAGTGGGGTAGATAGCATATTTCAAGAAACTAGCGATTGCTTGATGATGGATTTAGGTGATTGAGACATAACCATTTCCTGTATTTGTAACTGATGATGATGTCAATGATACTGAACAGTATGAACCTCCGCCTCCGCCTGCGCCAACCCCGTTTCCACCACCCCCACCACCACCACCACCTGAATATCCTCCACCTCCTCCATCTGAATATGCCCCATTTACTGAACCATTTACAAACCATACTGCTCCTGCCCCCCCTCCACCAAATCCTCCATTAAATTGTACTGCAACCCCTCCAGTATTAGTAGTATAAAAACTTGTATATCCGCTACCACCAACCCCACCGTTTGTATAAGATAAGCCACCATTAGCATACGTTCCAGCAGGTCCAGAAGTTCCATTTCCAGTAAATCCACCACCACCAGCACCACCATAAATTATTACAGCAGCCCCTGCTGTATATGAATCACTGCCGCCAGCGCCACCGCCACCACCGCTGCTACCACCCGAGCCGCCAGGAGAGGGGGAGGCGCCACCAATTGCACCAGCACTACCAGCTAGACCACTTGTTGTTAAACTTGCTGAACATACAGTAGAAACTCCATTAGGTTGACCAGCGCCTCCTGCCACAATTAATGCTGTTCCTGATGATGTTGCAACAAATGAACCTCCTGATCCTCCTCCACCAAATGCTCCATCTCCTGTTCCTTTTTGTCCAACTAAAATATATATAATTTGACCTAGTGTTAAAGAAAATGTTGCTGTTAAAATAGCCCCTGAAGCCGCTGAAATAGATGAAGTTCCAGGTGCAGTATAGCCTGCACCCGCACACGTAATTGTATAAGTTCGTGTAGAGGGAACTGTCCACTGTTGAATTCCTTGTGTCGTCATATTAAAATACGCAGTATTAGAAACCCAAGAACCGAAAGATGAATATGCTGTTGTACATTGCGAGAGAGTGGGTCCATTTTGTCCAGTAGCACCTGCGGGTGTAAAGGTTAACGTTCCTGAATAACTATAAAGTAAGTTGCTCGGTGGCGTCGCAACACCCGCTGAATATGAATATGTACCACTCGCATATATATTACTAGGAAGAAGAACAGCATAATAAGTTGTATTTGCAGAAAGTGTTGTAGTAAAAGCAACTGCCGACCCAGTTGTTGTTGTCGTGAATGAGTAGACAGAATTTGCAGAACTTGTTGTTGTAGATATATAGACTGTGTAATTTGTGGCATTTGTCGCAGCAGCAATAGTCACGGAGCCTCCAGTTGTTGTCAGACCTGAATTGAGTACAATAGAACCACCTACAGGTATAGCAGGTGTCGTGACACCCGCTGAATAAGAATATGTGCCAATACCATATATATTGCTAGGAAGAAGAACAGCATAATAGGTTGTATTTATAGAAAGTGTTGTAGTAAAAGCAACTGCCGACCCAGTGGTGGTTGTCGTGAATGAATAGACAGAATTTGCTGAACTTGTCGTTGTAGAAATATAAACTGTGTAATTTGTAGCACCTGTTGCTGCAGTAATTGTAACCGAGCCTCCAGTTGTTGTCAGACCTGAATTGAGTACAATAGAACCACCCACTGCAAAAATAGATGCTTGTATAGCATTAGATGTTGTAAAAGGCGCGCTTGTACCGACTGCATTTGTGCCTGTAATAATCGCGTAGTAATAGTATGCATTCGTTAAAGCTGAAACCGAGGTTTGTGAATATCCTGTAAGGCCAGAATAACTTTCTAGGACTCTGCCTCCTGTTGTTGTTTGCGTTACAACTTCATAGAAAATGACTGAATATGTTCCAGTTGGATTTGCCGTCCAGGTTGCGGTAACTTGATTTCCTGAAAATGTCATAACTCCTGATGTAATATTTGGAATCGCCACGAATGCTGTTGATGCACTTGTTGCCGGTGAAGAATATCCATATGCATTCAATGAATAGACGATTGAATAAAAATATCCATAGACTAAAGGATTCGTTGATGATGAAGATGTTCCTGTAACACCTGTGATAATCTGAAATGGTGTTCCACCTGATGTGGTTGATGTGAGAAGATTATAAATAACAACACTATAAGAGGTTGCAGTTGCAGATGCGGACCACGTTATATTCAAGTTTGGATATACATAACTGATAGCAACATTCGTAGGCGGAGCAGGATAGAGTGTTGCTTGGATGAAAGGACTCAGTACTGTGCTTGAATTTCCTAGCGTATTTGTTCCAACAAGAGAGTAATAATAGTAATAAGCGGATGTGAGAGCAGATGTTGTGACTGCAGTGAGTGAGGTCAGACCTGAATAGGTTTGGAGTGTTGTTGCACCTCCTGTTGTTGGTGTTGTGTTTTGATAGAAAGTTATAGTATATGTATTCGTATAAGGTGTTGGTGTCCATGTTGCAAGAAGATAGCCGCTAGATGGATTCAGTGTCAATGTTAGACCGATAGGTGTTGAAGGTAGATATCTCCACAGCTTCACGACTGTGTTAGTATTATAATGTTGTAGAATCATCCAGTTGCTCAGACCATCAGGTGTTAACATTATGGAGCCGAAGTTTGCATTGAGAAGAGCAGATGCTGTACCCGCGTTTTGTTTTTCTATTGTGTCTGTTCCATTAGCGTAGATATAGATGGAAGAGACGGCGGCATTTCCACAGATATCTTTAATGAAGTAGACAGTTCCTGGGTTTGCTGTTCGAATTGGAGGAAGATAAACAATTTTGCTAGTGAAAAGTGTATTCACTAACAAAGTTGTTGTGTTTGTTGGGAAAGTTACTACCGACATCTACCATATGAAGTTAAAAATGGTAGGAAATTTTAGGATGAAGGTATCGTAACTGTTTGATTTACTGTAATGGTCGCCGGTAGAGGGTCAATACTCTGGACCTGTGACATATCTTGTGCCTGCGGTATCATACTTATTGCTTGCTGCTGCTGCTGCTGCTGTGTAGCAGAAGAACACGTTGCACAGGCTACAGGCGGGCCTCCACTTACACTCACCATCTGCTTTCCTGTGATAGGGTCAAGTATCGGCTGTCCTGTTACAGGGTCAAATGCTGGCGTTTGTACTGGCTGCGGTAACATATATGGAGGTATGACAAAATTCGGGTCAATCTTCTTGTTATTGCGAAGAACCCAGTCCGTCGTGGACTCCTCAGGCTGCGGCTCATCTAAGAATGTTCCTCTGTGCTTTTCACACGGATACTGTGCATTGAAAGCCTTGAGAAAGTCCATGGAATTTGGCTGCAAAGCTACGAAATGGATGAAAACCCACGGGTATCTGTGAATGAATTCCTTCTCTTCGCATATATCGCAGTGGGGCTTGTGTGTAATAAGCAGGTCCCTCGCATCCCACTTGTCATAGCGACCAAGCTTTGTATTCACCTTGTTATGGAGTTCGCGGGACCAGTCCAGAAGGTTCTGCTCGGGAGCAGGGTCATACCATTCTGATTTGCACTCCTCGCACGGTATGAAATTCTTAACTTGGAGGACAAGGTCCTTCAAATCATACATTGCAAAATAGTGAATAAAGCGCCAATAGGGTGCGCCCCAAAACATATCTGTCTAGATGTAGAGTTTTTTGGGTTTAGGTGATTGAGACATAGCCGTTAGCTGCATTTGTTCCTGTTGAGGATGTACCTACATAGCAATAAGAGCCGCCGCCGCCGCCGCCGGCTTCACTAGCGCATGCACATGAACTAAAAGTTCCGCCACCGCCACCCGAATATCCACCACCACCACCTCCTGGGTATTGACCACCTTGACCACCTCCACCAAAACCTCCGTTAGCTACATATGTAGATGAACTACCACTTCCTCCTACTGCTCCATTTGTATAAGAAGTTCCACCAATTCCGCCATAACTAGCAGAAGATGAAGGGGTGCCTCCATTTCCAGTATACCCTCCTCCACCACCTCCACCATAATTTCCACATACTGATGCTTGACCCGCTCCTCCTCCTCCACCGCCAGAGCCTGCTGCACCAGGATTAGATGTACCACTTCCACTATTTCCATTTGTAGATGTAGGATTTCCTGCTGTAGAACCACCTGCTGGAGCGGTTCCACCACCACCACCCGCGGCAGCTAGAAGAGTTGATGTTGAAGTATTATAAACAAAAGAACCTCCACCACCGCCACCGTGACTATAAGTACATCCATCATTAGTAACTAAACCAGACTGCCCAACTACAATATTAATAATATGACCCTGTGTAAGTGATGCTGTAAATGTTAGTGTAGCACCTGCACCTCCACCACCGCCGTTGGCACCCGCGCATACAATTGTATAGTTTCTTGTAGCAGGAACAGTCCATCTCTGATATCCTGCCTGTGTCATATTGAAATACGCAGTATTGTTTACCCAAGAACCGAAACTGGAATATGCTGTTGTGCATTGTGAGAGAGTGGGTCCGTTTTGACCAGTTGCACCCGCGGGTGTAAATGTAAGAGTGCCTGAATATGAATAAAGTGCCGCTGGTGTCGCAACACCTGACGAATACGAATAAGTACCATTTCCATATGCATTGCTCGGAAGAAGAACAGCATAGTACGTAGTATTTCCAGATAAGGAAGGTGATGGTGTAAAAGCAACTGCAGACCCAGTTGTTGTCGTCGTGAACGAATAAACAGAATTTGCTGAACTCGTCGTTGTAGAGATATAAACCGTATAATTGGTCGCATTTGACGCGGCTGTTATCGTGACGGAGCCACTAGTTGTTGAGAGGCCTGAATTGAGAACGATAGAACCACCAGTAGGTGTTGCAGGCGTCGTTTGACTTGCCGAGACAACAGCAGTTCCATTGCCGAAAGAATTACTCGGAACTAAAATGGCATAATAGACTGTATTTACTGAGAGAGCCACCGTAAAAGCAATAGTCTGATTGAGGGTGTATTGGTTTGATGAAGAATTATAACTTATTAAGACCTGTCCATTTGTACTTGCAGCCGCGCCTCCTCCTTGTGTATTTACAACAGTTCCTGTTAGATTTGCAACATACGAAGAACCTCCTCCTCCGCCTGTAACATTTCTTGCCAAATTATTAATGGCTCCACCACCATAATATCCACCGCCGCCTCCGCCGCCAACATAATCACCTGTACCAGATGATGCTCCATTTGTAGAAGAGCTCCATAATCCACCAACAATAGTACCATTTCCATTTGTTCCTCCAGATGATTGTGTTCCTCCTGTAGCATTACCATTTGTAGCATTAGCTCCTGTTAATCCTCCTCCTAATCCACCTGTACCATTATCACCTGCTCCTCCTCCACCTCCAGCAATACAATATGCTATTGTTTTTGCCTGATTTAGAATTCCAGACCATCCGCCACCACCTCCAACATACCATCCGTTTGTTGAACTTGTATATCCAGTTCCACCTCCATTATATCCACCTATTCCATCTTGTGTTGATGTACCTGTGCCTCCAAGTCCACCCACTAGAACAGTAAGAATTTGCCCTGGTGTAACAGCAAGAGTTCCACTTACTAATCCGCCCGCACCACCGATTTGACCCCATATTGTAGCCGCACCTCCACCAGCTCCACTGAGAGAAACATTAATACTAGAAATATTACTAGGAACTGTAAAAGTTTGATTTGCACCTGTATAATTAAATGTGGATGATGTGGTAGAGCCAGGTGAAGTATAAATAGCATTTGCTATACTTGTTGTCGTTGAAATATAGAAAATATACCCTGTGGCGTTCATCGCGAGGCCAGTAATCGTAACTGAACCACCTGTTAGATTTGTGAAGGCTGCGAGTGATATGGAGCCGCCTGTTGGTACACCATTATTATACAAACTCAGAGGCGAAGAGCCATATAAACTTGTACCCGATGAGAGAGATGCGTAGACACCGAAGAAGTAATAATTATTGAGTGTGAGACCTGTGTATGTTGCTGACAACGTACTGCTACCAACTGTGCCTGTAGCAAGAACAGTTCCAGTAAAGTTTGTATTTGCTGATTGAACCAGAATCCATGTATAACCAGTTGCGGACCCATATGCAGACCATGTCATAGTTGCCACATTATTTGCGGTTACAATATAGGCATTTGTGACACCTGTAGTTACAGCAACAGGCTGCGTTATGACTACAAGACCATTTCCGCCTGTATAGGTTGTTATATTTCCTCCAATTGCAATACCTGTCGTATAATAAGATGAACCTGTTCCTGGTGCACTTACACCATCAGAACTATCAGCACCGCTCACATTCGTAAGGTTTGCTACATAAGCTGAACCGCCACCTCCTGGACCACCTTCGCCTGTTCCTCCGTTTCCAGAGTGACCACCGCCACCACCCCAATATCCTCCACCGCCGCCGCCACCATTTGGATTTCCATATCCATAAAGAACATCTCCACCTTTGTATTGTGTACCATCAGAGACAGTATTACCATAGGAACCTTGACCGCCACGAGTTGCAGCTCCTCCACCAGCCTGTATAGTATTATATACATAGGTGAGAGATTGGTCGCCACCTCTATGGCCTTGCGTTGTATAGGAGCCGGCGCCTCCAGGATTACCATAATATCCTGAGCCGCCGCCGCCTCCCACCGTTACAATTTCAGTATATACACTCGAAATGTTGCGTTTAATTGCGCTTCGTCCACCACCTTGTGCTGAATTACCTCCTACAGAGGCACCTCCACCACCTTGCGCATCTGTTCCAGCAGCAGCACTCAAGACACCACCTAATCCAACAACAACTTGAAGTGTCTCTCCTGGTGTTACAGCTAAACTTCCAGTTAAATATCCACCCGCACCTCCAGCTGCGGCAAAATTCCCCGCGCCTCCACCACCCCACATATAAACTGTTATTTGCGTAGAAGAACCAACTGTATAATATTGGTATACACCTGTTGTATAGTTAAATGTTGTAGCTGATGTTACTGTATATACATACGTAGACTGGACAATGCTTGATGTTGCTAAAATAGTAGAGCTTCCTGAAATTGTAGCAATCACTGTAAAATAATAATAGGCAGCTAAATATGTATTAATTGTAAGCGATGCAGACGAGCCTGTGCCATATGTATAGAGAGCGCCAGATGTGTAGTTATTTCCAGTGGCAGAATAGAGAACATACGTATACGTTGCACCTGATATTGCCGTCCATCCTAGAGTCGCAATACCTGTTGAATTAGAAATAGAGAGTGTGAGATTTTGCACATATAAGACTGCTTGTATAGCAGATGGACTTACAATTATAGAGCTTGATGAATATGCATTTATTGCTTGCACCGTCGCATAATAATAATAGGCATTTGTTAGAGATGCAGTTGTTGTGATTGATGTTCCTGTAACTCCAGTATCCGTTTCAATTACAGTGCCGCCTGTTGTCGAGTTAGTTGTAGTATTATTATACAAAACAACCGTATAAGATGTCGCGTAGGTCGCGGCGGCCCAGGAGACTTGTATATTAATACCAAGCATCGCCAAAGTTATAGAGCTCGGATTTGTTGTTGCAAATTGATTGAGTGAAGTTGTCGTTGCAGATGGCACTGTCACTGTTGAGTAAGGATTCACCGATGTTACTGTCGCATAGATATAATATCCGTTGGGAACTATACTTACTGATGTTTTTGTTGTACCTGCAATAAGAGTGTCTGTTTCAAATACAGTTCCACCACTCGTTGATGCACTTGAATTATAATAGAATGTAACGGTATACGTAACCGCATTATAGATGGCCGCAGTCCATGTGCAGACCGCATAGTAGCCAGACATCGAGATGGAAACATTTGTGGCAGGTGAAGGGGCGATTCCAGTAATAGCAACTGTTGTTGTAGAGGATGTGACGACAGTTGAGTTACCATATGTTCCAAGACTCTGAACAGTCGCATAATAGTAATATCCGTTGAGAAGAGTGTTTGTGGTTAGCTGAGAGGTTCCTGTGACACCTGTGAAGGTTTGAAAGAGGGTTCCACCTGTAGTTGTCGCAGATGCATTTTGGTAGAACAAGACGGTATATGTGTTCGTATTTACAGACACGGGCCAGCTTGCAGTGACCTGAGTTCCAGCGAAACTGACACTTACACTTGCAGTAGGGAGAGGGGCAACTTGTACCAAAATGGTTGTCGACGAAGAAGTAACAGGGCTTGAATTAGCATATGCATTCACGGATGTCACTGTCGCATAATAATAATATTCATTCACTAGAACTTTTGTTGAGGTATTCGTGGTCCCTGCAACCAAAGTATCTGTTTCAAAGAGAGTTCCACCTGTTGTGGTTTGTGTAGCAACTTGGTAATATTGCACTGTATATGTGAGTGTATTAATTGACGAAGTCCATGATGTTGTGGCATAGACGCCATTGAGTGTAATAGAGAGGTTTGTCACAGGAGAGGCCGCAACTGCGACTTGTGCAGCTGTTACACTTGTCACAGATGATGAGGAGCCAAAGCCATTCACAGATGTGACAACCGCGTAATAGTAATAACCACCCTTTAAATTACTTATAAGTGTGTCGGTTGGCGTCATTACATTCGTGTGCGTTAAGACAAAAGTGCCACCACTTGCAACAGATGAAGTTGTTTCATAATATGAAATATTGTAGTTTGTCGCATTAAATCCTGCCGTCCATGCGGATGTGATTGTATTGGTTACTCCTCCCACAATAGAGAAACTCATAGCAACATTTGTGACAGGCAGAGGAGGATTTCCTATAATACCTGTTGGAACTGAACTTGTAACCGGATTTGCTGAGCCATATGGATTCACAGATGTGACAGTACAATAATAATAATAGCCGTTGATAAGAAGGGTTGAAGAGGTTTGCGATAATCCTGCCTGTCCTGTATCCGTCTCGATAAGAGTTCCGCTTGTTGTTATAGGGAGAGAGACTCTGTAAAAGTTGACTGTATATGTCGATGCATTCACGCCAGAAGACCAGGTGGCTTGTAAGTTTATACCTACCCACGCTATACTGACAGACGAGACTGGTCCAGGAGGCTCGGTTATAATTTGGCCACTTGTAGTGGGCGTGGTTATTGTTGCCGATGAACCAAATGCATTTACAGATGTTACTGTTGCATAGTAGTATTTTGTATTCACCAAGATAATAGATGAGAGTTGATTTATTGATGTTATATTTGCGATGGTTTGAAATACTGAACCACCGCTTGTTACATTTGTATCACTTTGATAAAAAACGACAGTGTAGGTTGATGCATTGGTGCCAGCAGTCCATGAGCAGAGAAGGTTGAACCCTGCAACTACAATCGTAAGTGACGTAGGAGGCTGTGGAGGATTCGCGATTTGGGTGAGCTGATTTGATGCAAATGTTATGGCTGAACTGCCATACGCATTGATAGATTGGACCGCGGCATAATAATAGAATCCATTCAGTAATAGAGTGGAGGTTGTCTGCGTTAAAGAGGCTGTTGTTGCTGTTTGAACAAGGCTTCCACCCACTGGTGTTTGCGTATTTGTCTGATAGAATGTCACGGTATAGGATGTCGCATTCGTTGCAGCCGGCCACGTTGCTTGTGTATTTATACCTGAGATAGACATGGTAACTGTTGTGGGTGGCTGCGGCGGATTCGCAATAGGACCCGCTGCTGATAAACTTGTTATTGCAGATAAGGCTGTGTTATACTGATTTAGAGATGTTACTGTTGCATAGACATATGTGCCGTTTATTAAAATAACAGATGATGCTTGTGTTATTGCACTAGTAGTGTCAGTCTCAATCAAAGTGCCGCCAGTTGTTACTGGGGTTCCAACAGAGTAGAAATTTACAGTGTAGGAAGTTGCATTTGCAGCAGCTGTCCATATACAGAGTGTATTACTGCCAAGTAGCTGAATAACAACGGAAGCTGTTACAGAAGGGCTCAGTGAAGAGAGGGTTAGAGGACTTGTACCAAGAAGTGAGCCACCTGATGAATTAATTGCTTGCACAGTTGCATAATAATAGTTTCCATCTATTGTTATGGGGCTGAAAACATAGAAGGGGACTGTTAGACCTGAGAAACTCTGATAGAAGATGGATGGACTTTGATAGATGGTTAGCGAATAGGTTATGGCGTTTTGAACAGGTGTCCATGAACATGTGAGGGACGTTGCAGAGAAGGAGAGGCCCACATTTGTTGGAGTACCAGGAAGAAGATTCGCTATCACGAGAGAGGATGTCTTCGTAGAAGAGCCGTTCGCATTTGTTGTCGTCAGAATCGCGTAATAATAATAGATTACTTGGGGGGTATATGTGATTGTGTTTACGAGGGCTGTACCTACCGAAACCGTTTGTATGAGTGTTCCGCCTGATGTTTGAGGGAAGACAGTGTAATAATAAGAGACGGAGTAGGAGGTCGCGTTCAGGGACGGGAGCCAGGTTGTTGTGAAGGTAGAGCCGGCAACACTGAAGGTGAAGGCCAGTGGTGAGAAAGGGGCTAAGGTATTTCGATTCAGACTTGAGAGTGTATTCTGGTAGTTATCAATGAGGAACCATGCGTTAATCCCATCATTTGTAAACATCCATGCGCCATAACTCGTTGAGAGGGTTGTGATGTTATTATACGTTTTTTCAATCGTGTCTGAGCCTGTTGTACTGATGTTGATGGTTTGCGTCGATGCTGCACCGTACATATCTTTGATGATAAGAATTCGGCCTTGATTGGCTTGCACGGAGGGGAGTATGATTGTTTTTGAAATTGTTTGTGTATTCACTGGAATTATGGAAGTATTTCCAGGAATACCTATGGGTGTCGCCATACTTATTGGGTTGGGTAAAGTTTTTTATGTTATGGAGACGTAACCTTGGCCTGTGTTTGTGATAGATGATGAGCTAGGAGTTACAATACAATAGGAACCACCGCCACCTGAGCCAGTACCATTTCCATTTCCACCACCACCTCCTGAATATCCGCCACCACCTCCTGCAGTTGAACCAAGATTCGTGGTGGTATTTGATCCAGGATAATAGGTACAAGCACGATTATTAGTTAGATAATAATAAACACCAGGAATATGGTCAGTAGAAGAACAACTTCCATAAGAACCCCCTCCACCAAATCCAGTTCCATTATAACCTGAAGAATATATTCCAGATGTACTATAACCATTCCCCCCATATCCTGCACCATATGCATAATCAGTAGTATAATTACCACCGGGACTCAACCCTTGATTTATACATTGTTGGTCACTTCTAACATAGTAATTAGTTACAGTATAATATGAACCAGTACCTGCTGAGCCACTGCCACCATTTACACCACCTGCACCACCTCCTGCAGAACCTGATGTAGTCAAACTCGCAGCAGCATAAGTACCACCTGCTCCACTCGCCATCAAAAGAGTGTTTGTAGTGATATTATGAACAAATGAACCACCGTTGCCGCTTCCACTGGTACCATATTGACCACATACAATATTTATAATGTGACCTGCAGTTAAATAAATTGTTGCTGTTTGTATTGCCCCTTTTCCACTACTACCACAACCTGCGCATGTAATTGTATAATTTCTTGAAGTTGGTACAGTCCATAATTGATTTCCTTGAGTTGTCATATTGAAATATGCAGTATTGGAAACCCAAGAGCCAAAACTACTATAAGCAGAAACACATTGAGAAAGTATTGGTCCAGATGAACCTGATGCACCAGCAGTTGTAAATGCCAGAGTTCCTGAAAATGCATAAAGAGAAGCTGCAATACCAGATGAATAAGATATTGTGCCATTTCCATATGTATTATATGGAACAAGTACAGCATAATACGTTGTAGCAGCTGTAAGAGTTGTACTGAAATTTACCGCGGAACCTACTGTTGTTGTTGTAAAACTAAAGCCAGATGGACTTGTTGATGTAGAAATATAGACAGTATATCCTGTGGCAAGTGTGGCGGCTGCAGTAATTGTGACTGAACCACCTGTTGTCAATAAACCAGAATTCAATGTGATAGCTCCACCTGTCGGCAAGATAGAAGCCAGCATAGCTGAAGATGACGTAATTGTTGAGGATGAGCCATATGTATTAATAGCTGTTACAGTCGCATAATAGTACTGACCGCTTGTTAGAGTATTCACTGACAGAGTAGATATTCCTGTGAGACCAGTATCTGTCTCCAGAACAGTGCCACCTGTTGTTGTATTTGTTGTGGGGTTGTAAATAACAACCGTATAAGAAATTGCATTTTTAGCTGAGGCATTCCAAGAAATATATGCATAATTTGCGCTCAAACTGATGCTCACCGTGAAAGGGTCTGTAGGATAGATGCCTGATATCTGGACAGTAGAAGAGGAACTTACTATAGCAGAAGAGGTTGAGTAGGGATTCACTGATGTTACAGTCGCATAATAATACTGATTGTTCACTAAAACACTAGAGGTCAACTGACTCGTTCCTGCCTGGCCTGTATCCGTCTCAAAGACTATTCCACCTGTTGTGACTGCTGAGGCAACCTGGTAGAAGATGATTGTGTAGGTTGATGTATAAGAGGATGCAGTCCAAGATGCCGTCACCTGCGTTCCAGAGAAACTGACTGTTACATTGGTAGGAGCCAGAGGAGCGAAAGCTGCTACAGCTGCTGTGCTTGTCGTTACACCCGCAGAGGAACCATTTGTATTCACGCCATAAATTATGGCATAGTAATATTGATTATAGACAAGTGATGTGAGAGTGACTTGGGATAAGCCTGAAATACCTGAATCCGTTTCAAATAGGGTGCCTCCTGTTGTGGTTGCAGTTGTGTTTTGATAAAATTCAACAATATAAGAAATTATATTTGTAAGCGATGCTGTCCATGATGCTGTCATGTAGTTCGGTGAGAAGACGATGGTGGGACTTATAGGTACTGAAGGTAGGATGGTTGTGATTTGGACTGTTGCCGCTGCACTTGTGATAATAGCGGAGGAACCATTCACATTGATACCCGCAACAGTCGCATAGTAATAGTAACCGTTGAGCAGAGTTGTTGATGTGAGCTGCGTTGTTCCTGTCTGACCCGCGTCCGTCTCAAAGAGGGTGCCACCTGTTGTTTGGCTCGATGCGACCTGGTAGAACCGAATTGTGTAGGATGTTGCGTTGAAGGCCGAGGGTGACCATGTTGCAGTGACTTGTGTACCTGCGAAGCTGACGGCCACATTGGAAGGCGCTGTAGGTAGAATGGTCGTGATGAGTGCAGTTGAAGTCGCGCTAGCAATTGTAGAGGATGTGGTATATTGATTTATTGCTGTGACTGTTGCATAGTAATAATAGCCATTTACCAAGATAGTTGAGGATTGTTGCGGAGATGCCGCGATAAGTGAATCTGTTTCAAACAAGGTGCCACCTGTTGTTACAGCAGTTGCAACCTGGTAGAATACAACTGTATATGTAAGAGCATTTTTCGTTGAGGCTGTCCAAGATGCAGTGAGCTGGGTTCCAGCGAAGCCGATGGCAACCGCGGTAGGATTTGTAGGCGCAATTCCTGTGATTTGTATGGTTGCAGCCGCACTTGTAACTTGCGCAGAGGAGCCATTCACATTAATACCTGCAACTGTCGCATAGTAATAGTATCCATTGAGAAGAACTGTGGAGGATAGCTGTGTTGTTGCTGCCTGTCCCGCATCCGTCTCAAAGAGGGTTCCACCTGTCGTTTGGCTCGATGCGACCTGGTAGAAACGAACTGTGTAGGAGGTCGCGTTGAAGGCCGAGGGTGACCATGTAGCAGTGACTTGTGTACCAGCGAAGCTGACAGCCACATTAGAGGGAACAGTAGGTAGAATGGTTGTGATAAGAGATGTTGCAGTCGCTGAGGCAACAGGTGTTGCTGAGCCATATGCATTAACTGCAATTACTTTTGCATAGTAATAATATCCATTTACTAGGACGGTTGTTGTAGACTGGGGGGATGATGTAGAGCCAACATCTGTCTCAAATATAATACCATCTGTTGTTATACGCGTAGGAACTTGGTAAAATACAACAGTATAGGTTCCTGGATTCTTCGCAGATGCAACCCATGTCGCTGTAAGCTGTGTTCCAGCAAAAGATATTGTCACACTCGTGGGGAGTGTTGGCAAGATGCCTGTAATCTGTACAGTTGTGTTTGCACTTGTAATTGGTGCGGAGGAGCCATTCGCATTAACTCCTTGCACTGTCGCATAGTAGTAATAGTCATTGAGAAGCACAGATGATGACAACTGAGTTGTTCCAGTTTGACCTGTAGTAGTCTCAAATGCAATGCCGCCGCTTGTGCTTGCATTGTTGTTCTGGTAGAAGATGACTCTGTAAGAGGTCGCATTCGCTGGAGAGGCGGTCCATGTAGCAGTGACTTGTGTTCCAGCGAAACTGACGGCGACATTGGAGGGCTCTGAAGGAAGGATAGTTGTCACGAGGAGTGGTGTAGCGCTTGTCGCAGTAGAGGATGAACCGAATGCATTTACTGCCTGGACCGTCGCATAATAGTAAAATCCATTCAGCAGAGTTGTAGAGGTGGCCTGTACTGTTGTAGTCACAGACCCTGTCTCCAGTAGAGTTCCACCTGTTGTTACCGCAGTCGCAACTTGATAGAAGCTGACCGTATAAGAATCAGCATTGATAGCAGCGGTCCAGGTCGCATTGACCTTGCTTCCTGAAAGAGAAACGCGCACATTTGTAGGACTGGTCGGTCCATTTGCAATAATCGCTGTAGGGTCTGTTGAAACAGGTGCTGATGAGCTAAACTCATTCACTGCCTGGACCGTCGCGTAATAATAAAAGCTATTCAGCAGAATTGTTGCAGATGTTAGTGTTGTGGATGCAGTACTTGCAGTCTCTACTAAGAGTCCACCTGTATTTACTTGTGTTGCAACCTGGTAGAATTTAACTGTATATGTATTTGTGTAGGAGGCTGCAGTCCATCCAACCGCGGCTTGGAACGTGGTGGGTGTGATACTTGCATTTGTGGGTATAAGAGGTGTAAAGGCGGCCTGGGCTGCCCCAGTTGTTGTGATAGAGGAAGACGAGCCATATTGATTTACGCCTGTCACTGTCGCATAATAGTAGTTTCTGAAGGTTAGGCCTGTCAGCGAGGCCTGTGAGGTAGAACTTGTGGTATCTGTCTCTAGAGTAGAACCGCCTGTTAGACCCGCGGTTGCTCTCTGATAGATTGTTACAATGTAAGAGGTAGAATAGGAGGATGCGCTCCATGCAACAGTGACTTGGGTTCCTGCAAAACTTATGCTCACACTTGTAGGGTTGAACGGTAAGACCTGCGCTTGCACAGCTGTTCCAGAGGTTGTGGAAGCTCCATATCCAAACGTATTAATCGGCGTTACAACAGCATAGTAGTAATAAGAATTGATAAGAGAGGTTGTTGTTGTTTGCGAGGATGTCACTGAGGTGTCTGATTCAAATGTTGCACCTCCTGTTATTTGTTGTATAGGCGTCTGGTAGAAAAGAATGGTATATGTTGCTGCATTTGCAGAGGCGGACCATGAGGCGGTGACTTGGCTTCCTGCAAAACTCATAATGATAGTTGGTATCGTCGATGGTAAAAGTCCATTCACTAATGCCACCGTTGAAGAGGTGGTGGCAGCGGACGAACCATATGTGTTAATCGCCAGCACACTTGAATAATAATAGAATCCATTGAGAGGTACCGTGACAGCTGTTGTATTTAGATTTGTAATACCTGTATCTGTTTCAAATAGAGTTCCACCTGAGACAGTTGGCGTTGCAACTTGATAAAACGTGACCGTGTACGTGAGAGCATTGGTGGCAGGTGCCCAGGTTGAATTAAGGATAGAGGCGGAGAAGGAAATTGTGACTGTGCTAGAAGGCATAGGCTTGTTGGCAACTACAACTGTTGTGAAAGGGGTTGTTGAAGCGGCTGAACTTCCATATGCATTATTTGCAGTGACCGCCGCATAATAATAATATCCATTCAGAAGTGGGGTGCTTGTTGTTTGTGTGAGAGCTGCGGTTGTATCTGTCTCCACTGCAGCCCCTCCAACCGTACTTGCCGTGGCATTTTGATAGAAAGTCACCGTGTAAGAGGCAGCATAAGTTGTTGCCGGCCATGTGGCTTTCGCGTAAAAGCCAGACAGGATAAGTGTAAGAGTTGCAGGTGGTTGAGGCGGGCTCTGGTTTGTGATGATAACTGCGGTTGCGAAAGGTGCAGAGGAACCATATATATTGACGGAGGTCACTGTTCCATAATAATAGTAACCGAGTGTGAGAGGGGTTGTGGATGTTTGGCTCAGCGACTGTGTTATGTCTGTTTCTAGAAGAGTTCCACCTGTTGCCGCATTGATTGTGTTTTGATAGAATCTGACAATATAAGAAGTCGCATTAATAGCACCGCTCCACTGACAAAGAGCGTAGAGGCCTGCTAGAGTTAGCGTGGCATTTGTCGCTTGCGTGGGCGGATTCTGTACAATACCTGTTGCCGTCGTCGTGAAGGCCTGGGAGAACGCATAGGAATTCACTGAAACAATGGATGCAGAATATGTGTATCCATTCACGAGGGGTGCAGATACTTGAGTGCTCTGGGTAACACTCGTGACTGTCTGGAAGAGGGATGTTCCTTGATAGAAAGTAATCGTGTAAGAGGTCGCATTGGATGCAGCGGTCCATGAGGCGAGAGCATAGAGTCCTTGGAGAGAAATCGTTGCAGAAGGTACCAGGGAAGGAGGGACCACGATATAAGAGGGAGTAGAAGAGACAATACCTGTATTGCCTGCGAAGAAAGTGCGCGTCGTTCCACCAGGACCTGTCACTGTTGCTGTTGCGATGAAGACAACCGATGAGCCTATTATAACAGTGCCGCCACCTGTTGAACCTGTTCCATTAATGGTTGTGAAGGGGATTTGCAGAGCACCCTCTTGGATTTCAACAACGAAGGTCCAGGAGTTGGTATAGGTGGAAGACCATGTGAAGAACAGTTGGTTTAGCTTGGTTCCTTCTGTTAAGATAGTAATAGTGGGAGCAGGAAGTGAATAGTTCACAGGTGCTGATGTTACTGTTGAGGAGCCATAGGAGTTTGTTGATGTGAGAATCGCATAGTAATAGTAAGGAGTTGTTGTTGAATAGAGCGGAACGGTTACAGTTTGATTGGTTGTTTTTACCGTGTTAAACGCAGTTCCTTGTGTCGTGTTGTTATTTGCATTGTAATAGAATGTAATTGAGTAGGAGACGCCATTTGCCGAGGTCCAGGCCGCAAGAAGAGATGTTGATGATATATTTAGCGTCACACTCGTTACAGGTGTCATCGCGACTTGTACCGAGGCCGTTGTAATAGATGTGGAGCCATATAAATTAATGGAGGTTATGGTTGCATAATAAGAGCTTGTTGTTGTCGGTGTATAGGAGACGCTTGTTGTCTGCGGTACTGTAGTAAAAACTTGCTGGTTTGCCTGATTATAGATTGCAACTGAATAGCTGGTTGTTTGCTGGGAGGGAGACCATGAGACTGTTAGAGATGGATATGTGAAGGAGAGTTTTGCATTTTGGGCAATATAGGGGTATACGTTCGCTTGAGCAACATTGATGGTGTTCACAGAATAAATACCTGTTGTAACATTTGCATAATATAGAGCATTTGGTATAAGAGGGGTTGCAAAGCTCTGCGATGTTGCAGTTGTTACAGTAAATGTCTGGAGAAGTGATGTACCGCCATAAAAGCTGACTGTATATGTAGTTCCTATAACTCCTGTCCATGTGCAGATGAGTGTGTTCGGATATACAATAGATATATAAGGATTTCCAGGATAGCCTGTGATAGTAGTGAGCAAGGAGTTTGAATAGGAATCTAAGACAGTTGCTGTGGTCGCCGATGTTGCCGAGTACCCGTTTGAATTGACGGATGTCACAGTTGCATAGTAGCTGCTACCGCTCGTTAGAGTCAGAGTTGTCGTTTGTGTTGTTCCTGCGAGACCTGTGAAGACCTGGAAAATAGTGTTATTCTGGTAGAAAATGACTATATAGGAACTAGCAGAGGAGCCTGCTGTCCAGATTGCGGTAATAGCAGAAGATGTGAGGGTTATAGACGCAGTTGCGGGAACACCTGGTAGACCCATGGGTGCTGGAGTTATTGTTGAAATCTGTTGAGATGGTGTAGTTGCAGCAGGAGAATAATATCCTGTGGAGCCTATTGCAACTATAGTCGCATAGTAATAGTAGCCATTCAGAGGTATATTTGTTGAACCTTGCGTTGTTCCTGCGATGCCTGTGAAGACCTGAAAAATCGTTCCACCTGAAGTTGCTTTTGTCTGGGTTTGATAGAAAATGATTGTATAGGAGGAGGCTCCTGAAACAGATGCCCATGAAGCAGTTGGATTTGCACCATAAGATATAGTCACAGAACCATTCGTATTCTGTGTTGCACCTCCACCTGTAATAACAGATGAAAGTGCGAATCCTGCACCTGTTACGAGAGAGGAGCCGCCACCGCCACCATTTCCACCAGGGTCGCCTTGTCCCGCGCCGCCTCCGCCTCCATAGAGACCACCACCGCCACCTCCACCATTACTTCCAGTATTTCCACCTGCACCTGTACCTCCTTGTAAGTATGTACCAGCTGTACCAGGACTCAGACCTGGACCTGAACCAGCAGCACCACCTGTTGTGGTAGTTCCTCCACCACCTGGATAGGGGCCTCCGCCTCCTACACCGTTTAATCCACCATTTCCTCCATTACCGCCGCCACTAGAACCTGCATTTCCAGCACCGCCGCCGCCACCCGCAATAACAAGATAGGTACCCGATGGATATTGAATAGCAGCATATCCTCCACCTACGCCAAATGTATTAGCTCCATATCCTCCGCCACCACCTCCTGGCCAACCTGCTGTCGGATAATTTGTACCAGTCGTTCCGCGACTAGGTGCATTAATTAATAGTGTTGAGCCAGGTGTAACAGTTAAGATTCCTGTAACAAGTGCACCTGAACCTCCTAGACCTAATCCTCTAAAATACTGTGTTACACCATCTCCATATCCGCCACCTCCAGCACCTGATAGAGAAACATTTACCTGAGTTATATAGGAGGGGACAACAAAGGTTTGAGTTGCATTTGATATATAATTAAATGCCTGCCCTTGGCCTGAATAGATTGAAATCGAGGGATTCGTAGGAGCTGCTAGAAGAGGGGCTGCCTGTACAAACAGGCTTGTCACGGTTCCCGCTTGTGTTGTGAGAGTGAAGTAGTAATAATATCCTTGCAGCAACGTATTCGTAGTATTAACAGATATTGCAGTTGTTACGAGCGTCTGGAAGACAGTTGCGCCGACTGAGGTTGCGCTCGTGTTTTGGTAGAAGGTGTAGGTGAAGGATGGGGCTGAAATATTCGCTGACACACTTCCTGTTATATAAGTAGTTCCAGGAATATAGGTGATAAAGACACCATACTGGGAGGCGTAGTACTGCATGACCATCCAGTTGGAGATGGAATCGGATGCGAGGAAGATGGATGCAAAATTCGCGTTGAGAAACGCAAGTGTCTGATTCTCAATCGTATCTGTGCCACTTGTGTAAATGTAGATTGTGGAGGCGGCAGCATTGCCTGTCGCATCTTGAATATAGTATATTGTTGTTGGACTTACCGTAGACGCTGGCGGTAATGTAAGAACAGTACTTGTGGAAATTGTATTTACATAAGTACTTGTTGAAATCGGTATCAGCGACATCTGGATTTTCACTAGAATTTAAGAAGGGTTAACATACCCACTACCGTCGCAACAGATTAACCGTTTAAGTTCATATGGTAGAATACGATATTCTTCAAATAGTAGATTATATAATGAGTTTTTTTGGATTTATGTGATTTGTACATAGCCTTGACCTGTATTTGTAGAATAAGATACACTTGTAGCCAAACCAGAAATATATGAACCGCCGCCACCTCCACAATTAGCAGCATAACCACCATTATATCCTCCACCACCACCTCCAGAATATCCTCCACCACCACCAGATCTAGTATATGGAGTAGGAGCTGTTCCAGAATTTTGATATGCACCACCCCCGCCACCAAACCCACCATCAACAGTAAAGTTAACTGTATATCCGCCACCTCCCGTAGCACCATTTGTGTAAGATAATGCTGCTGAAGTTTGGCCACTGCATATAATTCCATTACCTGTATATCCTGCTCCAGTACCACCTGGTCCATCAGGTGCACAAGTACCAGTACCTCCACCAGTGCCGCCACTAGTTGGAGTAGTACCACAACCTCCATTAGCGTTATTACTTGTTGTTGCAGATTTATATCCAGCAGCTCCACCCCCTACCGCAATTAATATAGATGTGGTTGTATTATATAAAAATGTTCCTCCACTACCACCTGCCCCAGAGGTTGAATCTCCCAATCCTAATTGACCAACAACAATATTAAGAATATCACCTTGATTAAATGAATAACTAAAATTTACAATAACACCTGTATAGGATGCACCAGTAATAGTTCCAGCACCAGCTACACTAATTATATAACTACGTGTAGCAGGAGCAGTCCATCTCTGATATCCTGCCTGCGTCATATTGAAATACGCAGTATTTGTAACCCAACTGCCAAAACTGGAATATGCGGTTGTACATTGAGAAAGTGTAGGGCCATTTTTACCAGTCGCACCCGCGGGCGTGAATGTTAGAGTGCCTGAATATGAATAAAGCACCGATGGCGTTGTAACACCCGATGAATATGAATAAGTGCCATTTCCATACGCATTGCTAGGTAAAAGAACGGCATAGTACGTAGTATTTCCAGATAATGCAGGTGATGGTGTAAAAGCAACTGCGGAACCAGTCGTTGTCGTCGTGAAAGAATAGACAGAATTCGCTGAACTCGTCGTTGTCGAGATATAAACTGTGTAGTTGGTAGCGTTGGATGCAGCGGTAATGGTAACGGTACCACTAGTTGTTGAAAGGCCTGAATTGAGAACAATAGAGCCACCAATAGGTGTTGCAGGCGTTGTCTGGCTTGTCGAGGTAACTGCGGTTCCATTACCAAAACTGTTTTGAGGAACTAAAATGGCATAATAGGTTGTATTTGCTGAAAGGGATGTTGTAAATGCTATATGTTGATTCAGTGTATATTGATATCCTGATGCCGAGGCTACATTTATAATAACCTGCCCATTTACACCAGCTGCTGAACCACCACCTTGTGTATTTACAACAGGTCCTGTTAGCAAGGCAACATATGAAGAGCCTCCGCCACCTCCGCCGTCACCATTTTGACCACCTCCATAATAACCACCACCACCGCCACCATAATAACCCGCGCCGCCACCACCTGCATATGCACCTGAACCTGATGTTCCACCTACTCCATATCCACCCGCTGAACCAACACCTGCATTTCCATTACCTTGATTTATATTACCTTGACCACCTGCTCCACCCGCTGTCTGAGTTCCACCTAGCCCAGCGCAGTTATAAGGGGGTGTTACGTTATCATTCCAAACCCCGCCATTACCACCTGTTAAACCTCCGCCTACACCAGCTGCTGCTCCTCCATAGCCAGTACCACCACCTGAACCAGCAACGACAACCAATGTTGAGCCTCGTTGAATACTTGTTAGACCGCCGCCGCCACTATTTATGCTGGCCTGACCAACTGCAATTGTTAATGTTTCATTTGGAGTTACTGCAAAATATCCTGAAACTAAGCCGCCTGCTGCGCCTCCACCTGCTCCATATAAAGTAACTGTAACAGTTGTAACGGATGGAACAAGGAAGGACTGTGTCGAGCCTGTATAATTAAACGTATTTGATATAATAGGTGCTGAATTATAAATAGCATTTGCTGTACTTGTTGTCGTTGAAATATAGAAAATATATCCAGTAGCGTTCATTGCGAGACCAGTAATTGTAACAGTTCCTCCTGTAAGATTTGTGAAGGCTGCGAGTGATATGGAGCCACCTGTTGGTACACCATTATTATATAAACTCAGAGGTGAAGAGCCATATGCACTGGGCGTTGTCGACGTAGTCGCGTAGACGCTGAAATAATAGTAATAATTGAGTGTGAGACCTGTATAGGATGCGGTGAGTGTTGAACTATTTGTTGAACCTGATGATACAATAGTTCCTGTAAAGTTTGTTGTCGTTGTCTGATAAAGAACCCAGTTATATCCTGTTGCACCTGAAAATGCGGACCATGTCATAGTTGCAACATTATTTGCAGTTATCACATATACATTTGTTACTGCTGCGGGTGCATTACCTGGTGGAGCACTACTATAATAAGGGTGATTTGAAGGTAAAGTCGTCTGAAGACCCCATTTCCATGCTAAATATCCTTCAAGTAGCTGACGATTTGTATTTGTAACACCATTCTGATAATACAAAAATTCAGCAACTGTTCCAATCATATAACGCTGTAAAACAGAACCATCTGAAATTGTTACATATGATGTTCCACTTTGAGTTGGTACTTGCGTATCAATAATAGAATACACATTGTAGTAATAAGAAGAATTATAATTTGGATTAAATGTTCCATTCACATAATAATTTCCATTTCCTAAATCATTGCTATTACCAGCAGCAGCAGGTGTACCACTTAGACCTGTACCTCCGCTAAAGCGAATTGCATAATCACCAGCATAAGATGCTGGCTGAATATTTAAAAATCCAATAACATAAGGGAATGATGAATTTGTGGTAAACTTTGTTACAATAAAAAAAGCTGAACTTGTTGTAAAATTAATTTGAGCTGCAGATTGCATTACCGCAGCATTTGGTACATTTACAACCAAATTAGTATTATCAAGTGTATTTGTAATAGTTCCTGCTGTTCTAGTGAAATTATTATTATTTCCAGATTTATCAACCCATGTTGTAAGGGTTGCACCATTTGTAGGAGGTACCCCTGTACCTGCTGTATCCTTACCGTCTAACCATATACTAAGTCCAGAAATACTAATAGGACCAGCTAATGAAGTATATGTTGATTGCACAACACTTGAACTAGATACAAGTGTTGAAGACCCTGAAATAGTTGCCACAACCGTAAAATAATAATAGGCAGCAGAATATGTATTAATTGTAACCGATGCAGATGACCCTGTACCATATGCATAGACCGAGCCAGATGTGTAGTTATTTCCAGTAGCAGAGTAAAGAACATATGTATACGTTGCACCTGACACTGCAGTCCATCCTAGAGTAGCAACGCCTGTTGTATTTGAAACTGAAAGTGTGAGATTTTGCACATATAAGAATAATTGTGCTGCAGCTGAGCTTTTAATTATAGAGGAAGTAGAATATGCATTTATCGCTTGTACAGTAGCATAATAATAGTTACCATTTATTAGCGTTACACTTGTTAACTTGGATGTTCCTGTAACTCCAATATCTGTTTCTATTACAGAGCCGCCGGTTGTCGAGTTAGTTGCTCCATTATTATACAATACAACTGTATTAGAGGTTGCATAAATACCACCAGTCCAGGAGACTAGTATATTAGTACCATTTGCAGATACAGTAATAGTACTAGGATTTGTTGTTGCAAATTGATTGAGTGAAGTAGTTGTTGCAGATGAACCTGTCACTGTTGAGTAAGGGTTTACAGATGTTACTGTCGCATAGATATAATACCCGTTTGGTACTATATTTACTGATGTTTTTGTTGTATCTGCAATAAGAGTATCTGTTTCAAACACAGTTCCGCCATTTGTTGTTGCAGTTGAATTATAATAAAATGTAACGGTATAGCTAGCAGTATATGTTGCAGCTGTCCATGAACACACAGCATAGTATCCAGACATTGATATAGAAATGTTTTTAGCAATGAATGGGGCAACTATGAGCTGTACAGCATTTGCCGCGGTGACCGCGGTAGATGAGCCGAAAGAGTTTACAGAGGTCACAGTCGCATAGTAATAGTTTCCGTTGACAAGCGTGGTTGAGGATGCCTGATTTACACCAGTGGCTGTATCTGTTTCAACGAGAGTTCCACCATTTGTTGTTGCCGTCGCATTTTGGTAGAATTGTACAGTATAGTTAGTTGCATTTGGTGCCACATTCCAAACGCAGAGGAGATTATACCCATTCAAATAAACAATCACGCTTGTTGTTGGAAGAGGGGCTACACTGCTTATAACCGAATTGGAGATAGTAGTTGGTGAAACCCCGTTCACATTGATAGCTTGCACAGTCGCATAATAAGAAGTGCCTGCTAGAAGCGTAGTTGTTGTAGATGCGCTTAGTGAAGATGTTATAACCGTCTGAAAAACCGAGTTTCCCTGGTAGAAAATTACAGTATAACTTGTCGCATATGAGACAGAAGACCATGATGCTGTCAGGGCTGATGAGACAAGTGAAAGGCTGAAACCTGATGGTGTAGAGGGTAGAAAAATAGACTGAATGGCTGGTGAACTTCCTATCACGTTTGTTCCATTTGGATTAATTGCTGTTACTATTACATAATAATATGAGGATGGAGAGACTTGAATAGTCGCATATAAACCTGTGCTTGTCACAGTTTGAAGCAGGGTTCCTCCACTTGCCACTGATGTTGCGCTTGCATAAAAAGATACACTATATGAAACAGCATTGGGTGATGCCGTCCAACTTGCAGATAGAGTTGTACCAACCATGGATATATTTACAGCAATAGGCGCAAAAGGAACAAGTACTGTTTTTGCCGCAGTTGAAATAGTATTTGCATAAGAATCCAAGAGAAACCACGATTTAATACCATCGTTCACTAGGAACCATGTTCCATAATTCGTTGAGAGAGTTGTTGTGCTAATTCCGTCAATGCCTGTTGTACTTAAGATAATTCTGTTTGTAAATGCATTTCCAGCCCTGTCTTTTATAATTATGAAAGAGCCTTGTTGCGTTGATACAGGTGGTAGCGTTAATAATGTAGATGGAACCGCAGTATTTACACTGTATACGCTAAGCGTAGACGGTGTAAATATGCTTGTGTTTAGTAACGCCATCGTATTACTATTGGGTAGCAAAAATTGAACCACGACGGCCGCGCACTTCTCGGCACAAAGTAAGAATGACTTGCTCTATCTGCCTTGAGAACTACACAAAGGAGCTGCGCCTGAAGGTGACATGCCCTTACTGTCCAGCAAATGCCTGTCGCGGCTGCGTTCAGCGCTATCTTCTTAGCTCTCACGAGGACCCTCAGTGTCTCGGCTGTCGTAAGGGCTGGAACCGTGAGTTCATTGACTTGCATCTGACGAAGACCTTCCGAAACGGCCCTCTGAGGAAGCATCGGGCGAAGACCCTCATGGACCGTGAGAAGGCGATGCTGCCCGCAATGCAAATCTTCGTAGAGGCGACAAAGGACCTTCGCAGTGCAGGTGAAGAGTACACCACTGTCAATGCAGTCTTGCGGAAGTATGAGACTCGGCGCATTGAGGTTCTTCGCAACAGGGATGTTCTTCGCAACAAGATTCGGCAGGCGACCAATGAGACGGAGGAGACTACTGCTCTTGCCGCTCTTGATGCAAACTGCGAGTCTTATGGGAGGAATGAGGCCCGTGCTATGCGTGTTCGCTATGACATTGAGGTCATTACTCGGCGCATTCAGCGTAGCCAGAATATTCTAGAGGGACGCGCAGAGGATGATAATCGTGTCGTAGAGAAGCGCGAATTCATTCAGCACTGCCCTGCTGAGGGATGCCGCGGTTATCTCTCCACTGCCTACAAGTGCGGTGTCTGCGCGAAGTACACGTGCTCTGATTGTCTGGCAGTGAAGGGTGAGAACCGTGACGCGCCTCATACGTGCAATGAGGAGGCGAAGGCGTCGGCGGCTCTGATTCAGCGTGAGACGCGGCCCTGTCCTAAGTGCGGCGTGCGCATCTTCAAGATTGATGGGTGTTTTGCAAAGGATACGGCAGTCTTGCTCTGGAATGGAGAGACCAAGATGTCACAGGATATTTCTGTCGGTGATAAGCTTGTAGGAGATGATGGCGAGCCTCGCATCGTTCAGGAGCTTTGCTCTGGAGAGGATGAGATGTTTACGGTATCTCAGACTAACGGTATCACATATACTGTTAACAGTAAGCACAAGCTGGCTCTGAAGTTCAGCGGTGACAAGAAGATTTACTGGTCTGATACTGAGAGTGCATGGAAGATGGTGTGGTTTGACCATGATGCTATTATCATGAAGAACAAGCGCGCTTCTGTTACAGATGATACGCCTAGCGATGTTGCACTAAAGAGTCTAGAGAGCTTTAAGGAAACTATCAAGTTTCCGGATGTTCTGGAGATTGAGGTTGATACATATATGAAGCTATCAAAGTCTAACAAGAAGTCATTGATGGGATTTAAGAGTGCAGGTATTAACTGGCCCACACGCCAGCTTAAGCTTGACCCTTATATCATGGGCCTTTGGGTGGGAGATGGTATTGTTGATGGAATGTCCTTTGCTCTCTCTCCTGAGTCAGACCCTGAAATCATTAGCTATCTGATTGACTGGTGTAAGCTTCACAATGCTGAGCTTGTTCACGACGCGGCCTACCGTTTCCGCGTTCGTCGCCGAGAGGTCAGTCAGGGGCGGCTTGCTATTGGTCACGGTATTACATGTGATACCTGTAAGGGATGTTCTGAGAAGCGGAATCCTCTATGTAATCTCCCTGAGATTCCATACACTTCTGATATTAAGCGGTCTGATAAGAATCCTCTTAAGGATGCACTAGATTCATATGGTCTTATCCGCAAGAAGTTTATCCCAGAGGATTATCTTATGAATGACCGAGACAACCGTCTTAAGTTGCTGGCTGGTCTCATTGATACGGATGGTTATCTATCAAATGATGGAAAGCGAATCCAGATTGCACAGTCAAATCATGCGATTGCAAAGCAGATTGAGTTCTTGGCCCGCTCTCTCGGATTTGTAGTAAGCACTTGTTTGATTAAGAAGACAAATATTGTCTTTGGAAATGCGGAGCCAAAGAACTATCCTGACCATCTCGGTCTGAATATTTCAGGTGAGCATCTCTCTGATATTCCATGCCGTGTTGCGCGAAAGAAGTGTGTGTCATCTTCCCCTAATAAGGACCAGCTGCGAACCAGCGTTGAAGTTACGCCTATTGGTCGTGGTACTTATTATGGTTGGCGAGTGGATAGCAATAAGCGCTTTGTCTTACCTGACTTGACGGTTGTGCGAAACTGTGACCAGATGTTCTGCACGCAAGAGACCTGTCACACGGCCTTCTCTTGGAATACGGGTCATATCATCACAGGCAAGATTCACAATCCGCACTATTACGAGTATCTGCGTCATGCGAATGGTGGTGTTGCACCTCGTGAGGCAGGCGATGTTCCGTGTGGCGGCCTTCCTCTTACCTGGCAGTTTACGCGCGAGATTATGGGGACAACTCTTCCAGTTGACGCGAAGAGTCTGATTCTGCATATCCATCGTACTCTGAACGATATGATTGAGGTTCGTCTCGCAGATTACCCGGCACAGAGGGCGGCAAACTCCAACAAGGACATCAACATTCGCTATCTGATGAATGAGATGACTGAGGAGACGTGGCAGAAGACGCTTGAGCAGAGGGAGAGCAAGTTTGAGAAGAAGAGGGAGATTGGCCAGATTCTGACAACCTTTGCGCATGTGGGTGCAGAGTTTATTCGGCAACTCATGCCGCCTGCCACTGCGACTGCACAGGCGAAGGCGGGTTATATCATGAAGACGTGGACCGATGTGTCTGCAAAGCAGCTGAATGATTTGCGTATCTACACGAACAAGAGTCTGAAGGAGCTGGGTGAGAGGATGCTCTGCGCCTTTCCTCAGGTGGACAAGGACTGGAACTACATTCCGCCGCGGAAGATTGGGATTGATGAGACTAAGCTGAGTCCCAGTGAGGAGGCTGCGGCACGGCGGGCGCTAACCCGCACTACAGCACCTGCAGCAGCTGTAGCACCTGCTGCACCTGTAGCTGCTGTGCCTCCCCCACCCCCAGCAATTGTTCGCCACCGCTTTACAGATGGCGACTATGCAGAGGATGATGCGGTTATCGTAGAGTAAACTTAAAAAGCAAATACTATAAAATAAAGAGAAGCGAAACATGAGTTTTTTACATACAATTCCATGTCTGCTTATTCACAGAGCAAAAGATACTGTGCGCGATGAGTGTATTAGAGAGCTAGAAACAAGTCTGGACCTTGTTCTTGAGCGGTTTGAAGGAATTTCTGGTGATTTTTTAATAGCCGACGGCTATCCCACGAAGCATCCATATGAGAAGACACCGACATCTCCTGGGAATATTGGATGTACAGCCAGCCACGTAGAGATTCTCGAGTCCGCCATTAAGTCAAAACATCCATATGTCTGTATTTTTGAAGACGACGCGGAAGTCGTTGGGGATGTGGATGCATATCTGAATGATATCAATATGCTGCCTCCTGGGGATATTATCTTACTGGGAACGAATGAAATTGTTGATGGAGTTTCTACAGAAAATCCATCAATCAAGAAAGTTACAAGATTTTGGGGGACACATGCTGTGATTGTGAATCGCAGAGGTGTACTTGGAATTTTAACTACATATAAGCGCTATGTTGACATGGGGGTCGCTCTACCTGCAGACTGGCTCTACAGTTACGCAATTAAGGAAGAGGGTCTTACTGCCTATGCACCTGTCAAATCAGTCATACGCCAGAAGCCCGGATTCATCTCTTTTATTTCAGGGAAGGTTAGGAAGTGACGACGTTGGACATAAAGTCACGTCTAGGAAGTGAGGCCCAACATCCCCTTTCCCCACCCAATAACATCTTTAATCTTTTTCTGTGACATCGGTGTGTTATACATGCGGAAGTCAAAGAGACTGCCACTGAAAAGTTCATCGCGAAGTTCATATGTACTGTCCGCATCCGTCCAGTTAGACTTTCCAAGATAATTATTGGTTGTGCTGGTGGCCTGCGGCAAGAATCCTGAAGGCTGGAGAAAGACCTGCTCACCATTCACATACACTGCAATATCGGGCCGTGCCGCATCATTTGTTGTGGCAGTAACGGTAATGTGAGTCCACGTCTTAAGAGGAACAATGGAGTTCACCCGAATACGCATCTTCCTCTGTCTTTGGTCCCAGACCTCATAAAGGAGAGTTGCTTTCTCGGCATTACCTACCGGCACCTGGGCTGGCCGAACTGTGCTGGGAGGCAACCGTCTCGCCTCCACTTCCTGGTCTATGTTTACGAACTCATCCACATTCGCAGCAGTTGTCTTCATGAATTCCTGCGGCGTCACTTCAGCGGCAGTCTGTGCTCCAGAAGGTCCACTGGGGAGAGTTGTTTCACCGCCACACAAGAGAGGGCGTACGTCTCCAGATGAGACGGTGGGGTCGCCCTTTCCGAGAATTCCTAAGAACACATTATTCTTCGCAGGACCATCTCCAAAATCAAAGAAATGCGCATTATTCGTAAACTCATCGATGAAAACCCAGAGACTGAATGTGCGCACAGTTCTGAGCTTAACCTTGTCACCTAGCGTCAAGTCAGGTGAATCACCCATACGCATGAACTGGTGTACGCCATCAAAGCTTAATCCCCTTGTGATAGCAGGGCGTGGTGTCTCATCTATATTTATAGAACCGGCAGTATAGATTTGCACCGCATTGGCATAGTCAAGTATATCATCTCTTAGACGCAGCCAGACTACACATCCATCATAGAAAGAGAGGAGTTTGAGAATATCATCAGGAGGGTTCGCATCTGCCTCATCTCTCTCCGAAAATCCCATATCTTGAGCCCGACGGCATAACGGGTGGAAGGTTCCATCATCACCCTGAAGAATACGGCAGTAGGCGGAGCGGCCGTCCTTCATGATGTCATTCATATAATCATCACGGCTCAACTTCAGCCCCTGTTCAACAGTATTCGTTCTGAATTGAACAGTACTGACTTCACCTGTTCCTCCGAGTGCACATGCGAAGAAGGTTTTCTTATCGTCAGCGCCAGTGGGGACCACCATGCGGCAGTAATCCTGATTCACTCCATATCTCTGAACATCCGTGTAACCGCTGAAATACCGACTATCGAGCGTGTAGCCAGGCTGTTCCTTGAAGGGTCCGACATCGCCTCTCTTGGGTACAAACTGTGAAAAATAAGAGGAGCGCGAAGAAAGAACAGGAACAAGAAACCCCTCTGTTATTTTTTCAGGAGCTACTAATTCAAAGAGGAGTATTGTACATAAAAGTAACAGTCCTATCCATAAGGCTCCGGACATCTACCGTGTACCGTGATTTTCCGTAAGTGAAATTATACTGCTAGGATAAGAAATGCTAGCCATTTTTGCCTTTATATTTGGAGTCGCAAATGCTCAACAATTCACGTCTTTCACAGTTGCACCACCTGTTTACTTAGAGCCGAATCAGACAGGCTTGACTTTTTACACGGGCCAAAACATGAGTTTGTCATGGACGTCAGATGGACTAACATCAAATGAGACAGTGAAACTTAACTATCTAACAACGGCACCTATCCAAAATACTGGGGTCTATACCGCTCGTATCAGTGATACTGCGGCTCAACTTGTAAACCAGCCTATCATGATGAGTCTTTCAAATAATGCGAGCATTTATCTCAATAGTACACCTGTTACAGTAATTCAGAGCAAGATGCTCTATGTGAATCTCTATACGAATTTTACTCTTGTTGGAACCTCTACAATTCTCTGTGGGCAGAATGTGACAGTTCAATGGCAAGGTATAGGTCAGGCAGGTTCTGGTTTTACAAGCGTGACAATTAAGAGCAGTTTCGGTGGTGGAGGTGGCTCTACAACAGTCGGGACGCCTCTTGCAGTGATAGCACAAAATGGGCTTATGAGTGCGAGCTATCTGCTTCCTGCCTCTTTCACCCCATCAGGCTTCAGTACATACATTGCGACTGTAACATCAGGGACCTATACATTAAACTCACAAGGATTCAGACTATCAGCGGCGTCACCTACGCCGAGTTCCACAGTGACACCGAGCAAAACACCGAGCGCTTCTATTTCTGTTGGCTCAACCGCCTCATCTACGCCTACACCCTCTCTTTCATTTGGCTCAACAGCATCAGCTACACCTTCGCAAACACCATCTGTAAGTCTATCGGGTAGCCCATCCATCTCAATGACACCATCACAGACATCTAGCCAAACTCCGACACCAACCACGCCCATTAATCTTGGTGCTATCGCTGCAGCAGCTTCACAACAATCTATGAATTTAGTGATTACTATAGCTGGAAGCGTATGTGGTTTATTTGCAGCCTGTGTTATCGGATTTCTAGTGTATAGATATCAAACACATAAGCAAATGCGCGAGAGGCGGTTAAGAACAGCTGCTACCATGTCATCGCGAATGAATGATATAAACTCTGTATATGGTGTATCGTATGTACGGAAAGAGCCGATGGCGGCGTACAAGTCATCAAAAATACTAACGACCAACGTCGTGACTAAAAATTAAGGAAGTCATTACTTCCTTAATTTTTTATGTCCTACGACTAACAGGTTAATGCACAATAATTTTTCTTAAAAATTAATGTGCATAACGGGTAGGTATGCTAAGAGGAGGTGCTCTTCTAGGCTCTGGAACATATGGATGTATATTTCAACCCCCTCTTATCTGCAAGGACGATGGACCGAGACTCAATAAATCCAAACTTGGAAAAATCACTGGACCTGAGGATTTCGTCATTGAATTCACGGCGGCAAAAATCCTGGGCCCGCTGAAGTTGCCGCATTTTATTCTACCTGAAGAGGGGTCTGCATGTATTCCTGATATGAAGCAGCGCGATAAGAATCTGGCGAAATGCAAAATTATAAAGAACTCTTCAGAGTTAAATACTGTTATTCAGTTTACAATGCCCTATGCAGGGAAGACACTCTATAGCCGAATTGTCGACTACGATATGTTAAAAGGCAAAATCAGCTTTTTTGATTTCATGCTCCAGCTCTTAGAGGCTGGGGCTTACTTAATCGCAGCCTCCTATGTCCACTTTGATATTTCAATTAACAATGTTGTTATCAGCGAGGCGGGTCAGGTATCCCTCATTGACTTCGGGCAGAGTTTCTCATCCAGAGAGATTACACCTGAGACGCTAAGGCTCCGTAGAAAGGTGTACGACCCAGTGTCCATCACTGAGCCGCCTGAAATCACACTGTCACAAGCACCTGACCAAAAGGCTAATAATGTACCAGACGTTGTAAGAAGAAAAGGTGTATTTCGCACAATTGAGAGGGTACTATCGGTTCGCCCTGTAGAGCAGGAAGCTGCCCTCCGTGAATTCTGGATAACAAGTCGGGCGGCCACGACCGCAGATTGGCTGGCTTTCTGGAAACTATACTGGCCGACATTTGACAGCTGGAGTATTGGTGTTTGCATGCTGGAGACTCTTCAACCGCTTCTTTTCAGACGAGAGTTCGTTGATTCGGCCCAGTGGAAACAGCGTGGCACAACGATTAAGTCTATTTTACGTGGACTAGTAGAGACAAATCCGCGTAAACGCCTTGATTGTGTTGAGGCTCTCAAGCTTTACGACCCTGATAACGCTTGGTTTGAGACCTATGGCGGCGCTTGGCTTGAACGGCGCGCTCAGCTCGCCCACGAGGTGCGCGCTTCTTCTTAGTTTTCCTCCTGCCACCCGAGCTGATTTTCAGTTTGAGATTCGTACCTGTAACTCGCCGAGGTACACACATGAACCCGCAAAAAACATCATAATCGAGCACACCTTGTTCGTTTGTCCAATTATGGTCTGCGAGTTCTGGATTCCAGATAGGACGGTCCGCCGCATCCACCTTTACAACCGGTTTTGCACCACCTTTCTGTGACCACCATCCATCTGAGTCCTGGCGGAGGAAATGGTAGTCTTCATCGGGGTCTACAACGAGAGCAATCTTAGAGGTTCCTGCTGGACACTTCATTAAAAAACCATCTTCGCGCGGAAGAGCGATAATAGAAGGATTATCTCCAAGAATTCGATGTCTCATATCAGGGCATGTTTTAGGATGGCTCGAATCCCATTGTTTATGACCTGCCGCATAGCCGGGCTGAGGAGTTCCAGTGTTACATGTGGCTGATGATAAACATTCCGCAATTAATTTCATATCGATTGTATTCATTGCATATGCATAACAGTTATGAGTTTCACGGTATTCCTTCTTCTCATTCCATAGTTTAGGGTTATAATCAGGTTCATATCCCGTCATTGGAGACGCATATCCGCATTTGTCCCTATGGTCTTTGCAGAATGCACTTCCTGCAAGAGAATGATTAGGGCATGGTATCGTCTTTTCTAGGAGACACTGACAGCGGCCTAGCTTGACCATCTACTATGGGTGAATCTATTTCTGCCTCTTCTAAAATACTTTTAAGACTTGTTTTAGTTTGAAGAGGATTCATAGGAGTTATAGGTATAATGGTATCACGTGACTGCCCTTGCCCTTGTCCTTGGCTTTCACTTGGTTTTGCATCTGGTTGAAGTTCCTGTCTCTTATTGTACTCATCGTCCACCTCACGCATCCTTATTTTTTCAATTCTATTGCAAAAGAAAATGAACTGATTATCGTGTGTAGGCGCCTTATCAGGAGTGTAAAATCCACTGTAGTGACCTGAAAGCTGGGAGAACTGCCAACCTTCTGTTGTTAGCTTCTCCACATTCGTATGCAAATAAAGATATTTCTTGTCTATTTTGAAGAAAATTAATAAACCATTGGAGGTTGTTACAAGAAGGGACAGGGACCATGTTATCCAGTAAATTTCACCTTGAGATGACATATATTGTATAGACATCAGCGCAGGAACAATTAAAGAGCCTACTGTTACAATTAGATGGCATATGTAATAGATAACAGAAATACGCAGTGCACGATTATATGTGTCTCTGATAAGATTGACATACCTTATTTTTATAATTTCTTTCTGGAGGAGAGATAAATCTAATCTATCTACCACAAGCGTAAAATGTGTATGTCTTGGTTGACACATTCTATTTTATCGCCATAAATTTGAAGTCGGCGAGGTTGCCAGGGTAAGACTACCATGGCGACCTACACTCTCGCATCGACTGAGTATCTTGATACAGACGTTGATAATGCCGTCTGCTACATCGGTCATCATGACTGGGCTAGCAGGCTTGAGGAGGGTCGGCGCCTCTTTGTTCTTCTGAAGTTCTCAGAGGGTGCGTCCCATATGTCCGCAGTTGAGCATGTTGCACCGCAGCATATTCCATCCGATATGGAGAATCCCATCTTTGTTCCTCTCTGGATGATTCCACCTGATGTGGCAATTGGCGGGGACCTTGAGGTTGAGTTCTTTACGGATGAGGCATTTCCTCCTGCAACGCGGATTGTTCTAAAGCCACTTGATTCCGCCTTCTACAACACAGATGCAAAGGAGATGTTGACAGCAGCCTTGACGCGTCTTGGTGTTCTCCAGAAGGAAAAAACGGTTATGCTACGTTTGGAAGAACTGGGTGGATATGAGATGGGATTCTATATTACCGAGTTGGAACCCGCAGATACAGTTCTGCTAGATGCTGATGAGGTTGCAGTGGAGTTTGAAGAGGCTGCAGACCAGTGGGATGGGCGGCGACCTGGAACGCCAATTCCTCCACCCATTGAGCCGATGTTCTCAGAGGATGCAGTTGTAGCAGAGGGGACTGTTCTGGGAGGCGGTCCTGTTCGGCGTCTTCCAGATGGACGCGCGTGGAATCCTTACAGGTGATTCCGCACAAGCTCCAGCAAAGCCCCCATTCTATTTTTACCTTTTCCAGTTCGTCCAGTTCCCCAGTATGAATCCCAGAATGCCTTTTCTTTTAGAGGTGCGGTGCCAGTGGATTTCAGAAGCGCAGCGAGTTCGGGATTTTGTGCAAACTTGGCAGTGAGAGCCTTCAGCATACTCTCTTCTTTTATAGAATCCCAATTCGGAGGGAAGAAAGGAGAGCGGGTTCGCCCCAGCTTCTTTGCAGAGGCAGGTGTCGGTGCTAACCGAATTCGCTCTTGCAGTTGCGAGTCTCCTATGAACTTTTGTGCCTGGAAATAGTGTTCAACTGTTGGCCATAGTGCATCCTCTAGAGTAAAGGGTGCACTATGGAAATTACTGAATTCGCTATATTGGGCCGATTTAGAAGAGAATTCTATTGCCATTTTACACTTCGGGGGGCGCGCTCTCCTTCATTTTTTGAACCCTAACTGCAGGATTCATCATAACAGAATGATTTAGATTGATGTCCATATCGGGTACACGCAGCTTAGGCTTCTTCTTACCAGGCTGCCACGTGCTTACTGTTGGGGCATTGAGCTTAGCGGATACAAGCTTGTAGCGAATTGCAACACCAATGACCGCGACGATGAAGAGGGCACCACCAATTGCAGCACCAACGATGGCTCCAGCGCCTACCGATGCAGGGGGCTGGGCCGCAGCCGCGCCAGCCGCAAGAGCATCCGTGTGCGACATCGGTGTATGACTCGGCGAGGGTGAATCCGTCGGCCCAGGTGACTCCGTGGGTGTGACAGAGGGTGATGCACCAATACGGAGAGAGGGCGTAGGGGATGCTGTAGAGCTCGGTGTGGGGCTCGGTGTTACAGAAGAAGTCGGTGTAGGGCTGTAGCTGACAGAAGGGGTACGACTCGGCGTGCGGGAGGTGGTTGCTGAAAGAGAGGCACTGGAACCAGGAGAAGGAGTCTGACTCGGTGTCTGTGTGTTTGTAGGTGTTCCAGTGGGCGTAGCCGTGGGTGTCGGTGTACCTGTCTGGCTCGGCGTAGGCGTTGAACTAGAGGTCGGTGTTGGTGTGACTGTGGAAGAAGGAGAGGGGACCATAACCTGAGAGGCATGGCCACTCAAGAGGAGCTGCAGGGCTACGCCATCACCCGCGAGGTCTGCCGTCCATGGCGCTGAGCCACAGGGCTGTCCTGTAGGGCCATACTCACCAAGTGCAGCATAGGGGAGGCCGGGCTTTCCATAGGGGACTTGGAAGACGCAATGGGCTGTGGGGGCCGTTATTCCACCTGCGCTTCCGCCTGTGGCCCACGTGAACGGAAGAATCGTGACGGTATAATTAGCCCCCGCGACGACGGACCATGAAGAAGGAGTCGCATTGAACTTCACAAACTCGTCGGTGCCAGGCGTGGCGGCGACAAGGTCCGTGAACGTGGTCAGAAGAGAGGAACCAACTGTTACGCCACCAGGGAAAGTTGCAAGGACGAAGCTGATGCCGCAGGTCTCAGGGGCGGCCTGAGAATAAACGCCCATCTTCATCACATCCACGATACCGGTGTTCTGGGCCTGGAACTTGGTGGTCGCCCGGTGGCAGCGATTCTCTTGCGTGTTATTCACATAGCCCATGGTGTAGTTGCCTGTGATTGGAAAGAGAGTGGAGTCCATAAAGCGGAGTTGAGGCGGCGGAGCCAGAGATGGCAGAGGTGAAGTATTTTGTGCTAATGCACAAAACGTGAATACTGAAGATACTAGGAAACGGAGCATTTCTATAAAGGGTATAACTTTTAAGGGCTATTTCAAATTTTAGACTAGGATATAAACTTTCGCATCATAAGAAATCAGATGGATATAAATACGGGGTCTAGCCATATTTGGGCGACGCTCGATAAGGGTACACCCTGTCTTATAGGGCGTAACGGCACCATTGAGACACAAGTTCTCTCCTGTGGACCCGCCATAGAGGGTATGCGAAAGAAGCTGGAACTGAATGCTGGTGTCTTTCCTTCTACTGAAGAATCAGTAGAAGCCTGGATTCGTGCTTACAAGGCTGCACTTAACTGTATAGAGGATGAACCTATTGTAGCTGGATGGTATGCGCCTATGAAGGTTGCTGAAGAGCGAATTCTGAAGCAGTACTGTTTATCCGATACATATATCCCTCTTCGCAGCCTGGAACCCTACTATATTCGTCCAATGATGTCATCACTCCGCTGGACAAACTTGCTGGATGGGAAGAAGGTTGCAGTTGTGACGTCTTTTGCAAAGACTGTTGCTTCTCAGGTGAAGAAGTCGCGTGAAATCTGGGGCGCCGAGGCTGATACTCTTTTACCTCCCGATGTCACCTGGATTCCGATTCAGACAGGATATTCGCCCGAGTTGGCGCAAGGTCGCGCAACCTGGCCTTCCGATGTCACAAACTGGCAGGATGCTGTTGCATATCTAAAACAGAAGGTTGTGGAGTCGGGTGCTACTGTCTGTATAATTGGGTGTGGTGGTCTCGGTATGATTCTTGGCGCTGCTTTGAAGAAGGAAGGTCTTCAGTGTATTGTCATGGGTGGTGCGACACAGGTTCTCTTTGGAATTAAGGGACGGCGATGGGCTTCGCATGATGTGATTTCCAAGATGTGGACGGACGGATGGGTGTGGCCCTCGCTAGAGGAGACGCCCGGTGGTGCGGCTAATGTGGAGGGGAGTTGTTACTGGACCTGACGGTAGCCAAAAAATTGAAAACCTTGACTAGCCTCAACAAAGATAAAGGCGAAGTAATTAGAAATGGACCCACGTTGTCTAAGCCATTGGCCCTGGAATCAGAAGGCTGAGGCTGAGTGTCCCCAAGATATTGCCCATTCAGAGATTTACTTTGAGTTCTTCACGAACCATAAGACTATAACGGTGGAGGTACCGAAATGCCTAGAGGGATTTGTATGGACTGGAGTGCGTTTTACAACCCATGAGCCTGATACAATTATGTGGTATCCTCTTGGAATTGTAGTGCCGATGGAGAAGGATGCGCTGGTTCACAGAATCTTTGTTCAGTACGGCGAGTGGAATATTCTTCCGATTGAGTTTACCCCTAACTTTATTGAAGCGATGGGAAAGCCCGTTCTCAAGTTGCAGTTTCCGTCTGAGGTCTCTGGAAAAATTGAGCTTCTAGCACAGAGACTTGGATGAGACTTCAATATGTGAGCGACCTCCACCTAGATATGAGACCCAAGACAGCATATGAAGAATTGATAAAACCTGCCGTTGCACCTGTATTAGTTCTTCTTGGAGATATATGCCCTTTGGAGTGTAGCCACCTGCGCCCTTTTTTTGAATGGTGTTCCGAGCGGTGGGCAACTATCATCTGGATTCCTGGAAATCTGGAAGTCTGGGGTTCAGGTTTTATAAATCCGGCAGACGCGGTTTCCACCATGAAGGCGAAAGTCTCTCCCTTCAAAAACGTACATGTCCTCTACTGCGAAGCGATGGGTTCAGAGGATGGTCTGATTATTTTGGGATGTCCTCTCTGGAGAAGGCCCAGTGACGAAGTGATGCTGCATTTCTCTGGAAAAATCTGGGCAAAATCGGACCCAACACCTGTAGATAAGGGTGTCTTCCTCAATGAATATAATCTCTGTCGTCGCTGGCTGAAGAAATATCTAGAAGACAGTGCTCAGCCCGTAGTTGTCTTATCTCATTATGCCCCACTTCCCTGGATGACAGAAGAGGAATGGGTTGCGCGAAAGTCATCCGAACCTGAGATGGAAGTCATGCTCCGCCAACCTCTTGTTGCCTGGATATTTGGCCACTGCCATGTTCCTGTAACTGAGAATTATACATGGACTGATACTACAGGCCATCAAAATACTGTTTTATTAACGAGTAATCCTGGTGCATTTAAGAAGGATGCTGTGGTTCGCGTGGACCCTTCACTTTATGCTTCTTCAAGATGAAGCTTTTGCAAAGAATGTTCAAATCCCTTGATGGCAGGGCCAAAATTGGCCATGGGCATGAAGACGATTGGTCTTTTTTTACGTATAAACTCTATAGCATCCTCTGATTTCATCCTCTTATATGCTATGAGAAACATGGCAACAACTGCGGCTGAACGCTGCATTCCCATGGCACAATGGACAAGAACTGCGCGACCCTCGTTATACTCCTTGCTCAGTTTCGCGATAATCTCAAAAGACCAGAGTTCCATATTCCGAATCTCAGCCTGTTGAAGATTATCATCCACGGGAACTCTGTAGCATCTCTTCATGGAGGGATGAAATGGAAAATCCTTCGTGCAATTGAAAATAACTGTGATTTTACTCTTCTTTAAAAACTCCTCATCCTGTGCAGCCTTCGCATTTCCCAACCATATACCTGGAATTATCTCATTCGCGTTATCACCTATTGGGAGAACGAACATCTATCTGGCAATTATTTTTAAAAATTGACTTTGGACCCCGCACATGAAACCACACCACGAATGCTTACACGTCATTTATACCGTATCGATGAGGTGAAAGCAAGTTGTAAACAGGCACTTTCAGTTAAAAACTATAGAGAGGCACTCTTCTGGTCTCTAGAACTCATAGACACACTGATGGAAGATGATTTGCGCTCTATTATGATAGATGTCTGGTTTGAGACAGTAGGACATGCGTCGTACCCTCTTCTACTTGAGATTCTAGCCACAGATTCATTGCTTGAGTGTGTTGGCGCCTTTTGCTCTGCGGGAAGAGATGCGTCTATCTTCACCTTGTTGTCACTCGGTTCTCTAGATTGGAAAAAGCAGCCTGACCGAGTTGTACCTTCTTCTACCGTCGGGTCCGACGCGCTTACCACATGTATTCTAAGAGCCATTCGTCAGAAGAAAGTACTGTTTGCATGGACTCTTCTTCGGTGCAACTGGTCATGGGACCTTATACAACTTGATACACGGCTTACCGCGTTAAAAGAGTATGGATGGAGAGGTCGAGCCGCCGCACTTATTTCAGTCTGTGAGAGGGTAATTAAGTGGAACCCGATTAAAAAGTATCTGGATGAGGCGCTCTATAATGAATGGAGCTCTCTAGAAGGAAAAAGGGAAAGGCGCGTTTATAAGATTCGCCCGATTCTGCATGGAACTGAACGCAGCGTATGCAGCCGTTCTATCACAAACATTCAAGAAGTGAGAGAGCCACTCACTGCACTTCACGGTTCACCTTACTGGGATACAGTTTCTGAGGAGTTTGGAGGCTGGCGACCTATTTATAAGAATGACGAATCAAACGAGACGTTTTATGAGCTCTATTTCCCGGATGATATCCCAGATGAATGGTCTACAGTAGACCAGGAGAAAAGTCACGGACTGGGGTTTGCCTTTGATGATGAGACAGATGAGGATAGGCGACAGAAAGGGTTGCGCAGCTCTCTATGGAATATTCCATCCTTTGGTCTCGTCTCTCTAACGCGTACTGCAATTAAGATTTGTCCCGCAGAGTATGATTCAAAAGAGAAGCAAGAAGCATGGCAGCACATACAGGCTGGCTGGACCTTGACTCCAGCACGGAAAAAAATTATGCTCATAGAATAGATGCCTCGTAAGACAAGGCGCTTGAAGGGTGGGGCCCTTTTTTTCAAACAGGACCAATTTACGCCTGAAAAGATTGAAGAGATTATGTGTAATGGACGGCGCGTGGAGGACCTGCCTTCAAGTGAGAATCCTATCTATGTTCTGAAGTGGGGTCCGCCTGGTTCAGGGAAAAGCTCAGCGAAGGTAACAGAGTTTATTAAAAGTCTTGGTCAGCCTATTGAAAACTACGTGGATTATTCAACGGACAAACTGGTTGAGTCTTATATTCCGTTTCGCGCAGCGACAACGGTTGCAAAGCTTGAATATGAGAAGGCAAAGGCCCTTTTTATTGCAAGAGGCCAGTGGGTTACTATACGCGGGATGCTTCAGAAGGCTGCTACAAAACTGCCCGCGCTGAGAGATGAAATTGCAGAAATGCTTAGGTTTGATAGCCAGCCAAAAGACAATAAGGACATCTTCAAGTTATTTGAGAAAATCCTGTATGCATCACTGAGTAATTCTTATTTTACTGCTCGTGACAAAGAGTCGAATACCGAGGGTACTGTGCTTTATAAGAAAATGACCAACTTTATGAAGAAATGTTTTACTGCGAATGTCAATATAATTTATGAGACTCTTGGCGGCGGATATGGTCGTGGAAAGCCACAGCGCGCTGAAAATCAATTTGGCGAGGCCATCCTCTTTGAGAATCACTGGGAGCCCTATCTTGGACGTATTAAGTACTCTGATGGAATTCCCACAATTGACCGCACAAGTTTTGGCGATGAAACAATTCCTATCAACTATCGTATTTTTGTAGTATATCCTCTTCTAGATAAGAATGAAATTATAAGACGGTCTTATACACGCGCGGTTGAGACATTCACTAAATCTAAGATGGAACCGGTTGAAGATTTAGATGCATACAGAGAATTACTCTTGAACTATGCAATTTATATTAGAGCGACTCTAGCACCCTATTCAAAATCAGGCGAGCTTTCTGTTATGCAGAAGATAGTGGATAAAGCAATAAGCGAGGAGAAGTTAGAATATCTTGGTGCTAATAGTGGAGATTCTTATACAAAGTATATTGGTAAAATGGTGACGGAGTTTAGGAATAATAGTCAATCAGAAAAAATATCATTTCCTTTTTTCCGCGCCATCTCTCCTGACTATATTTACAGTGTAATTAAGCAGGCGTTTAACTATTCAGTTGACTATTTCTTGAAGCAGTATATACTTGCTGGCCGCATAGAACAGGTTGTCTATATCAATAATCGCGACGTGTACAAGAGCAAACTTTTCTTAGATATGGATGGAGTATTCTGCGATTTTGAATCACGATTCCAAGCCATTTTAGCCGAGAATGGAATTACGCCACAGCAGGAGAGAGAGCTAACTCAATTCCAGCGGTGGAGTATACTCATGAAGAAGGACCCATATAGCGAATTCACAGAAGAGAATAATCGTCATTTCTTTGATACGTTAACCCCTCTTCCAGGTGCAATAAGACTCTGGGTTGCGGTGAATGATTTCCTCTTCCGCTCTGGTCAGAAGTGCCCTATTTTCTTAACAGGGTGTCCTGTTTCTCCTTTCCGCAAGTGGGCAGAAGAAGGAAAAGAAGCCTGGGTTCGCTCAAATTTCCTCCAACCAGGTGGCACAATTCACACAATAAGTGTGCCTGAAAAGGAGGAAGAAGTGAATAGAGAAGCTCTGCATGCTGAACTCGCGGCGCTAGAGAAGCAGGCGGGTGTCAATGATATAATCATGATATTCTGTCGCCCAGAGCAGAAACAGCTGTTTAACACAGTTGAGCCGCACCCCATCTTAATTGATGACCGCACAAATGCTGGACCTCAGTGGACCTCAATTAAGAATATGTCACCTATGTTTATCCATCATAAATTTAACCCTATTGGCCCTGGCAAGTACAATAAAATATATCGTAATATGCTTTCTGAGTCAGCAAGTGCGCGGAGTATTGGAACTTTAAGACGTTTATATGGGGGTAAACGCAGAGGACATAAAACTAGAAGGGCTTAAAAATATTCCAACGTAACTATTCATATGAGCTCCATCCCTGCGATTGGTATTGACCTCGGTACCACATATTCATGTGTTGGTGTATGGCAAAATGACCGCGTTGAGATTATCGCGAACGACCAGGGTAATCGTACGACCCCTTCCTACGTCTCTTTCACGGATGAGGAGCGTCTCATCGGTGATGCGGCGAAGAACAGCGCGTCATCTAACCCGAAGAACACGGTGTTTGACGCCAAGCGTCTTCTCGGTCGCAAGTTCGGCGATGCGGCGGTGAAGGCCGACATGAAGCACTGGCCCTTCACAGTTGTAGAGGGTGCTGCTGAGAAGCCGCTTATTGAGGTGAGCTACAAGGGCGAGACGAAGCGCTTCCAGCCTGAGGAGATTTCAGCGGCGGTTCTGCAGAAGATGAAGGCGACGGCTGAGGCCTACCTCGGCGGCGAGGTGAAGAATGCGGTTATCACGGTGCCTGCATACTTCAACGACTCCCAGCGCCAGGCGACGAAGGATGCGGGTGTTATCGCCGGTCTCAACGTGCTCCGCATCATCAACGAGCCGACGGCCGCGGCCATTGCGTACGGTCTCGACAAGATTGGCAACAAGGGTGAGCAGAATGTGCTCATCTTCGATTGCGGCGGCGGCACACACGACCTTTCTGTTCTGACGATTGATGGCGGCATCTTCGAGGTGAAGGCCACGGCTGGCGACACGCACCTTGGTGGCGAGGACTTCGACAACTTCCTCGTTGACTACTGCGCGGCCGAGTTCAAGAAGAAGACGAAGGTCGACCTTAAGGATAACGCGAAGGCTCTCCGCCGTCTCCGCACGTCTTGCGAGCGTGCCAAGCGCACACTGTCTGCTGCTACGCAGGCCACGGTTGAGGTTGATTCGCTGGCGGATGGCCACGACCTCAGTGTCCCTCTTACGCGTGCGAAGTTTGAGAGCCTGTGCGATAGCCTCTTCCAGCGCTGCCTCGGCCCCCTCGACGGCCTCCTCCGTGATGCCAAGATGTCAAAGGACCAGATTCACGAGATTGTGATGGTTGGCGGCTCTAGCCGCATCCCCCGCATCCGTCAGCTCCTGTCCGAGTATTTCGGCGGCAAGAAGCTGAACGACAGCGTGAACCCTGATGAGGCCGTTGCCTATGGCGCGGCGGTTCAGGCGCACATCCTGACGAAGGGTGACAGCAAGGATGACCGCACCAGCGAGCTCCTCCTCCTCGACGTTGCACCGCTCTCCCTCGGCATTGAGACGGCGGGTGGTGTGATGACGGCGCTCATCAAGCGCAATACGACCATCCCTACGAAGAAGACGCAGACGTTCTCCACCTACTCTGATAACCAGTCGGCGGTGGATGTGCGCATCTTTGAGGGTGAGCGCAACTTCACGAAGGACAACAACCTCCTCGGCACGTTCCGCCTTGACAACATCCCGCCTCTGCCGCGTGGCCAGCCGCAGATTGAGATTACGTACGACCTTGACGCGAACGGTATCCTCAACGTCTCTGCGGTGGAGAAGGGCAGTGGCAAGACGAACAAGATTACCATCACGAACGACAAGGGTCGTCTGTCCAAGGAGCAGATTGAGAAGATGGTGGCGAATGCTGAGCAGTTCGCCAGCGAGGACAAGGTGAAGATGGAGCACGTGGAGGCGAAGAATGACCTGGAGTCTTACCTCTACAATGCACGCAACACGATGCGTGAGGAGAAGACGAAGGAGAAGCTGACCGAGGAGGACCGCAAGACGGGCGAGGAGGAGCTTGAGGCGGGTATCAAGTGGCTCGAGTCTCACCCCGATGCTGAGACGCAGGAGCTGAAGGACTTCAAGAAGAGCGTGGAGGAGAAGGTGCGCCCTCTGCTCATGAAGATGTATGGCGCTACGGATTACAGTGACCCTGCTGGCCCTGTCAAGTACGGTGAGGCCCAGACACCTGAGCAGAAGGAGGCTGAGGAGACTGCACGCCGCGTATCCGAGGAGACTGCTAGGGCCAATGGTCCTAAGGTTGAGGAGGTGGACTAGTAAACCAAGACCTTCATAAAATTGAAGTACGAGGTAAGTAAAAAAAATACTAATTATCTAGATGGATAAGGTTATCACTCTAGATAAAGCTTACGGCCCTCAAGCAAATATCTCAAAAGAGGATGCGATGGGATTTGCGATGCGTTTACCTGCTTTCGGAGCGTGGGTTACAAAGTTAGCCTCTAATTACGGAGCTAACTTAACAAGTATAACAATTCTGGATGTATATCCCTTTGGTCCTGCAACGAAGGCAGAGAGGGGATTTGTAACTGCAAACGTCGCAGCTAAGAAGGGTGGAAAGCCCGTTTCAGGATTTGCTTTTATTCGCGGTGGAGCCGTTGCAGTTCTTGTAATTCTAGTGGATGAGACGGGCAATGAATATGTTGTGACAACTCTTCAGCCCAGAGTCCCTGGAGGTGAACTTGACTACGAGGAAATTCCTGCAGGTATGTTGGACCAGAAATCACATGAGTTTGCATCCGTCGCAGTAAAAGAACTCAGAGAAGAGCTCGAACTAATTATTCCCGAAGATAAGTTGGTAAAGCTTTCTGATATGTATCCGTCTATTGGCGGTTCAGATGAGATGATTACCATGTTTGTCTTCAAAGGTGAAATGTCTGCCGATAAGATTGCAGAATTCAAGGGTAAGCACACGGGAGAGCCAAGTGAAAATGAGCAAATTATTACAAAGCTTAGAACATATGATGAATTTAAGGCTGCATGCTTATCAGGTGAAATTACAGATGCAAAGGCTCAGCTTGCATTGGGTCTCTATGAACTCAAGTTTCCTAAGAAACAGATGGTTGGAGGACGTAAGCGCAAAAATAGAAAGACAAGAAAGAATTAAATTAAGTTCTAACAGATATAAAAATGAAGTTTAGTCTTCTAGGCGCCATTTTTATAGCATTCGGCATTCTCAAATTACTACTTGTAATTGCTGTAACATGGCTTATCCCACCTGCCATAGAAAAGCAGGTCTCCACAATTCCAGTCGTTAATACAATCATCAGCGGCGACACATCACTCGCTGGCCGAATGATTGACTATATTGTTTTGGCCTTTGCTCTTTTTACACTTGTTCATGGACTTGCAATTATGGATGTATTTCCAAATAGTATTATAAACAATATTGAATCTAAGTCGGTGCAATATACTGTCTATACAACTCTCGGCCTCCTATGTCTCATTTTCTATTCACTCGTTCTCTATACAAATCTTGAGATTGATAAGGACCCTGCGCACTATGGAAATTATAAACTCTATGGATTCTTAAGCGGGTTTTCATTTCTCTTAGCTCCCGTTTTCTTAGAGGGTGCAGAGTTCCTCTTCCCTCTCCTAGACAAACTCTCAACAGAGAAAAAACTAATCTTTATGACTATTTTTACTGTTTTGGGTCTTGGCGGCCTTACTGGATTTTTCTATGCTCAGGAGAAGATTAAGGAAGGATTACAGTCGTGAGGTTACGTGCAGACAAAGATGGCCAATGACCCCCAAATGTGTGTTTTTATGATGAGATGGCGGCTCTTTCTATGAACATTCTCTTTACCGCGTATATCATAAGAGATTTCAGCTATCCAAAATTCTGTGCATAGTTTTACCCAAGACGCAATTGTTGGATGTGTCCATGTATTTGATAATGTGAGAATTACTGCAGATTCTGTAGGGGCGGGTGCACTATGATACGTATACTCTCCAAGAATGAAATCCATAACGAAATCAATAGTCATATAACTCTTTGTATCCTTCAACATGCTATTAAGACACTCAAGTTTCATAGGAATTTGGAATTTCTTACATAGAATTTCTAATTCAAAGTCTGAATCTGCGTATGCTTCCCAGAGCCAATGTGTTACACCAGCCGCGCGCATCTGTTCATGAAGAGACATGCATGCCCCATAAGTCAGGTCTGAATTTATAAAAGGATTGCGAGGGTACTTCGGTTCTAGAAACAAACAATCATGATTCATCAGACGAATCACAGAATCGCGAAGAATCGTTGAAGCCTCAAATTGGTAAATTGTCTTCGTGGCCCAACAGCGTAGATAGACTGGCTTTACGGGTACTTCCTGTGTTACAATGTCAACATCATTTATAATTCGCATCCTCTTCATCTTCCACCTATTCATTAACTTCTTCATACACATACGGACTTTCATATTCTTCTGGTATGCAGATATGATACTCAGATGGATATCATCGTGTGAAAGCGTTGTGGTAGAATAAAATGCACCCTTTGCAAAGCCATACTGAATAGAATCTTCAGGATACTGCTTCTTAAATGACAGGCTTGCAAAATATGCATCTGTCAATGTCTCTTCAGTTGCGAAAATAGAACGCTGGAAATAAGACATGTTGGGAAGAAGAAGCCATCTGGTAGCTCGCGGATTGAACTTAATAAAGATGTCACCCGTATATTCCTCGGATATAGTTTTAACTTGCCTACGAGGCCTAAATGGGCCTATACCAAGCTGAAACATACTTCTTCCTAAACTACTCGCGATTGTCAATTTTATATATGGTCAACTGCCCATCTTCATATCGGCCAATACACTGTGTAGGGTCGGCCTTATCACGAACCGAATTATCTGCGGCTACCCAATAAGTTGTACCTTCATAGCGAATAGTCTTAAACTCTGGAAGAAAGAGTGATTGATTTGGCTTACCTTCATGATAGATACATGCGGCCTTTCCACGAATAATAGGTTGATTACAGATTTGAAGAACAATAGCATTCTCCGAAGAGGGTGCCAAGTGTTTGCATCGCATAGACTTCACATCAATGTACTCTGACCCCTCCTCTTCAAAGAGATATGCATCAACCTTCTGTGTTGCAAGAGCTTTCAAGAGGGGCTGCTCAGATTGTCCAAGACAGGTTGCAACCTCTTTTGCTAGACGCTTTACTTTTGATTGAAGTGCTGTTTGAAAAGTATCCCAGTAGATTTTTGGGATAGGGACCGTTATCATTTTGAATCACGTGGGTATTTTCGCTCATTTCAAATTTTGCTGGGGAGAATAGACATGTCATGGGGGCCTGTTCTATGGTCAATATTACATACATCCGCAGAGCATCTCGGAAAACCAATGCACCCCCTCATACAAACGGATGAAACGAATCGCTGGATTTTTCTGCTAAAGGCATTGGAAGAGGCGATGCCTTGCAAATTATGCAGAAAACACTACGGAGAATGGCTGAAACAACACCCGCTTTCTCAGTTCACATCTCTGCGTGGCCCAGCTTTGCGCGAGAGAGCTAGAAAATGGCTGTATGACCTTCATGAAAATGTGAACAGGTCAAATACGATTGAATCTGGAATTACACTTGAGGCTATTCCAGAGATGTATAAATCTCTCGCAGGCTACCAAGCGCAGATTGAATTATTCGTAAAACTCTCAAAAGAAGCTGTACAACAGGGTCTTGTAAAAGCGGAAGGGCCATGGCAATTTAGAAATCATTTACATTATCTGCGAAAACTCACTGGAACTATTTAGTCACGGCGCCAGGAACACACACCTGCGGCGGAGGCTCCGTTGCACCTACAGATAGAATCTTAGAGGAAATACCGAAGACATCAGCATTTCTTACTCCACATGCAGCCGCAAACATATACCAGCCAACGCCTATAGGTATCATAATCGCTGCAGCCACTGCAGTACCTACAACTGTTTCACATCCTGTGAACTTAAGACGTAATCCAACAACAATAAATGCAATGACAATCGTAACTATCATTGCAGTTAGAGCCTGCTCCTTACGATTCTGCACCTTGGCTTCGGGGGCGGCAACATCAGCAACCTGCACATAGAGAGTGTGTGCATTTTGCAGGACATATCCAATAAAGAAGAGGAACTGTGCCATCCAGAAGGAGGGTCCAACATTGAGAAGACCACCTCTTCCTGAAGACGACGGAACTAGATTGCAGATATCATAGTTGGGCAGCTTGGAGATAGACAACAACTGGAGAAGGTAAGTAGCAGCTGGAACAACTGTGATTTGCCCTAGAAAGAGAAGAATGAGTCCCACATTTCCGAGACCAAATCCTATAAAAAATGTAAACGCTATAATCATCATCGGAAGGGCCATGAAGGCGCCTGTTATCATTTGTCTTGCTGACTCCAAACCTGTTGGCATTCTAACGAGAGCAACGCTTAAATTTAGGCTTGAGTGGTGCAGATATACATCTTCTCTCCCGTAGCGGTTCTATTCCGAAGAAGAGGTATGCCCGATAAATTCGTCGATTCGGGTCCAAATAGTGTAGCATTCTGTGCAACAAGAATGCTGCCAACGAAGAGACCTAGTAAAATGCTCGTCAGAACAACTGGCGCCGTGTCGCACTCGAAAAACATGCGGTAGCTTCCAACAAAGAAGAGAAGTGTGGCGAGTGTCATGATTGAAATATAGAATCGTGCCGAGTAATTAGGGCCAAGTGCCTCCAGTTCATTGATTTGATTTCTCAGACTGTTGAATAAATAGGCTGCTCCAACACTTATCATATAGAGGGGAGCTGATGGGAATGATGAGCGCTGACTGCTAGTAAAGAAAGACAGACTGGAAAATGTGGCTGACTGGAATCCGCTTTTGCAGTAAGCCGACTGAGATGTAGAGAGTGTCTTGGCAAACCCTACGTCAAGGGATGAAGTGCCCATGCGTATCAAATGAAAGACCGCAATACTCTCTAGAAGGCTCAAGAAGAGGATAAACTGGGGGAAGGATGATGTTAATAAGGAAAAGAATCCAGACATGAAAACTAGACCATCGGGAAGAATACGTATAAGTTCACCTGTAACGGCTTTGACTGTCTCCGCCATCTCTGCCTTAAGGAGTGAAACGAAACTAGGTAGGTGAAGATGGGTATCCCATCTTATTTTAAAAGATTAACAGATACAGTCAAAGGTTTACTCGTTTCAGAGATTAAAGGTGGCACGCTGCTCCTAGATTTTAACTGTATTGTGTATGGCTGTCTGCGAAGTGAAACACTTGCGCCTTTTAATGGAGAGGATAGCTGGGAGGGCCTTCTGAATGAAGAGGTCTGCAAGTATGTTGTGAAGATATGGGATGCGGCTGGAAAACCGAAAATGGTTCATATTGCTGTTGATGGTGTTGTACCAATGGCGAAAATCAAGCAGCAGCGGATGCGGCGCTTCAAGTCCATCTGGTGGGCGGAGAAGGAGTATGAGATGGGTGTGAAGAAGAGAGATGTGCCTCGATGGGATACGAATGCAATTACACCTGGAACTCTCTACATGGAAAAGCTTGGGGCGCGCTTGAATCAGTTGTGTGTGTCGCGCGGCTGGACAGTCAGTACATCCGATGAACCGGGAGAAGGAGAACACAAGGTCATGGAGATACTTCGTACTAGGGTTGTGGAGGGTCCAGTCATTATTTATGGACTAGATGCTGACCTGATTCTTCTCTCTATGCTCACTGCCGCCAAGCATCTAGGAGATACTCCTGTATATCTTATGCGTGAGAAGGCCGAGTTTGGGAAGATGAGTGCCGCACCTTTTCTCTTTCTTTCCGTTAATCATCTGATGTCTACACTTTGTTCTAGTCATGTGGAAAATAAGTACGAGTTCATTATTGACTATATTGCCGTAATGAGTATTCTTGGTAATGACTTTCTACCTCACGGTCTCACGCTCAAAATCCGCGACGGTGGTCATGATGCACTTCTGGAACTTCTGCGCGGATTTCACAAGGTGGGTAAGCGATTTGTTGTTGATGGGAAAATCTGCTGTGAGACATTTCGTGAATTATTCAGTTTTCTGGCTGAAACGGAAGAGCAGGAACTTGAGAGCGCTATTTTCAGAAAGAAGAAGACGCGGCCGATGAACGCTAGAAATGATACGGAGAGGTTGATGCAACCTGTTCAGGGCCTTCCTGTTGAATGGTTTGTTGAGCGGCAGTTTCTTGATAAAGGTCGTCTTTCATCAGACTGGCTTGACATTTACCGTAAGCATGCACCTGTCTTAGCAACCTCTAACTATATGTACGGTCTCCAGTGGATTATTGATTATTACAGAGGCGAGCCTGTAAATAAGATGTGGTTCTATCCCTGGCATCTTCCACCCACCTGGACAGATTTATCCGCAGTTGCAGCGCCTTTTACAGAACCTGTGCATGAAGAGCCAATCAAGCCTCAGGAACAACTTGCTATTGTTCTTCCTATGGAATCATGGTATCTTGTTCGTGATAAGAAGTTGCGTAATGCACCTGTAGCCTTACCCCAGTTCTGGCCTCACAAATTCGGCTTCATTTCTCTCGGAAAGACGTGGATGTGGGAGTGTGAGGCTGATGTGCCTATTCTTTTAGTTGGACGCGTTCGTTCGCTCTTTTAATCACGCTGTCCCAGTATAGAATGGGGAACACAAGTTCTTTTCCAGCAGCTCATATACGAATTTACCAGAATACAATTCAAATCCGCGACCCACAGAAGCGTGCCGAGATGATACAGACTCTCCTCGCTGGTCCCGAATATCTGAATAGTGCAAAGCGTGCAGGTATCTATGCGAATCTACTGAGTTATGTATCTAAAGTGCAGAAGGGGCAACAGCCCGACTCTTTACCCGGTGAGAAGGTGCAAACACAGCAAACACAGTTAGCAATAACAAGAAGAGAAGAGAAGCCTCGTAACCCTTATACACAGCTAAGTAAGTCAAATGGAAAAGAGAAGGCAATTGGATATTTCCAGAGCAGCTTAGAGGTACTTGGTCTAGAAGAGGAGGTTGCTCTTACTGAAGAGGCGCTCAATAAGGCATATAAGAGGTCTGCTCTTCGTGCTCACCCAGACAAGGGTGGTTCCGAAGACAAGTTTGAAGCTGTCACGCGCGCTTACGCATATCTGACGGAGATTCTTCGTCGTGTTCACGGTGGTCGCACGAAGGCGAGTGTTGTAGAGGCGCCTACTGCAATTCAGGAGACACGCGGTGAAGAGGCGCAGGCATGGAAGCAGGTTGAACCTGTCCGTCTGAATCCGAAGAAGCTGGATGTGAACCTGTTCAACCAGATGTTTGAACAGACGCGAATTCCAGACCCCGACGATGATGGATATGGCGACTGGCTAACGAATAAGACAGATAACGGCACAGCTCCCGATAAGTTCTCTGGAAAATTCAACCGTGATGTATTTAACAAGATGTTTGAAGAACAGGCTCGGCGCGAACCTCCTGCGACGCAGCTGATGAATCTTCAGCCTCAAGCAATGATGCTCGCTCCCACCTCAGGTGTTGAGCTTGGCCGTGGAAAAGCTGACAGTTATACTGCCCCTGCAAATGCGAACCTGAAATACACGGATTTGAAGCAGGCTTACACCTTGGAGAATACAATCTCTGGACAGGTTGCAAATGTTCGTGTTGAAAATCGTGATATGAAACAATATAAGGCAAACAGAGAAAGGGCGCCTGAGCCTTTGAACGATTATGAGGCAGCTCAGCTGGCTGAGTCTGAACGACAGGTAACGGAGAAAGAGCGTCAGAGACAACTCCGAGTGGCGCAAGAGGGTATGCATGCGAACGATTATTTTGAACGGATGAAGCGACTGGTAATTAGAAATGAATAGTTATGTTAGATAGATGGAAAGAAGTGTAATCATAACTGTTGGAATAGTAACAGCTATTGCTCTTGTTGTGGCAAGTGTTACCTCTTTTACAATAATTGAGGAGAACCCTTTCAAGCAGCGAAAACTTCTGGAGACAGGTATGAGTCTGCCTGTTATCTGGGTTTATCTAGACGATAGTGATGTGAACAGTCGGTCGTGGCTTGACTTTATGGGTCGCTCAACTCGTGCAATTAACCTGCCTTTCCTGAATCTCTGCTATCAGACAATTGTTCTTCAGAACAAGGGTCATTATCGTGTAGAGGTAATCAGTGGCATATCTGACCTTGCTGCCAGAGTCGGTGGTGAGCTGCCTACACCTCTCCAGAGGCCTCAGGTTAGCATGGGTGTTGCAGAGAAAACGTGGATACGTTCTGCTATCCTCAAGAAGTATGGCGGTCTATGGCTTGAGCCTTCCAGCATTGCAATAGCCCCTTTTGGAAAGCTACCCGAGAAGGTTGTCTTCTTCGGAACAGATGCAGATGAGACATACAGTGGTCCTAGTGGAACACCCGCCCCTGGGCTTCGTTGTATCTGGTCTCCTAAGCCTGAACATCCTCTTTTTGTCAAGTGGGAGGCAATGGCTCGAGAGCGTCTGGAGACACAGTTTGGCGGCAAGAACTTCCGCGGAGATGAGAAATGGGATGTTCGCCAACTCGCATCTGAGTTTTCAGGCGACATAGAGTACCAGCCTCACATGGAACTCTCTAGAAAATCAAATGGTAAGAGGATACAACTTGATGACCTTCTTATGTCAGGTCAGCAGGGCATCTTGCCGTTTGATGTACAAAAGCAGTCTAAATATGTAACAATTCCTTGGCCCGAGCTTCGTAGCAGTCGCAAGTATGGCTGGTTCTTAAAGATGAACGAGGAGCAGATTATGGAGAGCGATTTAGTAATTACTGATATGTTCAGAATTTCTATACGGTGAATAAGTATCGGATGAATGCACTGGCTCCTATTCGTATACCTGGTAGAAATGTAGATGAAACTCTAGATGAACGTCTTGAAGAGGCTAGACGTACAGCAGAGTCATATGCAGAAAAGTCAAAGGGGCTCAAAGTATATCCTGAAATTTTAGCTTCAACGATTGGTTTACCAACACCTGTGCCTGTTATTCGTTTTAAGAGGACACCGAAGATACATCAGTGAAATGTGCAGGCGCACCATCAGGTCGAATAATAGTGAACTTGAATTTTAAAAATTGGACTGTGTAATATTTATCAATTATAAATTTTACATATTTCTCTGAGACAATTCGGCCCTGGGTCCGCCTGAACTCAGCAAGCTCTTGTATCCGTTCTGCATAGGGAGCGGCTGAAGAAAATCGCATAACAGCAAAACGGTCATTGTAGCCTTCACCGTGGTCTTCATCAGGTATTGCAATATGACCTGTAAATAGGGTGTCAAAAATACCTACATTAAAGTATGTTCGCAGTTGAACATCTGGGCGAATAAAAATTACAAAATCGGCTGGATTCTTCTGTGCCATCTGGAAAACACGCCGCTTGCTTTCAAGAGAACAGAGGTGATTCATAATAAGTCTCGGATGCCATTCTTGTCCGCTTGTCGCATCAAAGTATTGATTAAAAGGAACGGATGCCAAGAAACTGTCCTGGTGGTCCAGACAGTACTCACTGGGCTTTAGAAGGCGCCATTCCTCATAATCAATCGGTACACACGAGGCCTCATTCCAGACAACATTGTAGTCTGTTCTCCATGTGTGAATATAAGTTGTATACTCTATATTGTTTGTTTTAAGAACATCAAATAGGTATTTTTCATGTGTCTGATAGACAAGGCGTGTTGAGCGGGTCATTCCCCAATAGCATATAGCCACGCGCATTCTGGCTGTTATACCGTGGTGACTTTATGTCATTAGTCTTATCGCAGCGGCTGACCCAATACCTGTGTCTGGAACAGTTTCTCAGCCATATCTTCATCAGCGCCTCGTGCACCCGTAACAAGATGACAGACACCATAGTTTAGCTGTGAATACGTAAGAGAGGAGCATACATGAATATAAGAGAAATGTTCGTGAGTTATCATTGGAAGAAATTTATTAATAGATGCCATTTCCATTGAATTATTCTCTACAATATCGGCTCGAACTGCTTTCCAGAAAGCGAGTGTTCGTTCACTGGGCTTAATCATCATAAAGCCAGGATTCACAATAGGACATCCGCGAATTTCTTGTTGGAAGAGGATATCAACCTGCTGGTTTGCATAGGCCGCGGTAATTTCATTCACCATAGAGCCAATCATGATGTCACAATCAGAGAAGATAAATGGTTTTGCACCCTCCTCTTCAAGAATTCGTATAATTGCATCGACTTTCACAGTAATTCGCCCAAAGAAGTGCTCGCCTTCGTGCTTATATAAATGTTCATCAAATACGCTCTGGTCTACAAAAAGACCTTTTATAGAATAAATATCTTTGTTAATTTTGTTTTGAAGATAGGTGTGAAAACGCTCATATCTCTGGCTGTAAATATAATACCAATTCATTATTTACTAAAGAATGGATTGGTCTTAGCTTAAGTAGCGCTCAGTTAAACTCAACTATCATTTCATTCGCACTCAAGTCCAATGTGCTTTCATTCGTGGTATGAAGCTGGTACATTGTTGTCTTCTGTCCTCTATACATTCTCTCCTGTGTCAAAAGGTCATACCCAATCGGGTGTAAGATATGACGGATAATTGTAATGAGTCTTGATGGCGTAATGGCCGACAAAAATCGTTTGGCTTTGCAAGGTATGTAATATGGTTCAAGAAGCGGAATCCAATCATCAATTGTCTCTGTATACAGCTCATCGCGCGTAAACCACCGTCTATCTTGAAGCCCTTGTAATTTTAAATGTACTAAAATCTCCATTACAAATTCTTCGGATGGTATCTTTCGGAAGAGTCGCTTAGTCTCCGCCATCCCTTCTCGCTAGTGTTAAAAATTCATTCACTAAAACTGCGCGAAACAAAAAGGAGTCGTAGCATATCCAATGAATGCGTCTTACCCTGTGCAAAATACATCCACCCCTTCAAAATAAGTTCATGAAGCATCTGGCTCTTCTGAGGAGACAAATGACCAATTTGTCGGAGAGTTATATTCATTTCATTTAAAAAGTCCTCGTAACTAATACCTGTCTTCCAAATCTTAAAAAATGTATCTACACATTGTTCTATTTCTCCACGTATATAACTATGCAAAAGTGATATGCAGAGTGAAAAACTAGGAGAACCAAATAGTTCGAGTATTTGTTCAGAGGTAATAACTGTCGCATCCGGATATTTTGTTCCAAGTATGTATATCATGCGTTTCATTTCAGTTGGAGTTTGAGAGAGAGTTAAAAAAAGAATATTTGCAGAAGGCTCTAGCTTTATCTTGTAATTACAGAGGTGTGTAAAATGATTAAACATATCAAAAGGGGAAATAGTTTCAAGCTCTATGTGCAGGCAGCGAGACCTTAGAGGCGGAATAAGGTCACTCATATAGCGCGAACAGAAGATGAATCTCGTAATATGATTGTGTGTCTCCATAGGGCGGCGTAGGGCCTGCTGTGAAATCATTGGAAGACTGTCTGAATCATCGCAGAGAATCCAGCGATAAATTCCCTCCTTTTCAGGTGCATGGCGAACAAATTCGGCAACAGACTGCCGAACACAGTGAATACCACGGTCTTGGTCAGACGACAGATTAAGAACCCATTCTGGCCCGGGATTTGTTATGTTAAATTGTGCATAATATGCTTTCAGAAAAGTCTTCATGAGTGTTGTTTTTCCACAACCATATCCACCTGTGAAGAGAAGGTGTGGCGGGTCTTTGAGTGTTTCCTCTAAAATTCTGTGGCTTTCATCCTGGCCAATCAGTCCAGTTTCCATTACAGTGAGTTCGCCAAAGTTGCTTAAACCGGTCTAGCCAAGAACAATATAGAATGTCAAATCCACGGGATGAGAAGAATCTTTACAAAGTACTTGGTCTTGAGAAGGGTGCTGATAAAGAGGAGGTGCGCAGGGCCTATAAGAAGCTGTCCATGAAGCACCATCCTGACAAGGGCGGCTCAGAAGAGGACTTCAAGGCTATTTCCAGGGCACACGATACACTCTTCGATGATAGAAAGCGACAGATTTATGATGCGACCGGTAATGTGGATGGAGAGGGTGGTGAGCAGCAGCAGGGCTTTCCTGGCGGTATGCCTGGTGGTATGCCTTTTGGTAACCCTTTTGGCGGTATGCCTGGTGGAATGCCGTTTGACTTCGGGAGTATGTTCAATATGTTCGGGCAGGGCGGACCTCAAGGCGGCCAGCCAGGTGGACCGCGTGTTCGTAAGGCGAAGGCTCCGCCGAAGATTCACGAGATTCCTCTGACTCTCAGCGATTTCTATCACGGTCGTAAGATTCAGATACAGTTTGAGCGCCAGAAGTTTTGCTCGACCTGCAAGGGAGAGGGGTGCAAGAACTTTGTCCCGTGTGGTCCGTGCAATGGTCGTGGAATGCTAGAGCACATGATTCAGATTGCTCCTGGAATGAATGCTATTCAGCGTGGTCCGTGTGGTCACTGTAATGGAGAGGGGCGTGCACCTGGGGCAAAGTGTGGCTCGTGTAATGGTAAGAAGTTTACGACCCATGAGAAGTCTCTTGACGTGGAAATTAAGCCTGGAATGAAGGTAAAGGAGGTGCTTGTGTTTGAGAAGGAGTGCAGTGATAATCACGAGTATCTAGAGGCTGGCGATGTTCACATCGTTTTAACGGAGTCTGAGGACAGTTCGCACAACTTTAAGAGAGATGGTAAGCATCTGCATGCGAATGTACAGCTATCTCTGAGTGAGTGTCTGCTCGGATGCCAGAAGACATTTACGGGTCACCCTGGTCACCCCGAGGGTCTTACTGTATCATTTCCACCTGGACTGATGTCGGGTGTAACATACGCGATTGAAGGAAAAGGAATGCCGCGCTACCCAGAGGGTGGACATGGTAATCTTTTGTGCTCTATGAAGATTGTTGTCAGCGAGGCGGAGCGTGAGAAGCTTTCATCTCAGTCTGCGCTGATTCGGGGAATCTTTGGTTAATGCTTAGGGGCGAATGAGTTAGGATTCTGGGCCAGGGCCCACTCGCGGCTCATGTTGCTGAGCGCAGCATGGGCCTGCTGTCCCTGCAGGAGCATACCCGGGGCATCCGTGTTCATGTAGCCGAGGGGCTGCATGCCGCCGTTCTGCTTGCGCCCCTTACGACTAGCCTTGCGCCCCTTGCGACTACCCTTGCGACTAGCCTTGCGCCCCTTGCGACTAGCCTTGCGACGCTTGCCGCCCGCCTGGTCACTCTTGCCAACTACCGCGGCATACGCAGCATCAAGCGGCTCCATACGCGCAGAGCCGCGCATGGACGCATCGAGCATACCCGTGTGGCCGACAGGTGCACCCTCTAGAACACCGCCGCCGTGCTGGGCTGAGTGCTTGTTGAGGAAATCGATACCCTGGCCTGTGGACATGCGGGAGGCTCCCATCATGCTGGTGTCCGTGAGCTCCATGGGGGCCAGTATCAGAGCACCGCCATTCTGTCTGTTCTTGCGACTGCCCTTGCGACTAGCCTTGCGACTACCCTTGCGACTGCCCTTACGACTCTTGCGCATATTCTTGCGACTAGCCTTAACCATTCTACTAAGAGCCATTTTTATTCTTGAGTCAAAAATAGAAATGGAACCTTCCTGGACAAAACCCGTATCTAGCCGCACCGTATGCGATTTCTTCTATATTCTGTTTTGGGCTCGCGTTGTCGCAGCCGTAATTCTTCTTATCCTCATTGGATTTACCATTGCAACAGCAAAGAAGAGCCCTGGTTATGATTTCTACACGATGCTTTTTACACAGGGTCTTGTGCTTTCAATCGTAATTGTTGACGCGCTCTTTACTTACCTTGTTTGCGAACGCGCCTTGATTGGCGAGTCGCGCGCCGCACCTTCCTCGTAATGCGGCGACCACCCTGCTGTTTTTTCCAGTCGGCAATTAGCTTATCTGCCGCTGTGGTATCAGGAAGGTCAATAAACTTCTGCCCAATGCCTAGCTTCGTAATCTCCTCGCGTGTCAGACCAAGACCCTCAATCTCTTCATCTGTCAAGACATGCGGCGTTGAAGATTTCCACGCCGCAAACTCATTAGAAATCAGTGAACTCACACCGCTCAGATTTGTACTAATTAACTTATTCTGAACCTCTTTATTGGCACTCATATGAGGTCCAGGCCTCCAAGCCAGATTCGGTCCGTATTGGCAATCACCCTCCCAGAAATCCTCCGTACAGATTTTACCCGGTGCATGCTCTTTGCACCATCCTTCATATTCTTTCATATGAACCTTCTCCGTTACTTTAAAAAGATAGGCCGCCAAGAAATGTTTCTGCGGATGTTTCTTAGGAATATTCGGATTGCTCTGCGCAACAAGAGAGAGAACATAATCGCCCACTTCTGCACCCTTGCGAATTACAGGTTTACAAATGGTTAATGTTAAATATCCATTTGAAATATGAGGAGCAGCGCCACCATCTGTGACAATGCGATAGATTAAGAGTCTGGGCATTCTATTATATGTTGCTGAAATTGATACTTAATAAATAGTTCAATCGTTCTCTTCCCAGGTAACCCTGTCTCCGTAAGAAAAAGACTGCCATCATGAACAATATGTTCATATTCCATATTTGGAACAATACAGAAATTAAATCCAGCCTTCATCAAGAGTAAATTCAAATAAATAGAGCAATAGGGAGAACACTCTTTTGATAGAGGGGTGAATTCGTCCTCTAGAAGAACAGGAACCGCAGAGCGCGGTATTAAATGATTTCCAGTATTCATGGCCATATAAAATGTATCCTTCTTACTACTCTCAATTATCTCCTTAAGAACCTGCGGCGTAAGTGTCTGTCCTTGAAGAGATGTAAAAATAAAAGGGCCCGCCTTAGAGGGAAGATATAGCATATTCGTAAGACTAAAATCAGCATATGCGCATGCCGCCTTAAAATAATCCTCATCTGCGAAATTATCTGAATCAAGCAAACATATCCAATCAAAGGTTGCCTTCTTCATGCACTCAAGCTTATTTAAGAATGAACCAAGCCTCGTCTCATTCTTAAAAAGACGAAGTTTGGGGTCTTGAAAGTTTTTCTGTAAGAGCTCATAATCTTCGCCCGTTTCATCTATAATGATAAGCTCTCCTACATATGGATTTGCAAGAAGCCGCGGTATATTCTTCTCAAGAAAACTCCATCTTCTCATTGTAGGAATACATAAGGAGAATTTCATTATAGTATATAAATAGTATGTCTTTAGGAGATAAGTTTCGCCCACCTACACACGTCGTATACCCTCCTTTCAAAAAAGGACGCGGAATAGAAGAGGCGTTCTATGATTTTTATCTGAAAAATAAAGAGCGGTTTGATTCATATGTCTATATTCCAGTTTTTTGGACAAATCTACAACATATGCCTGATTTTAATGAGAAGAAGGATGAGCTGAATAAAGAATTAGAGGCGTGGTTTCACACTCATCCTCAGAAGAAGTTTTTTGCTGTTGTTCAACATGATGATGGAACGAATCTTACTATACCGAAGAACACACTCATCTTTGGAGGTTCACAGGGAGATATTCCTCTTCCGCTTATTTATGAAGATATTGACTTCAAGATGGAGAGAGAGGAGAAGGTTCCATTTGAAGAGAAGAGTATGCTTGTAAGTTTTATAGGGTCATGCACGCATACTGTAAGGTCAACTCTAATTGAATATGCAGCGAATGAAAAACTTCCATGGGCTATGTTATATTCTGGCCCTTGGACAATAAATGTTTCTGATTCTGCAGCGGAGCGTTTTATTGAAGTTACAAAAGAGAGTAAATTTGTTCTTGCACCACGAGGCTATGGACGGTCTTCCTTCCGTTTTTTTGAGGTTTTGCAGCTTGGGTCCATTCCAGTTTACATCTATGATGACATAGAATGGTTGCCATATAAGGATGTGGTAGATTACTCTAAAATGTGTATTTCTATCCATGTCTCGGACATTGCAATGTTACAAAAGAAACTAGAGTCTGTGAGTAAAGAAGAGTATGAAAGTTACTTGGCATACTACAACAACAATAAACATCTGTTTACTCTTGACGGTATGAATGAATATATACTAATCTGTCTTAAGACTAACGATTATTTTAAATAAGTACTTAGTAGAATGGAAGCTCTAGAAGATATGAAAGATTCTGTAGAAACATCGGTAAAAATAAAACTTTTTCCATCATTGAAAACATCTTCGTATTATCATATTTTCAATAGCAAATTGCTTCAGTTCCCATTATCAAAATGTAAAGAACTAAATAATTTTAATCCAGCTCGTATTTCGAAGAATCCTTACCCCGAAGAAGACTCTCCCAGAGGGAAAAAAGATATGGAATCGGTTTTATATCATAGACGAAAAATACGCCAACAAGGTCATACAGAACCCATATGGATAGGGTTGAAAAAAGGAGACTATACTTTACTCGATGGTTCTCATCGTATTATTGCTTCATATTTAGAAAACAAACGAAATATTCCCACATATATAATTGAGATTGATTCATAAAGTACCCATTTTAAATGCGATTTAATCTACCGCGATAACTTA